TTATATCTTGTTTATGGCATCAACGAGCGTTTCAATGTCGAGATGGGTATAGACTCTTTCGGTGAGCGTCATGGCTCCGGCGTGGCCCACAATCTTCTTGATGGTGGTCTGATCCACACCTGCCTCAGCAAGCATTGAGACGCAAGTGTGTCTGCAGCAGTGAGGGGTTCGGTCTATTCCCAGTTGCCTCACGAGAGGCAGGAAATAGCTGTCGTAGTAGTTCCGGTATAGGAAGTGTTCGCCCTCCGGAGTGTGTAAAAGGTACTCACATGAAGGAGCGGAGTTGTACCAAGATTTGTAGAAGGGCAGGACCTTATCAGCAATCGGTACTTTCCTCAGTCCGTTCTCGGTCTTGGATTTCCACACATCAAAATACTGTTCGTCGAGGTGTACGTCCTCTTTTTTAAGGTCAAGAAATTCTGACACCCTGGTACCGTTATAAAGGAGCATGAGGATAATCTGATAGTAAGGATCATCCTGCATCGTCCATATTCGGTCAACCTCTTCCTTTTCAAATTTGTTCCTGTCGTATTTGTTCGGGTTCTTATCCCGGTACTGGGCTACATTCACATAGTCGGAGTAGTCCTTGTTGCAGATTTCATTCTTCATGGCATAGTCGTAGAGCTGGCTGAAAAGCACCTTGATCTTTTTGAGAGTAGGGTAGTTTTTGCCACAGTTGTCTATGACATTCTGCAGGTCGGCCAGTTTTATGTCCTTGAAGGTTTTGTTGTAGAGAGTGCCGCAGGCTTTATAGCAGGCAATGTAACCGGTCACATTCGATTTAGAAACGGTTGGGAATTTCCGCTTGGACCATTCCTCGTAAACATCAGAGAAGGTCATTTTGGCCGCCTGGGTATCGAATGGATTACTGTTGTATTCTGCAAGCATACGGAGTCCGTCGGCTTTCGTCTTGGCGTAGCCGATGATGATGTAGTCCTGCACCTGTTTGTCTTTTTCGGCATCGTAGTGGTAGCCGACGGTCTTGCGGACGATATAAGGGTTTCGCCGCCGCCCGCTCTGCTTTACGACACTTCCGTAGCCGTTTGGTAGCCGCATAGGGCATTCCTCCTTTATAGGTCTATTGATTCTATGGTTGCGCCGAGAGAGGCATAATCCGTCTTAACCGGTCCCAGTTTCAAGAGAGACTGCAGGCCGATCTTTTTCTGCTCCGGCACCTTCTCATTGAGGACAGAGGTAGGGAGGACATAGAAATCCCACAAGTCGAGATCGAGAAGGGATTTGTCCCTGGTTAGTGCGGTATAGACGCAGAACACATACAGATCAGAGTTCCGTTTGCGTTCCGGTGCGTATCCTTCCTCCGGAGTCCATCCGTACTTAGGAGCAATGTCAAATATGATTTGTGAGTAGTATTCCTTAGTCCAGGATTGGAGGTAAGCGGCAGACTTTACCTCAATGCGTCTCCCCGACGGACTGGTGACATCGTAAGGCAACCAGTCAGCTCTCATTTGCGAATCGGGGGGGGTACTGCTCAGTGCTGAAAATACAAGGAACTCTGCCAACACCCCACGATAGGTATTATTGAGTAGGTCGGAATACGCCCAGGACCAAAAATCTGATACTGTGATTCCTGCTCCGGTACCATGCAGGGTAAATTCCTCGTTGCCTGTTAGTTGTTCGTTCATTCATTACCTCCGTATCTTTCCAAGAGCGTCCAAATGACACGCTTATCGTCACATGATGCGACGGAATAGGCATCAATGAGCTTTTTACCGTCCGGCACATCGTTTAGCCCCAGTAGATAATCTGACGATGCGTTGAGGGCGGCGGCGATCCGGGAGAGGTTTTCAACCGTAGGGCAACGCAGGCCACTAAGATAGCGTGAGATTGTGGCTGCAGATACCCCGGACATTACGGCGAGTTCCGCTCCGGATAGGTCCTTTTGGCTCATGCAGAGCTTTAAGCGCTCCTGGAACATATCAGCACCCATAGGCTGATCCGGACAGTACGGTATGAATCCCAGGAAGGAATCCATAGATTGCGTAGTAGAGCAAGTGCTGACATTCAAGGTCGGTCAGAGTTCCGTAAGAGCGCACCATTCCAAGAAGTTGTGCGTCGGAAAGACCGAGAGAGTTCTGCAGCATCCGGATTTTTGCAACAGCACCGCAAGGGTGTGATTTTGAGTTTTGGTTATACGAGGCGCAGAAAGAGGAAATATAATAGAGCAGAGCGGAAGAGTCACGCCCTGCTTTTTCCTCAGTCCGGCCAAGTGTGAAATATGTGCTTGCATCTGTCATAGGCATATCTCCTATAAGTACCGCCCGAAGAGCCGGTACCATTCTAAACTGATAATCTTTTTTCCTCGTCGAGATATTTCTGTTTATCTTCCATAGCTTTAAGAAAGCCTTTAAGCTCCCCGACAAATTCATATTTTTTGTTTTCCGGCAAAGCCCGGTACAGTTCGAGCAGTTGATCCTCTTCGGGCGTGGTTGTCTTGCGGACAGGAGCATCCTGCCCGGTCATAAGGTAATCCAAAGAAACGCCGAAGAAATCCGCGATGGTTTTCATGTACTTTGCAGGAGGATCGTTGGTACGAGCCTTCCAGGTTGACATCGTGGATGTCCGGATATTGAGTTTGTTGCAGAGTTCGTAGGCTTTTTTGTCTTTTTCATCGAAGAGTTGGTAAATCCGTTCGATGATCTCCATGTTGGGTTTTTCCAAAGTTTCCATATTGCGACCTCCGTAGAAAAATATTCTCGCATTTGAGTAATTAACCCTTTACAAACTCGCAGATACGAAGTATAATATAAATATGAAATACAATTATTTCGAGGTTGCGAGCCTAATCAAATATTTGTACTTCTACCTTTGCGAGTGTGTAAACGGATTTACTTACATTATAGCACGCACAATCGCAAAAAACAACAAATTTGCGAGAAAGGAGTGAGACAGAGTATGAGCAATTTGTCGCAGTGGTCAAAGGACGTAAAAAAGGCACTGATCGACAGGGATATGACGATGAATGACCTGGCTGCAAAAGTAGGGAAGAGTCAGGCTGTCATTTCCTCGGTGATTGGTGGCCGGTATTCCAATTCCACCTACAAGGATATTGTTGAGCAGATCAACAAGGTCCTCGGTACGGAAGGGATGCCCGAAAGGGTTGCTACACCATCAGACGAGTGGTGTTGCGCAGTCAAGGTTGAGCTTGTCAAAAGAAATATGACAGTCAATGACCTTGCGGAACAATCGGGGGTATCGAGAGATCGAATGTCCTTAGTAATCAACGGCAAGATGAACAATGAAAAGATTGTTGCAAAAGTCGTTGAGCTACTTGGAATCAGCGTACCAGTGATGTCCTCTAATTAAATTATGCGGGAAAGGACAGGAAATTTGAATGGGAAAAGGCTCTATAAACGAGAACACAAATGTATATTTTAGGGCGAGGAAAAACGCAGCAACATACAACGAGAGGCTATACAGCAGAGAAGGAGCTGCGGAAATGTTGGGAATATCGGTATCAACGCTTGCAGATTACGAGCTTGGTAATACGAAGGTGGTACCGGTTGACAAGGTGGTATTGATGGCGGACCTCTACAACGCCCCGGAACTGATAACCGGGTATTGCGTACACGAGTGTCCGATTCATGGATTCCTGCCACTTGCCACCCAGGAGAAGAATTTACAAGGAATAGCACTGAGGCTCTTAAAAGGTTTCAACGAGGAAGAGTTGAGGCTTATGAAAGATGATCTGATTACGGTCACAGCAGACGGCGACATCAGCAAGGAAGAGGTACCAAAGCTGAGCGAGATCATGAACAAACTGGAAAGCCTGGCTGAGACAATAAGTGAAATGAAGATTGTTACGGAGAAGTATCTGAGGAATGTCAAAGGCTGAGTGCAGGAAGGAGTGAAAGCGGATGAATAAGACGGTTTCGAGCATAGCGAAAATAGGAGCTGTGTTGGGATCAGCGGTGTACTTGGCAGTCGGGATAGTTGAGTTCAACGGAATCGAGGACAGTCCGAGGATCATCAGCCACAGGGTTGTTGCAGCACCGGTTGAGGAAATGATAATTGCAGACGAGCAGATGCAGGAGTTGACTGCAGAGCAGCCGGTAGAGATAAGCCAGTCGAGTATCGTCCAGTCGAGAGATTGGAGTGCAGACGAGGCTTATTTACTTGCAAAAATAGCTATGGCCGAGGCGGAAGGCGAGGATTTGAAAGGGAAAGCACTTGTGATAATGGTAGTTCTTAACAGAGTGTGGCTCCCGGAATTTCCCGGAACAATCAGAGAGGTCATTTATCAAGAGAACCAGTTCAGCCCGATCAATAACGGAAGGTGGGACGGCATAGAGCCGGATCATGAGTGTTACGAGGCTTTGGATATGGTAACGCATGGTTGGGACGAATCCCAGGGAGCAACCTATTTTGAGTCAAAGAGTGATTCGACCTGGCATCAGAATAATTTGGATTTTCTGTTTCAGCATGGAGGGCATTACTTCTACAAGGACAAGGAGGAATGAGAGTGGCACGATTTGGAAAATGGCTTTTAAGCAACTGGATTTGGATAGTGGTAGGGTGCATCCTCACGAAGTTGGCGATTGAGTACGCATATATCGAGAGAGGGTACAAGGCGTACGGAGGCGAGTGGCTGACATTACCGCTTATCCTGCTCATTGTAAGTTTTGTGAAGGATGTGATCCGGGAAGTGAAATGGTTCAGAGAGGAAGAGGAACATGAGATCAGATTTGAAAGAAATCGTAGAAGATTACAGAAAAGACGGGCTGCATCTCAGCGACGAAGAGGCTGAGAACCTTGAAAAGTTCTGTTATCGGAAAATGGAAGTGGCAAGGGTAGAGAACCAGGAAGAGTACCTGCCGTTACTGTTCAAGGACGTGGTAAAGGAGCATTTTCTAAGAATGGCGATAAATGCGAAATCTCTACTCATTATGTTGGAAAGAGAGGAAAAGAAAAATGTGCATGGTATGCAGACAATCCCCCTGCCATCCCAGGTGTCCTAACGCACCGGAACCGGTGGCAAAGTATGAGTGTTGTGAGTGTGGCGAAGGTATCTACGAGGGAGATAAGTATTTCGACGGACCGGAAGGGTATGTATGCGAGAATTGCATAGACGACAAGACTCCGAGAGAAGTGCTTGAATTACTCGATGAACAGTTAAAAACAGCGTGAAAAGGAGGAAGAGAAGAAAATGGCAGATCAGCAGAAACAGCAGACAGGGTTGACGGTGGCGGCACAGGTCAAGCAGACATTGTCTGAGGAAGGCGTGAAAAAGAAGTTTACCGAAGTCTTAGGGCAGAAAGCTCCGCAGTTTATGGCATCCATTTTGAATGTGGTGGCCGGGAGCGCACAGCTCAGACAGTGTAGTTCAAACTCCATTCTGAGTGCGGCATTTGTGGCAGCGACATACGACCTGCCGATTGATCCAAACCTCGGATTTAGTGCGATTGTTCCGTACAACAACAATAAGTACAATCCGCAGACAAAGCAGTGGGAGAAACGCATGGAGGCCCAGTTTCAGATTATGTATAAGGGCTTTATCCAGTTGGCGATCAGATCCGGCTACTACAAGAGAATGAATTACGCAGTAGTCTATGAGGACGAGCTGAAAAGCTACAATCCGATTACCGGCGAGATTGCGTTTGTAGAAGATTTCTCCAACTGCTCCATGAGAGCCGAGGGTGACGAGAAAAAGGTGGCCGGGTATTATGCGAGATTTGAGCTGACAACCGGGTACGTGCAGGAGTTGTTCATGTCAAGGTCGGCGGTTGAGAATCACGCAAGGAAGTATTCCCAGGCGTACAGATACGATCTGAACAACAATAAGAAGAGCAGCAAGTGGTCCACAGACTTTGAGGCTATGGCATTAAAGACGGTTATCAAGCTGTTGCTCAGCAAGTGGGGCATCCTGTCGGTGGATATGCAGAGGGCAATCCAGGACGATCAAAAGACCTACGACGACGAAGGCGGGGAAAGTTACGGTGACAATAAGCCGGATGTTGACGAGACATATGATCCGTTCGCACAGCAGGAACCTCAGCAGATAGAGGATCAGCAGCAGGGACCGGAAGAGGTCGGTGGGTTAGTCTTTGAAGAGGCAGATTAAAGGAAGGAGCGGAAGAAAATGCAACTGACAGAGGAAAATTATTACAGCAAAGAGGCTGATAAGGAATATATGAGCGTCAGCCAGTTCAAGGATTTTGCAGGAACCTACGGCAAGTTGGCCTGTGAGTTTTCTGCAGTCGAGAAGATGGAGAGGCGTTGGCAGGAAGAGCCGAGTACGGCAATGATGGTAGGCAGCTATGTGGACGCATACTTTGAGGGAACGCTTGACAAGTTCAAGAGAGAGAATCCCTCATTGTTCAAGAAAGACGGCGGGTTAAAGGCAGAGTATGTGAAAGCAGAGAGCATCATTGCCAGGATCGAGAGAGACGATTATTTCATGAAGTTTATGTCCGGACAGAAACAGGTGATTATGACCGGAGAGCTGTTCGGGGCGAAGTGGAAGATCAAGATTGACAGTTTCCTTCCGGAAGTAGCGATTGTGGATTTGAAAGTCATGGCATCCATTACTGAGCTTAAATGGGTGAAGGACCTCGGATATTTGGATTTTGTCCGTTACTGGGGTTACGACATCCAGGGAGCGGTGTACCAGGAGATCGTGAGACAGAACACCGGAAAGAAACTGCCGTTTTATATTGCCGGAGCAACCAAGCAGGACGAGCCGGACATCCGGATCATCCATGTTACAGACAACTATCTGCAGGAGGCGTTGGCAATGGTAGAGGCGAACATGCCGAGAATCCTGGCAATCAAGAACGGCGACAGAGAGCCGGACAGATGTGAACTGTGTGATTGCTGCAGACATACGAGGGTACTTACAAAGCCTATCTCGATTATGGATTTGACCGCAGGCATTTAAGAAAGGGAGGTAGGCATGGCAGACAGCAAGAAATACTATTACTTGAAATTGAAAGAGGATTTTTTCGAGTCCGACGAAATGCTGATCCTGCAGAGGATGCCGAGCGGCTATCTGTATAGTGACATATTGATGAAACTGTATCTCCGGAGTCTCAAAGACGAAGGAAAGCTGATGTACCGAAACCGCATACCGTATTCGCCGGATGTACTGGCGACGGTATGCAGGCATGAGGTAGGAGTGATCGAGAAAGCGTTGGATGTATTCCAACAGTTAGGGCTTGTGGAGATACTTGACAACGGCGCCATCTACATGATGGATATTCAGAATTTTATCGGGCAGTCCTCGACGGAGGCAGACAGGAAGAGAGAGTATCGGGCAAGGGTAGAGGCTGAAAAGGTGGCCGCAGTGGACGCTCCTGCGGAACTTCCGGAAATATCGGATGAAATGGTAGCGGAGATCATGGCACCGCCGAAGGAGTCTCAGTCGAACAGAGCGATCAATACCTACTCAGCAACCTTTGAAGATTTTTGGAAGGCGTACCCACGAAAGGCAGACAAGGCCCAGGCATATAAGAAGTACAATGCCAGGATCAAGGATGGATTCAGTCCGGAGGAATTGCTGAAAGCGGCAGAGAACTATGCGGCACAATGCCGGAGGGAAAGGACAGAAGAGAAGTATATCAAGCATGGTAAGACATTTTTGGGTGAAAGCACACCATTCCTTGACTTCCTTCCGAAAAACGACGCACAGGACCATACGGAACCCATAAATGACGATGCAAACCCGTTCAGAAGGTAGGTGAGCAGGATGGAAGGAATTAAGGACATCATCGAGAATCTGATCCCGGACAGGCGACAGCCGGAAGGAGATGATTATTACGGAGAGGACGGCCTGCTCTATTGTGGGAAGTGCCGGACGAAGAAAGAAAGCAGGATCATGGTTCCGGATTTCAGAAGAGACGACGGAGCAAAGAGAGAAACAGTGGTACCGGTTATCTGCCAGTGCAAGAAAGAGGAAATGGAGGCCGAAGAGGAAAGGCGAAAACACGAGGAAGAAATGCAAAGGCTGAACGCTTTGAGAAAAAGCAGCCTAATCGAAGAGAAGTTCCGGAGTGCAACGCTTGCAAACTTCCAAAAGACAGAGGATAACCAAAAGCTGTATGCAGTAGCAAAGAAGTACATTGAAAATTTTCCTCAGATGGAGCAGGAGAACCAAGGATTGTTGTTTTACGGAGTGGTCGGTACTGGAAAGAGTTTTACGGCAGCCTGCATTGCAAACGAGCTTTTGAACAATCGGACATCGGTGGTTATGACATCTTTTGTGAAGATTCTGCAGGAGATACAGAAACCTCAGACGGACGAAAGCGAGTTTATGGCAAAGCTGAACTCTCCGAGACTACTTATCATTGATGATTTGGGAACGGAGAGGAATACGGAGTATGCCTTAGAGAAGGTATATAACGTGATCGACAGCCGGTACAGAGTAAGAAAGCCGCTGATCCTAACAACAAACCTCAGCCTGCAGGAAATGCAGGACACACCGGATATCCGGTACAAGAGGATTTATGACCGCATCTTTGAAATGTGTTATCCGGTTAGGGCGGCAGGAAGGTCCTGGAGAGAACAGGAGGCGGCACGAAGATTTGACAACATGAAGAAATTGATGGAGGAATAGCGATGGCGAATGAAATGGAACTGGTGATTTATAACCAGGAGGACAGACTGGCGGTAGCTCAGATTCTTGTCAAGAATGGTTATACGGTGGCACAGGGCAAGAGGAAGAAAACCGAAACCGGAAAGCAGTTGGACTACTTCCTAAAGGTATCACTGGATGCTGAAAATGCCGACACGAGCAGGTAGGAGGGCGGCATGGAAGTGGAAAAGGAGGACGTATTGAGGCAGATCAGATTTACGATACCGGGAGAGCCATTCGGAAAGCAGCGCCCGAAGTTTTCAAGGGCAGGAAATTATGTGAAAACCTATACGCCGGACGAGACAACATCATATGAGAATCTTGTAAAGCTGATGTATCAGCAGGCGGCAAAGGGTAAGAAGTTTCCGGAGGATGCAATGTTCGATGTGAGAGTGATCGCATATTACGGCATTCCAAAATCGATCAGCAAGAAGAAACAGAGGCTTATGTTGGAGCATAAACTGCGACCAACGAAAAAGCCGGACTGGGACAACATAGGGAAGATCATCTGCGACAGTCTGAATAAGATAGCGTATCACGACGACTCGGCTGTTGTAGATGCACAGGTAAGAAAATTCTACTCGGAAACACCGAGGGTAGACGTGTTAATAAAAGTAGTGGAGGTGGCTCAATGAGTGTTAAATGCGAAAGGAACTGTAAGAGTAAGGATTGCAAGGGAGTGTGTCAGATTCCTCAGCTTGTAATCAATGCAGAGGGCAGGTGCGTATGCTTTAAGCCTGCACCGGAGTACGAGCCGATAAGGGCAGATAATGTTGTGGTATTCGATAAGGCAGGGATTCCGTCAATCATGGTTCGGTTTTCGAGGGTGACGGATAAGGAGCTGTTCGGAGGTTCAGACAAGGTGTTTCCTGCCTTCATCATCGGCGACCAGGTTTATGATGAAATCTACATCAGCAAGTACCCGAATACGATCATAAACGGGAAGGCGTACAGTCTGCCATATCAGAAACCGGCAACAAGTGTGACATATACAGAGGCAGAGAAAGCCTGCTTTTCAAAAGGCGAGGGGTGGCATCTTTGGACGGCAATGGAGAGAGGTCTGCTTGCGAACATCTGCAAGAAGAATGACACCCTGCCTCATGGAAATACGAATTACGGTAAGTGGCATGGAGACGAGGAGGAGCAAGGTGAGACATACGAGTACGGAAGGACGCTGACCGGAACCGGTCCGGCAACATGGAATCATGACTATACGGTATTTGGAGTGTCCGACCTTTGCGGAAACATATATGAATGGTTCAGAGGCTTGCGTCTTATGAACGGAGTCCTGCAGGCACCGGAGAACAACGATGCAGCCATGGATATTGATTTATCGGAGAACAGCGACAAGTGGAAACCGCTACTGACAAACGACGGAAAGATCATCAGACTGGATTGTACCGACGGATGTGTGAGATTCACAACGGACGAGGACATCCAGGCAGATTATGACGGTTGCGAGTGGCAGGATGCGGTGATGGATATTGAGATTACGGAGCAGATGAAAGAACTTGCGTTATATCCGGGAGAGCCGGAGGCTTATCTGTACGCAGATACAGAAGGCGAGCGTTTGCCGATTTGCGGGGGCTACTGGAACTCTGCCGCCCGTGCGGGCGTGTTCAACGTGTACCTCAACATTGCCCGGTCGTACTCGTACGGCTACATCGGTTTCCGCTCCGCTTATTACTGCAAACTGAATACTGAAAACTGATAACTGTAAGGCGGCTGTTAAGCCGCCAATGAGAATAAAAGGAGGAAGAACAATGGCAGCAAGAAAAACGACAAAGGCGGCAGATTTGGAAAGGGTGGAAGGCGAGGTTATGGGTACAGAGATTGTACCTGCAGCTCCGGCGGAAATGGAGTTCCGTCTGATTAACCCGACAGAGGACGGTTTCCTGCGAGAGATCAAATGGAACCGGGCAGAGTTGGAGGCGGCAATCAAGCAGAAAGTGGCCATGTATGAGAATGTGGTCTATACGGACGAGAACATTCAGCAGGCAAAGGCAGACAGGGCAGAGCTGAATAAGCTCACGAAGGCAATCGAGGACCGCCGGAAGATGGTTAAAAACATCATCATGGAGCCGTACACGACCTTTGAGGGCGAGATCAAGGAGGTCCTGGAACTTATCAAAAAGCCGGTAGGCATGATAGACACCACGATCAAGGATTACGAGAATCAGCAGAAAGAAGAGAAGAAACAGAAGATTGTTGCTGTGTACGATGAAGTGATAGGCGACCTTGCATCCGTACTTCCATTTGAGAAGGTGTTTGATCCGAGATACCTCAATGCGACCTATGCACTCAGCAAGGCACAGGGCGAAGTCAGAGAAAAGGTGGAGAGGGTAAGGAGAGACCTCGACACGATAGACGGCCTCGATAGCAAGTATAAGCTGAACGCAAAGGATGTCTATATTAAGACAATGGATTTGTCCCAGGCTTTGGCAGAGAATAAGCGCCTTATGGAGCTTGAAGAGAAGTTGGAGGCAGAGAAGAGACGCAAGGCCGAGGAAGAGGCAGAACGCAAGAGACTTGAAGAGGAACGCAGGAAAGCGGAGGAAGAGAGAAAAGCGGAAGAGGCGGCAAAGGTAGCCGAGGAACCGAAGGCTGAAACTCTTGCTCCGGAAACTCCTGCAGAACAGCCGGAAGAACAGAAGTCAGAGGATGCGGTAGTTGATCCATTCGCTCAGAAAGCAGAGGCTCCAAAGGAAGAACCGAAGAGATACCGCACAAGATTCTACGCACTGGGTACCAAAGATCAGTTGAACGGTCTTATCCAGTATATGAAGGATAATAACATTGAATACGGGAGGATTGACAAATGAACGAATATGTAAAGAGACTGGACTTTGACAGTGACACATTTGAGCAGATGAAAGTTGATATGAATTTTGTCCTGCAGAGGTTGCTTGGCAATATGCTTGAAAAGGGAACCAACGAGGGCAGTATGACAATCAAGATCGATGTCACGATGATTAAGGAGTTTATCCCGAACTACGATCCTGAGATTGAGGGAGAGAGCAGGGAGGTAAGCAAGCCTCAGTTTAAGCATAAGGTGACATCTGCAGTCAAGATCAACGACGAGAAATCCGGAAAGTATGATACGGAGATGGAACTGGTGATGAATGAGGATGGAGTCTATGAGCTGCGTCCTATCGCCAACACTCAGCAGAGAAGTATTTTTGATTCTGATTTCAAGCCGAACTACGAGACCAAAGAGGACGACGAGGAAAACATCATTGACGGCGGTTCCTATATCGAAGGCAGCGTAAGACCTCTGCTCCCTGGTCCCGGCGAAGAGGACGGAGAGAATGATCCGGAAGGCGAAGAACCTGCAGGGGAACCGGGAGAGGACCTGGAAGATATTACGGACGAGCTGCTTGGAGGCGACGATTACAAGTACGACGATCCGGAAGAGGACGACGAAGGGAGCGAAGAATGAAGATAGGCAAGCCGAGAATGAGTAGTTATGTGGATCGAGGCAATCAGCTTATAGCCAAAGGAAAGACACCGGAGGCTATGAAGTTGGTAGAGACTGGTCTACAGTATTACACGAAGAGAATAATCGACGCCATATCTCCATACGCAAAGGCGGATGCGGGGCTAATAGTCTTAGTCCTGCGCCACCTTGCGGACGAGGTAGAGAAGAACAATCCCGGAGCGAAGGAACTTTACGAGGGCATGAAAAATATTGTCGGAAAGCCGGAGCTGAAAGAGACGGAGAAGATCAAAAAGCCGAACAGGAGGTAGAGCGTGAAATATAAAGATATGAGTGCATCGGAGATTCGGAAAATCACATACGAAGAGTGTCCTTTGAAATGCACATCATGCGAAGCCCTTTGTGACGAAATGACCATAGTACAATGTAGAAAGAACTTGTCGGCGGCGTATGATAAAAGCGAAAGAGAGTGATTTAATGGCAAGAGGTTTCATGTATGTGTACGAGAGGATATACAAAGAAGAGAAGTTGATGCAGAGACGCTTTGAGAAAATGCCTATCAACGGAAAGAGGACATCCCAGGCAGACTTAAAGCGGGTAAAGCAGATTATCCTCGATTCCTCATACTGCATAGCCCAGGAGTGTAGCGTGATTGTGAATTATCCGAAATGGCACATTGAAGGGCCGAAGGTAGTCCTGGGAGATTGTCTGATAATGCTACCGGACTGCAGGCTGATAGGCATAGAGGAATTGAAGAGAATTGAGAACGGATGAAAGGAGGAACGAGGCTCATGGGAAATGGCTCTTTTGGAAGATGCAGGAGTTGTGGCAGACAGATACTATGGATTAAGACGACAGCCGGAAAGAATATGCCGGTTGACACGACCTATATTGACTACAAGCTGCCGAAGGAGGGAGAGAAAGCGACAGAGAAGATAGTAACGCCGACAGGAGAGGTAATCTCTGCCAACAGATCAGACGGAGACAATGCCGACGGATATGGTTACATCTCACACTTTGCAACCTGCCCTAATGCGGCACAGCATCGCAGAAAATAAGCAAAAGAAAAGAGCCGTCCGTTTCCGAGACAGCCCCAACTGGTAATTGGATTATACCTCGCATTTGCGAGAAAGTCAAGGAGGCGGAAGAAAACAATGGGCGAGAAAAGGTATGTACTGACACAAGAGGATTTGAACAGGGTAGCAGCACTGGCAAGCAAAGAGGCGGTAGCCGCCTACAAAGCGGAGCAGAGGAAAACGGAAACAAGGCGGTCCAATGAGAAGGTTTCCGTAACGAAGAAAAAACTGGCATCATACCGGAGAGTGAAAGCATCGCTTGTGGAGACAGAGGAATTTACAGAGGACGAGAAGATAGAATACCGTTGGAAGTTCGTGGAGGACTTAATGGGATCAGCGTCCGAAATGGTAAAGTCGGAGAATACGATCCTCAGCATAGAGAAAAAGAGGAAGAGGGACCGGTTTGAAATCCAAAGCATAGACAGGGCGATGGAGCTGTATGCAGCGGAGGCAGAGCGGAGCGCAAGCGAAGAGTTCAAGCGCAGGTATAGGGAAGTAATGGCAAAGTACATTGAGGAAGAGGAAAAGACGGTAGCTGAGATTGCAGAGATGGAAGGCATAACGGAGAAAACGGTCTATAAAGACCTCGGAATTGCCTGCAAAATCGTGGCAACATATTTACTTGGAATGTGAGTAAATAACGGCATCCTGGGGCTGTAACGAAGTGACAGAGGTATCTCTGATTAGGGGTGTAGAAAAATCGTAGGTTTACGTGCGAATTACCAAATGGTAATATGGTATCAGCCGATAACCCAAATGTCACCCCTAAAAAACAGCCAGTTGTTTTTCTTCCCGAAGGCAGAAGGGCAGGTCAATGAGGGCCTGCCAAAAAGCCTTGAAACGCTGATAAATCGGCATTTTCAGTGTACTTAGGAGCGGTAATATGGTATAATGTGCCTTCAAAAAGCGGAAGTCCTTGATTTTCAATGACTTCCGCTTATTTTTGTTTCTAATTTGTTACTGGTTCAATGGGAAAATCATTACTGCAACAGTTCAATGGTTTCCTTCAGCTGGTTCACGGTTTTGTGATTATACACCCTGTTTCCCACGTCTTTTGACTTATGTCCCATCAGCATGTCAATACACTTCCGGTTGCCGTTGGCATTATCCAGCCTGGTTTCAAATGTGTGTCTGGCTTCATGCGGTGTCTTGTCTGCACCAATGGCCTGCATCACGGTGTTCCACAGTTCATAGTATTTTGCATTGCTGATCTTCTTCCCGTCATAGGTGAACAGGTACGTGCTGCCGGTGCTGACCAGATCCTTCACAAATGGTTGGATCCTGTGATGGATGGGAACAATTCTGCCTTTGCCTGATGCCGTCTTGATCCCACCTTGGAAGTACAGTTCATCCATGTTCACCTGTTCAGCCTTCATGGTTAGAAGTTCAGTCAGTCTGAAGCCGGTGTACAGATAAATCAGCACGGTGTTCACATATGGCTGATCAGAGATCTTCCACAGGTCATCTATCTGTTCCTGGGTGAATGGTTCCCTGGTGGTTTCAGGAATTGGTGCAGCTGATGTCAGCTGGCTGTACATCTTGTCAATGATGTCCAGTTCAAAGGCAAACCGGTCAAGGTGTCCCCACAGTGCCTTGATTGCGCCCTGGGTGGAATATCCCTTGCCACAGTTGTCAATGGTATCCTGCATCTGATAGGACTTGATCTGCCGGTACTTGGTGCCGTAATACTTGGAACAGTGCCTGAAGGCTGACTTCAATGACTGCTGTGTGCTGATCCCCAGCTTCGGCAGCTTGATCTTTGACCAGCGCTGATAGAGTGAAGCCAGGGTGATGGTTTCCCTGTCCACTTCCCACGGATTATTGTTGTACTTGGCCAGCAGGATCATGGCTTCCTGTTCCGTGGCTGCATAGGCCACAGGTGTTTGCTTGGCCTTGCCTTCTTCATCATAGATGGTCACCTTCACCACCCATGGTCTGGTTCTATGGCCGGACAGCTTTGTCACACAGCCATAGCCGTTTGGATTCCTTCTTCCCATAGACATTCCTTCCTTGCTATTTCAAGGAATGTGTGCTATGATTAAGGGTGCATAGCCCAATTCAACACATTCCTTGAATTGGTTATCACTTGGACATCCGGTGCTGCTACACCGGATGTCCTCTTTTTTGTTTACAGTGAAATCTTTTGTTCAGTCTGCGGCTTCAGTTCATTGAACTTTTTCACTACATCTGAAAACCTGTAGCATACATCAGACGTGATAATGATCTGACCGTCAACATAGTCAATCACCAGGAACATGTGGATCACACGTTTCTTCTTTTCCTTTGGCTGACTGCCAATAACAGCACCGGCAAGACCGAAGGCGACAGCACCGGCAATTCCCCTGGCCAATGATGACTTCATGTGGCTTTGAATTTCCACATCATCATACTGTGAAACCCCTGTCACCCTGTCCAGCGTGATGCTGTATTCCTTTTTTGCGGCAGGTGCCTTGATGATTACCTGTTCATCTGTCAAGGTAACGGATACAAGCTGGCCTTCAGGCAGATCAAGACCGGAAACATGATTGCCAACTGCATCCGGCTTGTCATTTTTCTTCTTCCCAAACATAAAAACACCCCTTTCTTGGCATTGGTTACGGTTGAATCACTACTTGGTAACGGTTCAGGTAACGGTTGAAAAGCGTTGATTTTACAGGTGGTAACGCTTGGTTACGGCTGTTTTCATTTTTGCAGTAAATTACTATAAGTGTACTTAGAATAATTTTGAAAAAAGTGAAAATATAAGAGTAGAAAAAGCAACCGTTACCCGTTACCAACCGTTACCTGTCATGTGAAAAGTCAACATAGATCACATTGCCTTCTGTTCTGATGATTCTTTTTTCACAGCATACTTGTCAGCCTTCATCATTCCCAGCATTTCACCATAGATGATCAGCCGGTCATCCTGATCCAGCTTCAGAAACGTCTGCACCATTCTGTATGCATCCTGGCCATAGCATTTTTCCATCAGATCACAGATGATCTTTTGTTCTTTGTCCTGAACGCTGTCACAAAGATCTGAACATGTCACACCAAGAACCTTGGCAAAGATCTTCAGTTTTGAAATGGGAAGGTCTGATTGACCGTTTTCAATTTTGCTGATGGTTGACTTTCTGGTGTCAGAAGTATATCCACATTTTTCAGCCAGTTCTTCCTGTGACCAGCCATGTTGAATCCGAAGGTATTTGATGTTTTGGCCAAGCGTCTGAAGATAAGGATCTTTGCTGGCACCCATATGATCACCCCCTTTCATAGGTACCATTTTACCACGTGGTTGCCCTATGTTCAATAATTTTTTCAATTTCCTGAAAAAATAGTTGACAGGCATTCCCCGTGGTGGTAAGATAGCAGCAGGTGGAACAATAATCAACCTTCCGGATGTAGCAGCATCCAGAAAAAGTCCAAGTGATAACCAATGAAAGGAATGTGAATCATGATTAAAGTCAGGAACCGTGAAGCAGCTTGGAAGGAAGCTGAAAGACTTTTCCCCACAGACTGGGAAAAGGACTATAAGGCCAGTGAAAATGCAGGATACCCTATCTTCATGAGCGCTGCCGAAGGAAACAACAGCTGGATCAGTGACCTGAACACTTCCCTGGAACTGAACATCCAGGAAGGCAAAGGGATCAAGACCATCCGGATCTACATTGAACAGGAACCGGAAATCATTGAAGAAACCAAGTGGGATCCGGACAGCATCCGCTGCATGTGCATCAAGCACAACCTGTACACCTGTGGCAGCGTGTCTGACTACAACTTCATGCTGAACACTGTTGGTGTGCAGGATCCTACAGTTCACTGGATCTATGAAATTGCACAGGACATTGTGAAGCACAGTGAAGATCAGACTGTTGAAAACGTGATGTTTTTGATCCGGAAGGAAGCAGTTGACACCCTCTACACTATTAAGTGATAACCAATGCAGGCACCGTGAAGGGTGGATAACAGACCACCCTTCACACTATAAAGAAAGGAATGTGAACTATGAACAAGATCAGAAGAAAAGCCATTGATGACGTGATCAAAAGGTTGGCCGAAGTTCAGTCTGAAATGGAATCCATCTTGGATGACATTGAATCTATTAAGGATGAAGAACAGGAATATCTGGACAACATGCCTGAAAACCTTCAGGGATCGGAAAAGTACAGCATGGCAGAAGATGCCGTCAGCAACATGGATGATGCATGGAACACCTTGGATGATCTGAAAGGTCAGATTGATGACGTGTCCAGCAGCTTAGAGGAAGCACAGGCATGAAGAAAGGAATTGAAGTCTGGTCTGACTATGACAAGACCGGCCAGTGGATCCTGAACATCAAGAAAAGCCGTGGACGGCTGACACTGGATGAAATCAGGGATGCCTGCATGGAATATGAACAGGACTTCTACATGCTGGTGATCGTGGCCATGGATCGTGAAGTTGGTCAGTATTATGATCTGGATGATCTGGAAGGTGATTTTGTCATGCTGTACCGTGCAGATGACTTCTTCCGGTGGCGTGAAAAGGGGTGATGCTTATGAACACTGAAGTGATGTTCAGCAAGAAATCTGATGAATGGTCAACACCACAGGACTTCTTCAATGAACTGGATGCAGAATTTCATTTCACCCTGGATCCGTGTGCAACGGCAGAAAACCATAAATGCAACAGGTATTTCAGCAAAGAAGATGACGGCCTGAAAGCTGACTGGGGGGGGGGATGTCGTTTTCTGCAATCCACCGTATTCAGAGATTGAAAAGTGGGTGGCCAAGGCATTCTATGAAACCAGGAAGGACAACACGGTGGTTGTGCTGCTGATTCCTTCCAGAACTGACACCAGGTACTTCCACAATTACATCATGCACCGGTCTGAAATCCGGTTTGTGAAGGGAAGGTTGAAGTTTGGAAGTCAGAAGAATGCAGCACCATTTCCTTCCATGGTGGTCATCTTTAGGGGTGCAAGCGTAAAGTGAAGCAGGAAGAATGGAAAATACTGAACAAAATTGAACAATGGGTTGAACGGTTACCATACCGGCATCTGAAAATTGAAATCAATTTGAAGGATGGAACGGATCTGATTTATGAGAAAGACAAGCAGAATCCCATAGGGTTTTACATAAGTAATGGAAAGCAGGTGAAGCATGAAAAAGATTCTACTGGCCTGGATTGAACAGGTGATCCAGTTTGACAATCAGGCTGAATATCAGGACTACAAGAAAAGCCTGACTGGAAAGTTTAGCATAATGTCTGAACGGACTGACACTGAAGGCAAGGTCTTTGTCCAGATCAGGAAGCAGTACAACAAGAACCAGTTTCCGGAAGACGGCAACTGTGATATTTAAGAAAGGAAGGTGGCAACAATGACCAACACTGAACTTCTTCGGAAGAAGATTGATGATTCTGGCTACAAGATTGCATTCATTGCTGAAAAGTGTGGCCTGACACATCAGGGATTCCTGAACAAGCTGAACAACAAGACAGAATTCACCATGTCTGAAGCCTGCATTCTCCGGGATCTTCTGAACATGACTTCTGAAGAATTTGAAGCCATTTTTTTTGCCAACAAGGTGGAATAATAATCAACCGCAAAGAAAGGAAGGTATCAAGGAATGTTCAATGAAAGACTGAAAAAGGCTATGCAGGATCTGAATCTGAAGCAGACACAGGTTTGTGGTCTGACTGGAAAGTCCAAGGGATCAATCAGTCAGTACCTGTCTGGCAAGCAGATTCCCCCGGAAGACGTTCAGCGTGATATGGCAGTGTCACTTGGACTGGATCCGGACTACTTCACCAAGGAAGATGATCAACTTCCGGCCTTCGGTGTGATGCCGGTGACCAAGAAGGCAGGATCCATCAGAAGGCTGACAGTAAAACAGGCAGCCAAGGCCATGGGCATTGACAAGGACACGGTGTCTAAGGGACTTCAGCAGGGTGTTTTCCCTTGGGGGTATGGCATCAAGACCACGGATCACAGTTGGACATACGTGATCAATGGTGACCGGCTGGAACAGATAGAGGGGGTGAAAGTTGATGCCTAAGATCCAGTACAGGGAAATCAACTTCAGAAAGTCCAGCCTGGATCTGATCAAACTGATCAATGGTGTTGTCAGCGAATACAGCAATCAAGGATATGAACTGACATTGCGTCAGGCCTATTATCAACTGGTTGCACGTGGTTACATTCCAAACAATGAACGGTCATACAAGAACATTGGCAATCTGATCAATGATGGCAGATTGGCCGGTCTGATTGATTGGAACAGCATCACTGACAGAACCAGATATATCCGTGGGAACAGTCACTGGGAACGTCCTGAAGACGTGATTGCTTCGGCAAGGTATTCCTACCTGCTGGATAAGTGGAAAGGTCAACCAAACTATGTGGAAGTCTGGGTGGAAAAGGATGCCCTGATTGACATTGTAAGTCAGGCTTGCAGACCTATAGACACACCACACTTCAGCTGCCGTGGTTATACTTCCCAGTCTGAAATGTGGTCAGCTGCACAGCGCTTCATCAGTCAGCAACACCGGGAACAGCGGATCATCATTCATCTTGGTGATCATGATCCTTCCGGAATTGATATGACCAGGGATATTCAGGACAGGCTGAACATGTTTGGTGCAGACGTATATGTGAAGCGTGTGGCTTTAACCATGGATCAGGTTGATACATACAACCCACCACCCAATCCTGCAAAGATCACTGACAGCAGGTGTGATAAGTACATCCAGGAATATGGTGAAGAATCATGGGAACTGGATGCACTGGAACCGCAAATGCTGACACAGCTGATCCGTGATGAAGTGACTGCCTATCGTGATGATGACCTGTATCAGCAGATCTGTGACAGAGAAAAGCAGGAAAAGGCTGAACTTCGGATGGTGGAAGATAACTACCATGAAACCATTGAATGGCTGAAAGGATGGTGCTGATTATGAAGCATGTATCAATAGACGGCTTTGCCGGTGGCGGCGGTGCTTCTGAAGGCCTACGGATGGCAGGCATTGAAGTGAACATAGCAATCAACCATGATCCTGCCGCTATCCGGATGCACACAGTGAACCATCCCAGAACACTGCACCTGACTGAAGACATCTTCCAGGTTGATCTGGCCAACTATCTGGATCCGGATGACACGGTGGATGTGATGTGGGCAAGTCCTGACTGCACCAGCCACAGCAAGGCCAAGGGTGGCCAGCCACGTGAAGCCGGTCTTCGGATTCTTCCGTGGGCAGTGCACAGGCTATGCAAACAGATCCTGACCATCACCGGACATCTTCCCACCGTTCTGTTCATGGAAAACGTGGAAGAAATCCAGGAATGGGGTGACCTGGATGACAAAGGACATCCGATTCCGGAAAAGAAAGGTCTGGAATATCAGCGCTTTATCACTTCCATGAAGGATCTTGGTTTCAGCTTTGAATGCCGGACACTGGTGGCTGCTGACTTCGGTGCACCAACTACCAGGAAACGCTGGTATGCAGTATTCAGATCTGACGGTAAGGAAATCCGCTGGCCGGTGCCTACACACAGCAAGAACGGTGAAGGCGGCCTGCTTCCGTGGGTACCTGTCGCTGAAAAGCTGGACTTCACTGACCTGGGATCTTCTATCTTTGAACGGAAGAAACCACTGGCAGATGCCACGTTGAAGCGAATTGCAAACGGGATCCGGAAGTATGTGATTGAAAATCCTGATCCATATTTCCTGCCAGATCAGACTGCCATGCCATTCCTGATCCAGTATCACAGTGAAACCAAGGAAGGTGACAGCCGTGGACAGACCGTGAATGAACCGATTCAGACCATTGACACTTCCAACAGGTATGGTCTGGTGTCCGTGTTCATTACCAAGTTCTACAAGACCGGAACCGGTCAGGAAGTCACGGAACCGCTTCACACCATCACCACTTCCCCTGGTCACTTCGGTTTGGTGTCGGTGTTCCTGCTGAAATACTACGGACAGGGATGCGGTCAGACGGTGGATGAACCGCTGGCAACCATCACCACCAAGGACAGGTTTGGAATGGTCAGCACCATTATGACCAGAAAAGGTGATCACTACGTGATTGCAGACATCTGGTTCCGGATGCTGAAACCTGAAGAACTGAAGCTGGCACAGGGATTCCCGAAGGAATATGTGATTGACCGTGACATTGACGGTCACAGGTATCCGGTGAAGGAACAGGTGGCCAAGATCGGAAACAGCGTGGTGCCCATTATGGCCATGAAAATTGCTGAAGTAAACGTAAAGGAGAAATAAGCCATGAAAGGATTCAAGGCATTTAATAAAGACTGGACTTGCCGTGGCAAGCAGTACAAGGTTGGTGAAACCTTTGAAGAAGATGTGCAGCTGATCCCGTGTGAATCCGGAATGCGTTTCTGTGAACGGCTGCCGGACGTGTTCAACTTCTACACCTTTGATCCTGATCAGACGGTTGTGGCCGAAGTGGAAGCCATTGGTGACGTGAAGACTGATGATGACATCAAGTTCTGCACCAACAAGCTGCTGATCATCCGTGAACTGTCCTGGGATGAAGTCCAGAAAGGCTGCAACACCGGGAACAGGAACACCGGGAACAGGAACACCGGGAACAGGAACACCGGGAACAGGAACACCGGGAACAGGAACACCGGGGACTGCAACACCGGGGACTGGAACACCGGGGACTGGAACAAATCTTCTTTCAATAACGGATGTTTCATGACGATTGAACCGAAGATCACCATGTTCAACAAACCGTCTGACTGGACGCTGCGTGACTGGTGGAACAGCAAGGCATACCATCTGCTGAACCAGATTCCGAAGAATGTTGTGGAATGGGTATATGCCTGTGACATGACGGATGAAGAAAAGCAGCAGTATCCGGAATATAAGACAACGGGTGGTTATCTGAAGGTACTGGATGAAAGTGACTGTGCACAGCTTTGGTGGGACGGACTGTGCCAGGAATACAGGGACATCATCCTTGCCTTGCCTAACTTTGATCCCGTGATCTTCAAGGAATGCACTGGAATTGACATCAATGCCTGATCTGGTACTGATGCCCCACCAAAACAAGGTGCTTGAAATCACTGAAGACTTTATCCGAGTGGCCTACTATCTGGACATGGGACTTGGCAAGACCTTTGTTGGATCTGAAAAGATGTGGGAACTGAACAGGCCTGTGAACATTGTGGTCTGTCAGAAATCCAAGATTGATGACTGGATCCAGCACTTTCAGACCTACTATCCGGACATCAGGGTGTTTGACCTGACAAAGAAGACTTCTTCCATCAACTTCAAGAATCTTCAGCAGGCAGGCATCAAGGATGATGACATGATTGTTGGCATCATCAACTATGACCTGATCTTCAGACGGTCAGCCTACCTGAAGATGCACGGCTTCACCCTGATGCTGGATGAATCTTCCCTGATCAGCAATGAGAATGCCAAAAGGTCAAAGTTCATCCTGAAGCTGGATCCGGCAGCAGTGATCCTTCTGTCCGGAACACCAACGGCAGGAAAATATGAAAAGCTGTGGTCACAGCTGAAGTTGCTTGGATGGAACATCACCAAACAGGCCTTCTGGAAATCCTATGTTGACACGGAATGGGTGGAAAACAGTGACGGATTCATGCAGGAAGTCATCACCGGTTATAAAAACGTGCCACACCTGAAGAAACGGCTGGCACAGTACGGTGCAGTGTTCATGAAGACTTCAGAAGTGATGAACTTGCCTGAACAGATTGAACAAGTGGTCAAGGTCAGAAAGACCAAGACCTATGTCCAGTTTATGAAAACCGGATACGTGCAGATCAGCAAGGCAAGTCTGAATGAATTTCAACTGGATTCTGATTTCTATGGAACCAATGAAGGTGACTGCATTGAACTGATTGGTGACAACCAACTGACAAAGATCCTTCATGCCAGACAGCTGTGTGGTCAGTATCACAAGGAAAAGCTGCAAGCCCTTCGGGACTTGGTACAGTCCACGGAAGACCGGATCATCATCTTCTACAATTTCAATGAGGAATTGCGGCAGATGAAGAACCATCTGAATGAACTGGAAAGACCGTATTCAGTGCTGAATGGATCCACAAAGGATCTGATGGCCTATGAGAAATGCAGCGATTCCATCACCTTCATTCAGTACCAGGCTGGTGCCATGGGCGGCAACTTCCAGAAGGCCAACAGGATCATATACTTCACCCTTCCGCTTGGAAAAGGCAGCTGTGACCTGTGGGAACAGTCAAAGAAACGGATCCACCGGATAGGTCAGGACAGAACGTGCTTTTACTACTATCTGCTGGTGTCTGGATCCATAGAGGAAAGAAACCTTCAGATGCTGAAGGTTGGAAAGGAACTGACAGATGAATTGTTTGAAAATCCTTGAAACGGTGCTTGGCATTCTGGCCTTCATTGGCTTCATCCTGATGCTGGGTGCTGTCGGAACATCTGACTACTTGACGGAAATTGGTCAGTATCAGCCGTTTGAAGACCTGGTGAAGTCCATGATTCCGGGAATGGTCATGTTTCTTCCTGGTGGCATCTATGTAGTTGCGAAAGACAGGTACAGGTACAGGTGATGAAGACAATGCTGATCATTCTGGGAATCTTGGTGGTGATCTTCCTGGCCGGTTCAGGGATCATCATGCTGGCAATAGCCTGGACACACTACCCATATGGAATCATCCGGGCTTGGATAGAAAAGAGGAAAAAGAAATGAGTACATACGAAAGGAACAGAAAGGCATACCGGCTGAACAGACGCTTCATCATCTTCATTGCAATGCTGATGCTGGCTTCAGCAGTTGCCGGAAGTGCCGTCACGTATGCCGTGACAGGTCATATAAGCCCATCTGACAAGGTTTCTGTCGAAGGACAGGAAAATGTACCACCTGCAACGGAACCTTCACCAGAAGCCACGTCAGCGGCTACTGAATGGGAAGTCTTCGGTGCATATGATGACCGGATCTTCACCCATGAAGTGTCAATGGACTGGGAAGCCAATGATCCTGAATTCACTGTCCTTCCGGTTGACCTTGATCCTGACATTCAGCAGTTCATCTGGTGGTTATGCAAAGGATACAATCTGGACTTCAGCCTGGTCATGGGAATGATATGGCAGGAAAGCACGTTCAGAACTGACGTGATCAGCGGATCCAATGACTATGGCCTGATGCAGATCAACAAGTGCAATCATGAATGGCTGACACAGACCATTGGTGTGACTGACTTTCTGGATCCCTATCAGAACATCCGTGCAGGCACCTTCATCCTTCGGAAGCTGTTTGAAAAGTACCAGGATCCGTCCATGGTGCTGATGGCCTACAACATGGGTGAAAGCGGTGCCGGAAGGCTGTGGAAACAAGATATTTATTCCACCAGTTATGTGGAAAACGTGCTGTATCATCAGCGGCAGATCATTGAAATGATGAAGGAAGGTGGTGAAGAAAATGCGTGAATCGTGGAAGGTGATTGAAAATCATCCTGGATATGAAGTCAGCAACATGGGAAACGTCAGGAATGCCAAAACAGGCAAACCGCTGAAGCCATATGATGACGGATCCGGATACCTGCGTGTGAAACTGGACAGGGACAACTGCCGTGTGCATATTCTGGTGGCCATGGCCTTTGTGGTCAATGATGATCCGGAAAACAAGACCATTGTGAACCATAAGCATGGCAAGAAGCATGACTGCCGTGCATCCCAGCTGGAATGGTGCACCATGTCAGAGAACACGCAACATGCATATGACACAGGTCTGTGCAGGAAAAAGAAGACGGTGAAGCGCTATGGCAGCAGAAAAGCAGTTTGAAACCCGTCTGAAGAACTGGCTGGTGTCTGAAGGGATCTATCCGCTTGGAGAAGAACAGCAGAAAATCACGGTTCCCCCGTGCGGTTACTGGGAAAAGCGCTGGGGTGGTGGCAAGTACATCAAGTCAGGAATGCCTGACATGCACATTGTAGTGAACGGTATCAGCATTGAAGCTGAACTGAAGTCTGAAACCGGAAGGCCTTCAGACCTTCAGAAGCAGAAGCTGAATCAGGTGGACAAGTCCGGGTGCATTGCGGTGGTTGTCTTCCCACATGATTTTGAGAATTTCAAAAGGCTGATACTGTCAATCAAATCAGTACCAAACCATTTCCCTGATCTGGTCAGACAGGCCGGTCTGGAAAATGGTTGGAATAAAGGATAACCAAGAAAGGAATGAAGAACATGGCAAAGAAAAAAGAAGCCGTGCCTGTAGCAGAAGGCACAATGACGGTGGACGTTCAGCAGGTTGAACCTGTTGAACAGCAGCCGGAACCGGAAAAGAAGGACGGCAGGGCAATCACAGAAGAATACCTTGCCAATCTGGAAGAAAAGAAAAAGGCTGAAGCTGAAAAGAAGATCCAGGACAACCGTCAGATGATTGTTGACCTGCTGAAGAAGACCGGCAGGGACAGAATTGACATTCTGATTGAAGAAATGGATGATGACGGATTCTTCCGTGCACCGGCATCCGGTGGATACCACAGCAATCAGCCTGGTGGACTGGCTGAACACACGCTGAATGTCATGCACAATGCTGAAAAAATCGGTGTTGCCCTGCTTGGCGGTGCCGGATACAACCTGATCCAGAACAGCGTGATCATTGCAGCCATTCTGCATGACCTTGGTAAGGTTGGCGACTATGGGAAACAGTTCTATGTTCCCAACATGGTGCAGGATGGACGGCCTACCAAGGCAGATCCCATTCAGCACTACAAACAGTCAGAAAAGAAGCCGTACAAGCGGAACACGGATCTGACCAACATTCCACACGGCATCCGGTCAGCAATCATTGCCAATAGGTGGTTTGAACTGACCGAAGATGAAGAATATGCTATCTGCTTTCATGATGGCATGTATGAACCGTCAAACAGGGCTGTCATTCCTGGACATGAAACCCAGCTGTTGATGATCATTCACTGGGCTGACATGTGGGCATCACACGTTCAGGAAGGCACTGCAAATGACATTGAAGATTAAGAAAGAGAGGATAAAAGAATGGCACAGAAAGTTTTGATCATGGGTGAAAGCGGCACCGGAAAATCCGCTTCCCTTCGGAACTGTGATCCGGCCACAACCGCTGTGGTCAATCCTGTTGGCAAGCCCCTTCCCTTCAAGGGATCCGGCAAGTTTGAAATGCTGAACAGCGTGACGGATGCCAGGAAGATCACCAGATGGATGAAGGAACAGGCAGCAGCCGGAAAGAAGCTGATTGTGGTGGATGACTTCCAGTATATGCTGGCAGTCCCCTATATGAACAGGATCAAGGAATCCGGCTGGGACAAGTGGAATGATTTTGGTGCTAATTACTATGACATCATTGAAGTCTGCAAGGAACTTCCGGATGACGTGATTGTGGTGTACATGACACACCTGGAAACCCTGGACACCGGCCTGACCACCGTGAAGCTGATCGGAAAGATGCTTCGTGAGAAGATCACCATTGAAGGCCTGTTCACTATCGTTCTTCGGACTGGCTGCTATGAAGCAAAATACTACTTCTACACCCAGAACAGCGGCAAGGACACGGTGAAGTCCCCCATGGGCATGTTCCCCACCTATGCCATTGACAATGATCTGGCCTATGTGGTGGACAAGATCAGAAACTACTATGAACTGGACGGTGCCGTGTCTGATGCTGAAATGGCTGCCGCTGATGCTGCTGTTGCCGCTGACATCCAGAAGCCTGACGGATCTGGCAGAAGGGCAAGAACTGGAAAGAATGCATCCACTGGTGAACAGCCGAAAACCCATGATGAAGTGGTTAAGTCCAATCAGGAAAAAGTTGCCGCCTATATGGATGCACAGCAGGCTGCCGTGGATGCCATTGCTGATGGCCGTGAAGAAATTCCTTTTGAAGAAGCAGCGGCAGCTGCTGCCACGGTTCCTGCACCGGAACTTGAAAAGGTTCCCAGAAGAACCAGGAAGGAACGTAAGGCCGAAGTTGCCAGCGTGGACACCGGCACCGGAACCATTGTTGGTGCCACTGCTGAAGAAATGAAGGCGCTGGAAGCTGAAGATCAGCTGGCCGGTGCCATGAATCCCCCTGCTGATCCGGAACCGGCACCTGCTACATCCGGCAGACAGAGAAGAACCAGAAGATCCCGTACACAGGCGGCAGCCAATGCTGAAGCCCTTGATGATGAAGACATTCCCTTCTAAGGGACAACAAAGAAAGTGAGGTATATAAAAATGGCAGTTGATTTCAGTGCTTTTGATGCAATGATGGATCCCAATCTTCAGGAAGACGTGAAGAACGCAAAAGAATTTGCAGACGTACCCAACGGTGACTATATCGTTGGCATTGACCGGATGGAAGTGAAGCTGACCAAGGCCAAGGACAAGCTGATGTTTTCTGCACAGCTGTCCATCAAGGAAAACAGTGACGGCAGCACCTGCACCCAGAAGGGCAGAAAGATCTTCTTCAACCGTGTGATCAGCGGCAACAAGACCAGTGAAAACTGGAATGATGGCCGTGCAATCAAGTCCGTCATCACCTGGATCAGCAAGATGGGCATTGATGATCTGGTCTTTGTGAACTATTCAGACTTTGCTGAACAGGTTCTGGACATCTTCCAGGAAGTTCAAGGCACGGTGGAACTGGATGTCACCTATAAGGCTGATGACTTCAATCCCATCACCATCAATGAAGCGTTTGACATCTAAACTATAAGCGGTGCAGGTGTCGGTGAAAACTGACACCTGCATCTGATGCAGAAAGGCGGTGAACGGCATGATCTTCTATGACTTTGAGGTCTTCAAGTATGACTGGCTGGCAGTGTTTGTGGACATGACCGCCAGAAAAGAACATGTGATCATCAATGATCCGGAAGCACTGAAGATCCTGTATGAAGCCAACTGCAAGGACATCTGGGGTGGATATAACAATAAGCATTATGACCAGTACATCATGAAGGGCATCATGCTTGGCATGGATCCGAAGGACATCAATGACCGGATCATCATCAACCATGAAGAAGGCTGGCAGATCAGCAGTGCATTTAACAAAATCCAGATGATCAACTATGATGTGATGCCTTCCAACAATGAAGAAATGGCAACTGTTGGTCTGAAGACGCTGGAAGGTTTCATGGGATCAGACATTCAGGAAACGGAAGTTCCCTTTGACATTGACAGGAAGCTGACACCGGCAGAGATTGAACGGACTGTCTTCTATTGCCGCCATGACGTTCATGAAACCATCAAGGTATTCATGGAACAGATTGACCAGTTCAATGCCATGTATGGCATTGTGAAGGCATTCCCCCATCAGGTCAGCATCAGGGACATTGGTGACACGGAAGCCAGAATCACTTCCAAGGTGCTTGGATGCGTAAAGACGGCATGGGATGATGAATTTGCATATACCTTCCTTCCCTGTCTTCGGCTGAAGAAATACAAGTATGTGCAGGACTGGTTCAGGAATGCAATCATTGACTGTTCACGGGAAATGCAGCAGCTGTTCAATGATCCGAAGACCAAGCCTTCAGAACGGCATAAATATGACGTGAAGGATCTGTACTGGTGGTCAAAGTATTTCTATTCCAGATCACTGACAACCACTGTGGCAGGCATTCCACACACCTTTGGTTTTGGCGGCCTGCACGGTGCACCTGATCAGCCCATTCACGTGAAGGGACAGCTGCTACATGTTGACGTGAACAACTACTACCCTTCCATGCTGATTGCGTGGGATCTGGTCACCAGGACGGCCACAAATGACAATTACACCGTGGTCTATAAGACCAGGAAGGCGCTGAAGGTCAAACAGCAGGAAGCGGCTGCTGCCGGTGACAAGGCAATGGCCAAGCACTACAAGAAGCAGCAACTGCCGTATAAGAAAATGCTGAATGCCCTGTCAGGTGCCATGAAGGACAAGACCAATCCGGCCTTTGATCCCAGGAACAACAATTCCATGTGCATCAATGGTCAGCTGATGCTGCTGGATCTGATTGAACACCTTGAAGTGATTCCTGGATTCCAGCTGATCCAGTCCAACACGGATGGCCTAATCATCCTGGTGCCTGACACGGATGAAGCCTTTAACATGGTGGATGACATCTGCTGGGAATGGGAACAGCGGTGCAGCACTGAAAAATGTGAAATCCTGCTGGCCTTGGATAACATCAGTGAGATCTTCCAGAAGGACGTGAACAACTATCTGTGGATAGGTCAGGACGGCAGTGTGGAAAGGATCGGTGCCTATCTGAAGGAATTGTCCAGGATAGACAATGACCTTCCCATTCTGAACAAGGCCGTGGTTGACTTCATGGTGAAGAAGGTTCCGGTGGAAAAGACCATCAGTGAATGCACGGATCTTCTGATGTTCCAGAAGATAGTGAAGCTGTCCGGAAAATATAAGCACGTGGAACATGAAACCGGTGTGCCAACAGTCCTGAAGGTGACCAATCACCGTGACGGATCCAGAACGGAAGTGCTGTCCTATCCTTCCAGTGAACGGTATCAGTTCAAGTGCTACAGGGTGTTTGCCAGCCGGATCCGTGAAGATGGCAGGCTGATGAAATGCGGCGGCAGCCGTGGGAAGCCTGAAAAGTTTGGCGGCACGCCTGATCATTGCTTTGTGGACAACAGCGACATGACAGCATCCACCATTCCGGCCAAGCTGGACAGGGAATGGTACATACAGAAGGCAAAGGAACGATTGAAGGCCTTCGGAATCACCGTATAGAAAGGACAGGACATCAATGGAATTGAAAGATCAGACAATTCATTTCACATATGGAAGTTTCAGGTCACATGGTGAAATGACCATAGTGTTGTTCCAGTTCCTGCTTGGTGAAGGCCGTGGAATGGGAAAGGTGAAGAAGCTACTGAAGATCACCAGGACAGTGGAATGCATCAATCCATCCGTGGACATCATCATGGGGCAGGTTCAGCAGTTCATTGAACAGTTCAATGAAGAATTTACAGAAACAAAGAAGCACACCAGCAACATGGTGATCAGTCTGGAAAGCAAGGTCAGGCTGGCTGAAAAGATGCTGGATGCAGACCGGCAGAACAGGAACCGTGTGAAGCGTTTTGCAGGTAAAGGCAAGGTCAATCCGGCATGGGAAAAGCTGAATGACATTGTGAAACAACGTGATGAAGAATGGAAATCACTGAAGAAGGATCTGGCTGCCAATAAGCGGATCCTGGACAAGCTGGATAAGGACAAGGCATTCCTTCAGGAAGTTTCCGGTCTTCTGGGATAAGGTGGTGATAGTGTGCTTTACAAGGGTTATGTGGAAACCAAGGGCAAGCGCCCCATTGAACAACTGAAGAACAGGAAGACCTGGAAAACCCTTGCTGAAGTGAAGGACTGCAATGGCTATGCAGGTGTTCTGGCTGATGATGTCATCCTGATTGACATTGATGATGGGGATCAGGCTGAAATTCTGATGAAGATCGTGGAAGATCGGCAGCTGAACTGCAAGGTGATCTGCACAACCAGGGGAAAGCACTTTCTGTTCAAGAACCACCAGGTAACAAGGAACCGGACACACGTGCCACTTGGAATAGGCCTGACGGCAGACATCAAGGTTGGATCCAAGCTGTCCACGGAAGTCATCAGGATAGACGGTCAAGACCGTTTTGTGGAATGGGACGTGGAACCGGGTGTGGAATATCAGGAACTTCCAAAATGGCTGACACCGGTCAGATCTTCGGCAGACTTTCTTGACATGTCAGCTGGTGACGGAAGGAATCAGGCACTGTTCAACTACATCCTGACACTTCAGGGCAGTGACTACAGCGTGGACGAATGCCGGGAATGCATCCGGATCCTGAATCGCTTTGTGCTGCATGAACCGCTGCCGGATGATGAACTGGAAGTCATTCTAAGGGATGAAGCGTTTCAGAAGCCGGTGTTCTTCATTGGTGCCAGCTTCCTGTTTGATAGATTTGCCCATTACATGGTCAGCAATAACCACGTGGTGAACATCAATGGCCAGCTGCACATCTATCAGGATGGCACCTATGCACCAGGCTACAGGCAGATTGAACACAGCATGATAGAGCTGATCCCAAACCTGAAGAAGACACAGCGCCGTGAAGTCCTGGACTACATGGAACTGATTGCAGAACAGCTTCAACCGGCAGATGCCAGATTCATTGCCTTCCAGAATGGCATATATGACATTGTTGATGATCACTTGCTTCCGTTCAATCCTGAATACGTGATCACCAACAAAATACCGTGGAACTACAATCCGGATGCCGTCAATGAACTGGCAGATAAAACGCTGAACAAGCTGGCCTGTGATGATGCTTCCATCCGTGCGCTGCTGGAAGAATGCATTGGATACTGTTTCTTCAGAAGGAATGAACTTGGAAAGGCATTCATTCTGACCGGGGATAAGTCCAACGGCAAGTCAACCTTCCTGGAAGTGGTCAAGGCCATACTGGGTGAACAGAACATATCAGCGTTGGATCTGAAGGAACTTGGTGACCGTTTCAACACTGCCATGATGTTTGGCAAGATGGCCAACATTGGTGATGACATTGGTGATGACTTCCTTCAGGGCAGTCAGGTGGCCATATTCAAGAAGATTGTCACCGGCAACCGGATCAAGGGTGAATACAAAGGCCTGACACCGTTTGAATTTAATCCGTACATCAAGATGCTGTTCTCTGCCAATGACATCCCCAGGATGAAGGACAAGACAGGTGCCGTTCTTCGGCGCTTGGTCATTATTCCCTTCAATGCAACCTTCAGTGACCAGGATCCTGACTATGATCCGTTCATCAAGTACAGGCTGTGTGAACAGGAATCAGTGGAATACCTGATCCGGATCGGCATTGAAGGCCTGAAGCGTGTCATTGCCCACAATAAGTTCACCAAGTCTGAAAAGGTGGAAAAAGAAATCAGGGACTATGAGGAAGAAAACAATCCCATTGCTGCATTCATTGAAGACCAGGGTGTGGAAATGATTGAAAACCAGCCCACAGCCGAAGTGTACAAGCGTTATCAGGTCTTCTGTGCAGACAATGCCCTGACACCCATGTCCAACATTGTGTTCAGTAAACAGGTGAACAAACGGCTGAACTTTGAAGTGAAATGCAGGAAGATCAATGGTAAGGTCATCAAAATTTTTGTAAGGTGGAAAGAAGATGAAAAAGTGGTGGACTAAAATCATGGCCGTGCCGGTCATTGTGGTCAAGGCACAGAGAAACACAAAACGGAACCTGGATAGGGCAACCATCAAACTTGGCTGGAAGGGCATTCTGAAACTGCTGATTCACAGAAAGATAGTGGTTGTAGTTTCTTATTATCCACTGATTCTGTCTGGAAAGGCAAAGATGAATGACAACGGTGACGGCACCTTCACCATGACTATGGAGAATGAAAACTATGAACAAGGATCCAAGGAAGAACGCTGAAGGATATGCGGATCCTACAGCCTACTATGGGACAAGGGAAATCATCCGGGAAGAATCCGAAGCGGACAAGCGTGTGAATGAACTGATCAAGGTGCTGAAGTTCATCATCCGGCAGTCTGGCTGTGAACTGATCACCCGGATCCAGATCAGGGACGTGAAGTCAGGAAGGGAATACAAATGAAACAGGATGATGAAGATCAGCTTGAATGGCTGACACAGTGGCGAAGTCAGCAGAAGGAAAAGCAGTTCTACAAGACCATGATTCACTATCACTGGAATGCCATGGTGGACTGGATCAGAAAATACTTCAGAAGGGAATGGAAAAATGGCTGATGTCTGTATTTTCAGAAATGGAATGTTTCTATGGATAGAAAGGATAGAGGAAATGAGCATACTTGAACAGAATGCCAAGCTGTTTGGCACTGAAAACTGCCTGACACAGACCATGGAAGAATGCGGTGAACTGATTCAGGCCTGCAACAAGGTTCTTCGTGCCGGTGGCCGTGGCAAGCGCCCTGCCTGTACATATGAAGATGCCATGGCCATGCTGAAGAAGGAACTGGTGGATGTCGGCATCATGATTGACGAACTGAAGTATCTGCTGTGCATGGATGCAGGTGAACTGGAACGGATCCGGCAGGTATCACTTCAGGAAACCAATGACCTGATCTTCGGAAAGAAAACCCGTGGTGGTTGATGGTGGTTTTTCGGAATAGTTGACTGGTAGTTGACTGGTAGTTGACTGAAAAATGGACTTGGTAACGGTTGCGGACATAGTTGGTAACAGTTGAAGGTAACGGTTAAAACCCTTGAAATATAAGGCGGTAACGGTTGGTAACGGTTAAATCATCTTTTTATCTGAAATTAAAAAAATTATCAATCTAAACCGTCTGAAAGAAAAAATAAAAAAGAAAATATATAGTAGAGTGGGCACTTTAACCGTAACCAACCGTTACCTTTTCTGAAAACCGTTGATACATAAGGCCTGAAGGCGGTAACGGATAAAAAAGTTAAGTGGTACCTGAACCGGTACCGGAAAGGAAAGATAATGGGTGAAGAAATGACTGCAAAAGAGTATTTGAAGCAGCTTGAACTGCTGAATGAAATGATCAATCAGAAGGTGTCACAGGTTGATGAATTAAGGGAAATGGCAATGGGTGGGGGAATGGGGATCCGCTATGACAAGGATCCAGTTCAGACTTCCGTGTCAGCTGATGCAGGAACCAACAAGATCATCAAGTACATTGACCTTGAAAATGAAGTAAATGCTGACATTGACAGGTACGTTGACCTGAAGAACAGGATCATCAATCAGATCCACGGCATCAAGAACGTGAACCACATGAAGCTGCTTTACAAAAGGTATGTTGAATTCAAGCGGCTTGAAGTCATCAGCGTGGAAATGAACTTCAGCTATGACCACACCAGAAGGCTTCACGGTTATGCCCTGCTTGATTTTGAACGGACATACCATGATGATCTGAAGGGTGATCTGAAAAGTTGACACACAATGCCACATTCACCTGTGTTATACTGATACCGTGCAAATTTGCACACTGCAAAATAGACTGACCGGGCTGCCGAAGGGTGCTAAAATCTCCTGCCTTCGGCAGCTACTTTGTTTGTGGAGATAAGAAAGTGGGTGATCTCTTGCCAAGGGCAAAGAACGCAAAAACAGCGGATGCCCTTCAGTTATATAGGCAAGGGCATTCCCTGAAAGACATTGCTGACCTGCTTCAGGTTCCGGAAAGCACAGTCCGGTCATGGAAAAACCGTGGTAAGTGGGAATGCAACGAATGCAACGGAACAAATGCAACGGAAAAGACCGTTGCAAATGTTGCAAACAGAAAACCCAGAAGGGAAAGACAGAAGAAGGAATCTGTTGCCGTTGAAGTCCAAGTTGTATGTGAAAACCCTGAATTGACTGAAAAACAAAGGCTTTTCTGCACTTATTACGTCAGGTCATTCAATGCAACAAAGTCATATATGAAGGCATATGGCTGTGATTATTGGACGGCAGCCACAAACGCTGGCCGTCTGCTGAAAAAAGCTGAAATAGTTCAGACCATCAATGAACTGAAACAAGCCAAGATGACCAGGGAACTGCTGAAGGAAGAAGACATCTTCCAGAAGTACCTGGACATTGCCTTCAATGATATCACTGATTATCTGGATGTCATCCAAGATGATGAAGGACAGGTCATCCGGATCCGTGACCTGGATGAAGTAGACGGCACCCTGATCAATGAGATAGCACCAACACAGTATGGTTACAAGATCAAGTTGCCAGATAGACAGAAGGCACTTGACTGGCTGGCTGACCACATGGATCTGGCCACTGAAGAACAGAAGGCACGGATCCAGGCATTGAAGCAGAAGTCTTCCGGTGATCCTGCTGAACCGGAAGATGATGGTTTCCTGGATGCCCTGAACAGGTCAACAGCTTCAGACTGGGATGACTATGAAGATTAGTTCATTCAAGTTCAAACCATTCAGCAGGAAACAGCGTCAGATCCTGAACTGGTGGTGTCTTTCATCCCCCGTCAAGGATTATGATGGCATTATAGCAGACGGTGCTATCAGATCCGGCAAGACCGTCTGCATGTCCCTGTCCTACGTGATGTGGGCAATGTCCACGTTCAATGGGGAAAACTTCATCATTGCAGGCAAGACCGTGGGATCCTGCCGAAGAAACGTCATTAAGCCGCTGAAGCAGATGCTGACAAGCCGTGGCTATACGTTTGAAGACCGAAGGACTGACAATGTGCTGGTGATCCACCGTGGGAAGATCACCAATGAATTTTACATCTTCGGCGGCAAGGATGAAGGTTCACAGGATCTGGTTCAGGGTATTACGGCAGCAGGTGCATTCTTTGATGAAGTGGCACTGATGCCGAAGTCCTTTGTGGAACAGGCCACAGGTCGCTGTTCCGTGGACGGATCCAAGTATTGGTTCAACTGCAACCCTGGATCACCATATCACTGGTTCAAGCAGGAATGGATTGACCAGCGCAAGGAAAAGAACGTCATATACCTGCACTTCACCATGGATGACAACCTGTCACTGTCCGAAAAGATCAAGGAACGGTACAGGAACATGTACCGTGGTGTGTTCTTCAAGCGGTACATCCTTGGTCTGTGGGTGATGGCTGAAGGTCTGATCTATGACATGTTTGATCCGGCCAAGCACGTGGTGCAGCCTGATCAGATACCGGCAATCATTCCAAACACCTGGCACGTGTCCTGTGACTACGGCACACAGAATGCCACGGTATTCCTTCTGTGGGGACAAGGCCAGGACAAGAAATGGTACTGCTGCCGTGAATACTACTATTCCGGCAGGGACACTGAACAGCAGAAAACTGATACTGAATATGCCAATGACCTTCAGAAGTGGCTGGACGGCATCAAACCACAGAAAATAGTGGTGGATCCGTCAGCTGCTTCTTTTATTGCGGAACTGAAGAAACGTGGGTACAGCATCAAGAAGGCCAGGAATGACGTGCTTGACGGTATCCGGTTCCTTGCTTCACTGCTGCTGAACGGTTCAGTGAAGTTCAGTTCAGACTGCAAAATGACCATTCAGGAATTTGCATCCTATGTTTGGGATGAAAAGGCCGCTGAACGTGGTGAAGACAAGCCGGTCAAGAAATTTGACCATGCCATGGACAGCAGCAGATACTTTGCATACACAATAATCCGGAAGCCTTCAGGGTTATCCGTCATGAAGTAGGTGATTCAATATGGAATTGGAAATTGTAAAAAAGATCATACAGAAGTATTCCGGAAGACGTGAAAGCTATGTGCATGAATCCATGATAGCTGAACGGTACTACCGGAATGAAACGGACATCCTGTTTGAACCGAAGAAGGTCAAAGAAGAAACCGTGAAGGATAATGAAGGCAATCTGGTCACCAGGGACGTGGCTGCACCAATGCGGAACGCTGACAACCGGATCCCCTTCAACTTCCATGGACTGCTGGTCAACCAAAAGGCCAGCTATATGTTCACGGCACCACCCGTCTTTGACATTGGTGCTGAACAGGCAAATAAGGCCTTGACTGCCTTCCTGGGTGACAAGTATCCGAAGGTGTGCAAGGATCTGTGTGTGGAAGCATCCAATAAGAAGACCGGCTGGATCCACGTCTGGTTCAGTAGGGATGACAACAGCTATAAGTATGCCGTGGTTCCTTCTGAACAGGTCTTTCCCATCTGGACAAAATCCCTTGACCGGCATCTGATGGGTGTCCTTCGGACATACCATGAAATTGATGATGACACCGGCAAGGAATTTGATGTCTATGAACTGTGGAATGATACAGAATGTGAAGCCTACTATCTGCCTGCTGGTGAAACACTGGAAGAAGGTCTGCTTCCCTATAACTGCTTCACGTTCATTGACGTGTACGGTCAGTCCAGCCAGGTGAATCAGTTCAAGCATGACATTGGTGAAACACCGTTCTTTGCCTTTGACAATAACAACATCCACACGGATGACCTGAAGAACATCAAACCGCTGATTGACGTGTATGCCAAGGTCTTTTCTGGTTTTGTGAATGATCTGGAAGACATCCAGGAAGTCATCTTTGTGCTGACTAACTATGGTGGCGCAGATCTGAATGAATTCCTGTCAGATCTGAAATACTACAAGACCATTAAAGTAGAATCTGACGGTGATGGTGACAAGTCCGGTGTTTCCACCCTGACCATTGATCTGCCGGTGGAAGCCAGGGAAAAGCTGCTGACCATCACCCGGCGCTGCATCTTTGAACAGGGTATGGGTATTGACCCGGATCCACAGAATTTTGGCAACAGTTCCGGTGTTGCGCTGAAATTCCTGTATTCCCTTCTGGAACTGAAGTCCGGCCTGATGGAAACGGAATTCCGGCCTTCCTTCGGACGGCTGATCCGCTGTATCTGCCGTGTGAATAACATTCAGATCAAGGATGATGCAATCATTCAGACCTGGACAAGAACCATGGTGCAGAATGATCAGGAACTTGCACAGATTGCACAGGTATCTGCCGGTGTGATCAGTGATGAAACCATCATCCGGAATCATCCGTGGGTGGAAAATCCCCAGGATGAAATGGACAGGCTGAAGGAAGAAAAGGCCGAAAAGATGAAGGAAGCGCAGGAAGCCTTCAATCAGCAGTATGATCCTTTTGGGAATATGACCAAGAAACAGCCTGGTGAAGGTGATGATGATGACGGCAAGGATCCTGAAGGAAAGGAAGGTAAGGCCGAATGAAGACTTCTGATCTGATCAAGCTGGGACTGACACCTGAACAGGCTGCAAGACTGTCCCGGAATGGTCAGTATTGGAAGATCCGTTTTGGCCAGGTGGAACAGGCACAGCATGACCGTGGTGTGCAGGCCTTCCAGAAGATTGATGCACAGTACCGTCAGGCACAGAAGGACATTGAAGCCAAGATTGATGCCTGGTACCGGCGCTTTGCTGACAATGAGGGAATCACACTTCAGGAAGCCAGAAAGATGCTGGATGCCAAGCAGCTGGCTGAATTCAAGTGGGATGTTAATGACTATATCCGCTATGGTCAGGAAAATGCCATTTCCGGCCAATGGGCAAAGGAACTGGAAAACGCTTCAGCCAGATTTCACATCAGTAGGCTGGAAGCATTGAAGGTTCAGTGCCAGCAGGATGTGGAAGTCCTGTTTGGTGCACAGGCTGACATTTTTGATCAGGCCATGCGTGACATCTACAAGTCCGGGTACTATCACAATGCCTTTGAACTTCAGAAGGGCATTGGTGTTGGATGGGACTTTTCTGCACTGGATCCGAAGCACATTGACCGGGTGATCAACACCCCGTGGACTGTGGATGGCAGAAACTTTTCCACCCGGATCTGGGACAGCAAGGAAAAGCTGATTGGTGAAATAGATCAGACGCTGACACAGAACATCATTCTGGGTAAGGATCCACAGAAGGCCATTGATGCCATAGCAACCAGACTGAACGTGTCCAAGTCACAGGCAGGCAGGCTGGTCATGACTGAAGAAGCATACTTCAGCAGCATGGCACAGAATGACTGCTTCAAGGATCTGGACGTGGACAAGTATGAAATTGTGGCCACGCTGGACAGCATCACTTCTGACATCTGCCGTTCCATGGATGGCAAGGTGTTCAAGATGTCTGAATGGGAAATTGGTGTCACTGCACCACCCTTCCACCCATGGTGCCGGACTACTACTGTTCCGGCCTTTGATGATGACTTTGGCCTGGTTGGTGAACGTGCTGCCAAGGATGAAAAAGGCAAGACATACTATGTGCCTGCCAATATGACCTATAAGCAGTGGGAAAAGGCTTTTGTTCAGGGCAATAAAACAGGACTTCAACAAGTTCAGCCTGTTCAACAGGTTCAGTCCGGTGGTATAATAGAACCTGATCCGTCTGTTGACAGAAGCAAGGCACAGAAAGCAGCTGATCCGGATGTCCAGAAGATCCTTGACAGGTATCCGGTCATTCATGGTGAACATACCTATGAACAGGACATCAAGGCAGTCAACCCACACTATGCTGAATCCAAGAAAAAGCGGAACAAGCAGTACACAAACAACTGTCAGCGTTGTGTGAATGCCTATGAAGCCAGAAGACGTGGATATGACGTTGAAGCCGGTGCCAGAATAATCAGCAATGATCCGCTGGCTGTCATGATGAATGACAAAGGGTGGGCAAATGTCTATGAAAATGGCCGTGATCAACTGGTTCAGTGCTTCAGCAATTCAGCGGATGGTGTCAGAAAGAAAGTCATTGAACAGATGAAAGCATGGGGTGACGGTGCCAGGTCTATTGTCCGTGTCCAGTGGAAAGGCGGCACTGGTGGTCATGTCTTCATTTCTGAAGTTCACGGTGATGACATCCTGTTCATGGATCCGCAAACTGGCAGCATGGACTGCCTGAACTATTTTGACCTGGCCAAGGTGAATAAAACCCATCTGCTTAGAATTGATGACAAAGAATTCACCACCTTGATTCAGGACTGCTGCTTCTATAAGTTAGGGGGACAGAAATGATAACCATTGAAAAGGCAAGAAAAAAGGCTGAAGAATATGCTTCAGGTGTGAAGCTGGGAAAAGCACTGGATGACGGTGAATACTTCATTTTTTCGTATGATGAAGAAGTGGATGAATCACCTATCTGTGTGAACAAGGAAACCGGTGAAGTTGATGACTACTTTCCACCGGATCACATGGAAGCATTCCTGAATGCCAAGGAAATTGAAGAATAAACATCCTTGATTATCAAGGCACCTGGAAACAGGTGCCTTTTTAATTGCCCTGAACATGGCATGAAACCGTTCATCCACCATCACACCTTGCTATGTGAATAAACTGGCAGAAAAACCTATCTACCGGAACCAACCGGAATAAAACAGGAAGAAAGGAAAGGTAAAAGTTATGTTGGAATGGTTACAGACGATTTTGGAAGGTGCAAAGATCACGGATGGAAAGCTGGATGTGGCAGCGGTCATGAACGCTGTCAAAACGGAATTTCCCAAGTTTGCGGTGCCGAAGGATGACTTCAACAGCAAGATCAATGAGTTGAAGACGGCCAATGACACCATCACCCAGCTGAAGAAGGATGCCAAGGACAATGCTGACCTTCAGGCCAAGATCAAAGAGTATGAAGACCAGGTGAAGAAACTTCAGAAGGATGCAGCTGACACGGCCAAGACCTATGCGCTGAAGGCCAAGCTGACTGAAGCCGGTGCCCTGGATCCGGACTACCTGATTTACAAGCAGGGCGGTCTGGAAAAGTTCACCTTTGATGCTGACGGGAAGCCCATTGGCATTGATGATGTGGTCAAACCCCTGAAAGAATCTGCACCACACCTTTTCAAGCAGAAGGAAGGTGCTGACTACAACCCTGCCGGTGGTGCAGGCGCTGGTGGTGGAACCACCAATCCCTGGAAGAAGGAAACCTACAACCTGACTGAACAGGGAAGAATTCTGAAGGAAAACCCGGTGCAGGCCAAACAGCTTGCTTCTGCTGCCGGTGTCACACTGAACATCTAAACAACATGAAAGGAAGGAATAAAAATGGCTGTAACAACTTTATCTGATGTCATTGTTCCTGCTCTGTTCAATCCCTACGTGAGCAACAGAACCAAGGAACTGTCCGCTTTGTTCCAGTCCGGGATCATCACTTCCAGTCCGGAATTTGATTCCCTGGCTTCCGAAGCGGCACCCATCCACAACATGCCGTTCTTTGAGGATCTGACCGGTGCATCTGAAGATGTCCTGGAAGGTCAGTCCCTGACGGCCAAGAAGATCACGTCCAACAAGGACGTGTCCACCACCATCCGCAAGGCCAACATGTGGGCTGCCACTGACCTGGCTGCCGCCCTGGCCGGTGCTGATCCCATGAAGGAAATCGGTGACAAGGTGGCTGCATACTGGGCACGTGAGTATCAGCGGATCCTGATCAAGATCCTTGGCGGTGTCTTCGGCACCTACACGAATTCCCAGTCCCAGCAGGTTACACCCCTGTCTGACCACATCCTGGACATTTCCGGTGGATCCGGTGCGGCTGCCAAGATCAGCGCTTCTGCCTTCATTGATGCGCTTCAGCTTCTGGGTGATGCCCAGCAGGATCTGACTGCCGTTGCTATGCACAGCGCCACCAAGTCCTACCTGAAGAAGCAGAACCTGATTCAGACTGAACGGGACAGCAATTCCGTTGAGTTTGAAACCTATCAGGACAGACGTGTCATTGTTGATGACGGTTGTCCGGTCACCGTTGGTGGTGTCTATACCACCTTCCTGTTCGGTCAGGGTGCCCTTGCCTTTGGTGAAGGTTCCCCGGTTGGTTTCGTGCCTACTGAAATTGACCGTGACAAGAAGATGGGATCCGGCATTGACTACCTGATCAACAGGAAGACCTTCATCATGCATCCCCGTGGAATCAAGTGGACGGATGCTGTCAGAACTAACGTGGAAACCCCGTTGGAATCTGAACTGGCCAACGCTGAAAACTGGCTTCGTGTCTATGAGCCGAAGCAGATCAGGATTGTGGCATTCAAGCATAAGATTGCTTAATATCTGAAAGGCGGTGAACCGTATGACACAAACAGAACTGAATACACTGGTGACCATGCGGTTGTTGACTTTTGGATACACAGTGACGGAAGCAGACAACAGCCTGCTGTCCTACCTGATCGGAAAAACAACTGAATACGTCTGCAATTTCTGCAATTTCCGGAATAATCCTGAAGACATCCCTGAAGCCCTGAAGTACATTGTTGCTGACATGGCTGCCGGTGAATTCCTTCAGCAGAAGAAAACCTTTGCCCCCAATGATCTGACTGGTCTGAACTTGGATGCCGCTGTGAAGCAGGTAACAACTGGTGACACTACCACGGTGTTTGGCACCGGGGAAGGATCCCAGACTGATGAACAGCGGCTTGATGCATTTATCCGCTATCTGCTGTCCTACGGAAAGCATGAACTGTACAATCACAGGAAGGTGAAGTGGTGAATGCCAACGTGACGGCTGCAAGAGCGGCAGCCAGGGCAGCTTATGAGGAATACCACTATGACGGGCTGGCAACAGTGTCAGAGTGGCAGAAGACAAAGAATGCAGAAACCAAGTTGACAGGACACGGTGAAGTTGTCGTTCTGACGGATCAGCCGTGTCATCTGTCCATTGAGGGAAAAGCAGCTGGTGAACAGTCAGCATCAGCTGCCAGTATTGTACAGACCACAAAACTGTTCATCAGCCCTGATCTTCAGATCAAGCCTGGATCCAAGATCACTGTGACACAGGCAGGTGTGACCAACGTGTACACCCACAGCGGAAAATCAGCTGTCTATGACACACATCAGGAAATAGTGCTGGATCTGTTTGAAAAGTGGGCATAAATGGCAAAGTTCGGAAGGTTGGACATCCGTGAACTGAAAGAGTTTGAAAGGAAACTGAAAACCCTGCCGGATCCGGATGCCTTCCTGGAATCCTGTGCAAAAGAACTGGCGGCAAGGCTGCTTAGACAGGTTATCAAAAGGACACCGGTTGGCCAGTATCCGAAGTCATCCGGAAAGAAGGGTGGAACACTTAGACGTGGGTGGACTGCCGGAAAGCGTGAAGGCGCTGCCGCTTATGCGGCGGCCATGGACGTGCAGCACATTGGCACCAAGTACGTGATTGAAATTGTGAACCCCGTGGAATATGCCAGCTATGTGGAATATGGTCACAGAACGGCCAACCATAAAGGCTGGGTGCCTGGACGGTTCATGATGACGATTTCTGAACAGGAGATCCAGCAGATAGCGCCACAGGTGCTGGAAGCGAAGATCAAGAAATACATGGAAAGGATGGTGTGACTATGATCAATGAAATCATTCAGGCAATGTCAGTGGCTATGGATACTGAATTTAATGCTGAAGATGATGCCTATGAAATCTATGACAAAGAGATCCCCCAGGATCTGAATGCACCTGCATTCTACATTCAGTCCATCAATCCTGACACCAACCTGTTCCTTGGAAAGCGGTACCTGGCACATAACCATATGGTGGTGCAGTATTTCCCGGAATCTGAAACGGACTACCAGGAAGAATGCAATGCCATTGGTGAACGGCTGATGTGGATCCTTGAATGGATCACGTGTGCCGGTGATGACAGGCCTATCCGTGGATCCAACATGCACTTTGAAGTGGTTAACGGCATCCTGAACTTCTTTGTGGACTATGAATTCTTCATCCGGAAGGTGGAAGAAAAGGACAAGATGGAAACCATGGAATTGCAGCAGACAGCAAATTGAAGAAAGGAATGAAACTATGGCACAGAAAAAGAATCCTTCTGTGGATGTTACTGAAGCTGTGGCTGATGCCAATGCTGAAGCCGTAGTTGCAGAAACAGTCACGGAAGTGGCATATGATAAGGCACAGCTTTTGGGCAGTGCCAAGTATGCTGCCAGAAGGGATCTGATCTATGCCTTGCTTGAAGATGGAAGAAAGTACACCTTCAGCATGGTGGACAGAATGATCAGTGACTTCCTTGGCAGTGATTTCAGCGAAAACAAAGAAAGGAAAGGTGACTAAGAATGGCATTAGGCGGTGGTTCTTTTATCACACAGAATAAAGTCCTTCCTGGCAGCTACATCAACTTCGTGTCTGTGGCTGCTGCCAGTGCCACCCTGTCTGATCGTGGTGTGGTTACCATGCCGCTGGAACTGGACTGGGGTGCTGAAGGCAAGATATTCATGGTTACCCAGGAAGACTTCCTGAAGAATTCCATGAAGTTCTTCGGCTATCCGTATGGTGATCCGAAGATGAAAGGTCTTCGTGACCTGTTTATGAATGCCAAGGTGCTTTATGCCTACCGTCTGAACAGTGGCGGTGTCAAGGCTTCCTGCACCTTTGCAACTGCAAAACATGCTGGCACCCGTGGCAACAGCCTGAAGATCGTGATCCAGGCCAACGTGGATGATCCTACCATGTTTGACTGCTACACCTACTTTGGTGACACGGCAGTTGACATGCAGACTGTGGCTTCCGCTTCCGGTCTGGTAGATAATGACTATGTGGACTTTGATCAGACGGCTACCCTTCTGGTGACTGCTGCCACCCCGTTGACGGGCGGCACCAACGGCAGTGTTTCCGGTACTGCATACCAGTCCTACCTGGATGCTGCTGAATCCTACCGTTACAACATCATGGGTGTTGTCACCACTGACACCACCATCAAAGGTCTGGTCAAGGCCTTCCAGAAGCGTATGCGTGAAGATGTCGGCATGAAGTTCCAGGCCGTGCTTCATGACTATGCCGGTGCTGACTACATGGGTGTGATCAGCGTGGACAATGACACCACTGACAGCGGCTGGTCTGCTGCTTCCCTGGTGTACTGGGTGTCCGGCGCTGAAGCTGCCTGTGCTGTCAACAAGTCCTGCCAGAACAAGAAGTATGACGGTGAATTCACGGTTGACGTGGACTACACCCAGTCTGACCTGGCTGCTGCAATTCTGGCTGGCAAGTTCGTGTTCCACAACGTGAACGGTGATGTCCGTGTCCTGGATGACATCAACACCATGCTGACCACCACGGATGAATGTGGTGACATCTTCAAGGACAATCAGTGCATCCGTGTCATTGACCAGATTGGCAATGACATTGCCGTGCTGTTTGCCACCAAGTACCTTGGTGTGGTGCCCAATGACAAGGCCGGACGGATCAGCCTGTGGTCTGACATCGTGAAGCATCATGAACAGCTTCAGGAAATCCGTGCCATTGAAGACTTTGATCCGTCTGATGTCACGGTGGAACAGGGTGACACCAAGAAGGCCGTTGTGGTCACTGATGCCGTCACCACTGTTGGTGCCATGTCCAAGCTGTACATGACCACCGTGGTTGCGTAAGGGAAAGGAAGGTGAACAAGAATGCCTAACATTACTGTTATGAAGGCCAAGGATGCGATTTCCGCAAGGCTGGCTGAATGCTATGTCACCATCAACGGCAGAAGGTACAACTTCATGCAGATGATTGACGTGGAATTCAAAATTGAGAAGACCAAGGGGACTATTTCCCGTCTTGGTGCTATCATGGCCGGTCATAAGTCCTATGGCATGGAAGGTACCTTCAGCGGTACCATGCACTACAACACTTCCGTCATGCGTGAACTGATGGCCGACTTCAAGAAGACGGGTGAAGACACCTACTTTGAGATCCAGATCACCAATGATGATCCTGCATCTGATGCAGAGCGTCAGACCGTCATTTTCTATGACTGCCTGACTGACGGTGGTGTGCTGGCCAAGTTTGATGCCGGTTCTGACAGTGAATCCCTGGATGAATCCATTGAAGGCACTTTTGATGACTTCAGCATCCCTGAAAGTTTCACGGAACTGGCTGGTTTCGTAGCTGGCTGATAAGAAATACCAAGGAATACGGAAAACCCGTCATATGGGCTTATATGGGCTTCATATGACGGGTATTTCTGTTATATCAACAACCGGAAAGGAAGGAAAAAGATATGTCCAATTTCAGCAGATTCATGAAGGCCAATAAGAAGCAGAAGGAAAACGGCTTCTATGCCCCTACTGCTTCCCTGTGTGATGAAAACGGTGATCCGCTTCAGTTTGAATTCAAGCCCATTTCTTCCAAGGACAATGAACAGATCAGGGAAGACTGCACCATTGATGTTCCCATCACCGGCAAGCCTAACCTGTTCAGACCGAAGCTGAACACTTCCAAGTATCTGGCCAAACTGATCGTGAAGTCCATGGTCACCCCTGATCTGTATGATGCAGAACTTCAGGACAGCTATGGTGTGAAGACACCGGAAGATCTTCTGTATGCCATGGTGGATGATGCCGGTGAATACCAGGATCTGTGTGTCTGGCTTCAGAAGTTCCAGGGATTCACCAAAACCCTTGATGAAAAGGTGGATGAAGCAAAAAACTGATAAATGAAGGTGATGCTGAAGCCAATTATGCATACTACTGTCTGCATAAACTTCACATTTTGCCTTCACAGTTTCTTGCCTTGGATGAACCGGAAAAGGCCTTCATTATAGCGGCCATTGACATCAAGGCCGAAAATGACAAGAAGGAAGAACGTGAACTGAAGCGGAAGGCTTCAAAAGGAAAAAGAAAGAAAGGATAAAACGTCATGTCCAGTATCAGAACAGGTATTGAACTTCAGGACAGCTTTTCCCCTGTCCTGGAAAGCATGGTCAGCACTGTGTCTGATGCCGTGCACAGCATGGAACAGATGCAGCAGGTCATGAATGCCGGTGTGGATACGGGCAACATGGACGGTGCAAGGGCAGACATTGATGCTGCTGCCGCTTCTGCCAGGGAACTGGCTGAAGCACTGGCCGGAATCAGTGCACCGGTGATCAACATGGATCAGCCGGTCATGCCGGAAACGGTCATGCCTAATCAGCCAAGACTGTCCAATGATCAGCTTGCCAATCCACCCCCTGTGACAATGCCGGTCACACCGGCTGTAACAGATCAGCCGGTTATAAATGTACCAGATGAAATAATTGTACCTGTTACTGCTTCTGTAACAGATCAGCCTGTCATTGACATTCCTGAAGAAATGACGGTACCTGTCACACCAGTTGTGACGGAACAGCCTGAAATAGAAGTGACAGAACCTGATCTTTCAGGTGTGGAACAGTATCAGCAGCAGATCCAGTTGGCATCCGCTGCACTTCAGCAGGTAAGAGAAAGACAGAATGAAATCATTGCTGCCGGTCAGCAGATGGATATTCTGTCCGATGAAACCAGAAGTGAAATCAATGCCACCACTGTTCAAATTGAACAGATGCAGCAGGCATTGAACCAGATTGAACAGAATCCACTTGAAGTGGATTCTGAAACTACCAGGCTTCAGATTGAAGCCTTGAATAAGTCCATTGCTGACACCCTTCAGACACAGGCACAGCTTAGTGATCAGCTGAAGGATATGTCCGTGCCGGTGGAATGGCAGCAGGACTTCCAGATCTTCCAGAATACCGGCATTGAACGGTTCAATGCAGAAGTTCAGTCTGCACAGCAGATGCTGAACACATTGAACACCACACAACAGAATATAGCACAGACTGCTTCAGGACTGGATATTCTACCGGATGCTGCCTTGCAGGACATCACCAATCTTGGACAGCGGCTTCAGGGCATTCAGCAGCGGATCCAGCAGATCAGCAGCAATAAGCTGAACATGGACACTGATGAAGCCAATGCTGAACTGGAACAGTTACGGACACAGTTGCATGGAATGGTGCAGGCACAGGAAGAACTGAATGCTGCCATTGACAGCGCTGATCCTGAACGGATCAATGCTGCATACCTTCAGCTGTCCGGAACCATCAGGGGAACCGAAGGCTACATCAGGGATAACGTCAGTGAACAGGGTGCATTCAACAATGCAATCAACCAGGGCACACAGGCGGCTTCCGGTCTGAACAACATGATCCGGACGGCCTTTGCTGGCTTCCTTGGTGTTGCTGGCATCAAGAAGACCATTGGTTTCATCCAGGAAGCCACTGAACTGTATGATACACAGCTGAATGCAGAAAATCAGCTGATGACGGTTCTGGCAAACATGGCTGACTGGTCTGAAGTGCCTGAATTCATTGTGGGCATTGATGACACACTGGCACTTGATGAATTTGGCAATCTGGTCAGCACCATTGACGGCACCACGGTTGACGTGACACCGGAAATGAGAACTGACTATCTGCTTGGTCAGTTTGATGCCGTTGCAAACAAGGCCAGTGAAATTCAGTCCAAGGGTATTTATGGTGATGAAGCCATGATTGCCGCTGGTGCTGAATTTGCCACCTACTTCACAGATACTGATGCAATCACAACCATGATGGACACCCTGTCCAACTATGCCATGGGTATGTCTGGCGGTGGTGCACTGGATACCACCCAGATGACCGATTATGCCACCAACCTTGGCAAGATCATGACAGGATCCTATGATGCCATGACCAAGAAGGGTTTTGAATTTACGGAAGCCCAGAAGGCCATTATTGAAGGCACGGCCACACAGGATCAGCTGACGGCAGTGCTTGGTGATGATTATGCATCCCTGTCTGATGAAATGCAGGCGGCCTTGGTGATCAGCCAGGTCATTGATGAATCCTGGGGCAATCTGTATGAAACAATGAGCAACACCCCTGAAGGTCAGATTATCCAGATGACCAATGCATGGGGTGATATGAAAGAAATGATTGGACAGCAGCTGTATCCGTACATTGTCCGTTTTGTCCAGATCATAAACGATAACTGGCCACAGATCACTGAACTGGTTGCAGGCTTTACAGATGCGCTGGCCATGGTGCTTGGCATCCTGGGGAACATGCTGGAAGGTGCCATAGAGTTTGCACAGGTCATCCAGGATAACTGGTCTTGGATTGAACCTATAGTGCTTGGAATTGTGGCTGCCCTGTCTGCATATGCCGTTATTTCCGGCATTGTGGCTGTGGCAAACGGCATTCATGCCGCTTCCGAAGCTGCCAAGGCTGCTGCACAGATGATGGCTACTGGTGCCACTTTTGCTGAAACGGCTGCACAGTATGGCTTGAATGCTGCATTGGCTGCATGTCCTATCACCTGGATTGTACTGGCCGTCATTGCACTGATTGCGGCATTGATTGCCGTCTGCCAGTGGATTGCCAACACTACAGGCGCTGCCAATTCTGCTTTTGGTGTCATCTGTGGTGGTATTGCAACGGTGGGCGCATTCTTCAAGAACCTTGGCCTGTCCATTGCCAATATTGCCATTGGTGTCTGGAACTGGATCAAGGCTGTGGTGACCAACATTGGCATAGCATTTTCCAACCTGGGACTGTCCATAGCAAACATTGCACTTGGCATCTGGAATGCCCTTGGTGCCGTGTGTGATAACATCGGCATAGCATTTCACAATGTCATTGCAAACGTCACCGGATGGTGGTATGGACTGTTATCGGATGTTCTGACGGTGGTTGCCGGAATTGCAGCTGCCCTGAACAAGCTGCCATTCGTGGAATTTGACTATTCAGGGATTGCAAACGCTGCTTCTGAATATGCTGCCAAAAGTGCTGCTGCCTATGAAGGAAAAGAAGACTATAAAAGCCTGCTGTCTGCCTTCCAGGAAGGCATGTCAACCTATCAGCTGAATGAAAATTACATGGACACCGGTGCTGCCTTTGATGCAGGCATGGACACCTTTGACACATTCCAGGAAGGATGGGCTTCAGATGCCTTTGCCGCTGGTGCTGAATGGGGTGACGGTGTTTCTGAAAGCGTGTCCGGCTTCTTTGATGGATTCACTGACATGTTTTCCACTGACGTTGAAGGTCTGTCTGACCGTGGTGATCTTGCCACACAGCTGGCCAACGGTGTTGGTGACATTGGATCCGGTGTTGGTGACATAGCCGGAAATACGGCAGCTATTGCAGGATCCTTGGACGTTACCAAGGAAGAACTGAAGTATTTACGTGACATTGCTGAACAAGAAGCTATAAACAGATATACCACAGCAGAAATTCACGTTGACATGTCCGGTATGCAGAACAATATCAACAATGACATGGATCTTGATGGTGTTGTAAGCGGTCTGACTGATGCGGTGAATGAAGCGGTGGATGAACTAACAGAGGGGGTGCATGACTAATGGCATATATGTTTTACCTGAAAAAGGGCCTTCTTCCTGTCACCCCCAAGGATTGCAAGATAAAGATCAATGGGAAAAACAAGAAGGTCACACTGATCAATGAAGGTGAAATCAACATCCTGAAGAAGCCTGGACTGACGGACATTGAATTTGAATGTCTGCTGCCAAACGTGCGGTATCCTTTTGCCGTGTACAACAGCGGCTTTCAGAATGCGTCCTACTTCCTGGACTACTTTGAAGAACTGAAGGTCACACAGGAACCATTCCAGTTCATCATCACCAGGGCTTTTCCTAATGGCAGGGCGCTGTACAACACCAACATCAAGGTGTCCCTGGAAGACTATCAGATCCAGGAAGGTGCAGACATTGGCTTTGATGTGAAGGTCAAGATCAGCCTGAAACAGTGGAAGGACTACGGAACCAAAACAGTGGCAATGACCATTCAGCAGAAGAAGGTTGTTGCATCACCGGAACCTGCACCAAGACCTGTGGAATCATCCCCTGCACCACCACAACAGACCACATACACGGTGGTCAGGGGTGATTGCCTGTGGGCAATAGCACGGAAGTTCTACGGCAATGGTGCCCTGTATCCGAAGATCTATGATGCAAACCCAAACGTGTTCAAGGGCAGAAGTCCCAATCTGATCTATGCCGGTGATGTGCTGGTCATTCCCCCAGCATAGAAAGGATGGTGAACATGGTTGAACTTTTGATTGCAAATGGAAATACGGTGTACCAGCCTGCTGTGGAAGACGGTATAAAGTGGACAACACAGCGGTTTGGTACACCTGGAAAGCTGGAATTCAAAGTCCTGAAGGATGAAATCATCAGTTTTCAGGAAGGATCACCAGTCCGGATGACAGTTGATGGCCAGAAAATCTTCTATGGCTGGGTGTTCAAGAAATCCAGGAACCGTGATCAGATCATAAGCGTGACTGCCTATGACCAGATGCGGTATCTTCAGAACAAGGACACAAAGACCTATGAAGGCAAGAAGGCATCAGAATTCATCCGGATGCTGGCAAATGACTATACGCTGAACCTTGGATCCATTGCTGATACAGGTTATGTCATTGAATCAAGGGTGGAAGAAAACACTTCCCTATTTGACATGATCGGCAATGCACTGGATCTGACACTGACCAACACAGGCAACATGTTCATCCTTTATGATGACTTCGGCAGTCTAACGCTGAAAAGCCTTGATCAGATGCGTGTGGGCAGCAATGGCCAATACCTGATGATTGATGAAGAAACAGGCCAGAACTTTGACTATACCAGCAGCATTGATGATGCGACATTCAACAGGATAAAGCTGACCTATGACAATGATGAAACCGGTATCCGTGAAGTCTATGTGGCACAGTCCGGTGAAAACATCAACAAATGGGGCATCCTGCAATACTTTGACACCCTTCAGAAGGGTGAAAACGGTCAGGCCAAGGCTGATGCCCTGCTGAAGCTGTACAATCAGAAGACCAGAAAACTGGTGGTAAAAAAGGCCTTCGGTGACTGCCGTGTCCGTGCCGGATCCATGGTGGTCATCAACCTTGGCCTTGGTGACATCAACGTGAAGAACTTCATGCTGGTGGAAAAATGCGTCCATACCTTCAATGAATCAGAACATTGGATGGACTTGACTTTAAGAGGGGGTGAATTCATTGCCTGATGCAACGGAATTATTGAAAACACTGAAGAAGGCTGCACTTGATGCACTGATGGCTGAAAAACCAACGGACGTGCTGTTTGGCAAGGTGATTTCAGTATCACCCCTTCAGATCAATGTTGAACAGCAGTTCATCCTTGGTGAAAAGCAGTTAGTGCTGACCAGAAACGTGATGGACTTCACAACAAACGTCACTGTTGACTGGGCAACCGGATACAGATCAGGTGGATCAGGGGAAGCGTCCTTTGCATCCCATAACCACGGAATTTCCGGAAAGAAACAGATCACCGTGCACAATGGCTTGGCTGTCGGTGATGAAGTGGTCTTGATACGGAAGTTTGGTGGTCAGAAATTCGTGATCATAGACAGGATAGGTAAGAAATCATGATACCTTCCAATTCCGGATTTTTAGCCAGTGATTTTGAAATCACTGAACAGCCAAGCAAAACATACAAGATGAATCTTGAAGGAAACACCACCAGGGGATATGTTGACGGCCTTGATGCCATGAAACAGGCTGTCTTCAAGATACTGAACACAGAGCGGTACAAGTATCCAATGTATTCATGGAACTACGGTGTTGAACTGATGGATCTGTTTGGGGAACCTGTTTCATGGGTGTGCCCTGAACTGCAAAGAAGAATCACTGAAGCGTTGACATGGGATGAACGGATCCTGTCCGTGACGGACTTTGAATTTGATCTGTCCAGGAAGGGTGTTGTGGCCGTGAAATTCACTGTTCACACCGTCTTTGGTGACATAAAAGAAGAAAGGACGGTGAATTTCTGATGTATGAAGATGTGACCTATGAAGAAATCAGGGACAGAATGCTGGCACGGGTGCCGTCTTCCCTGGACAAGCGTGAAGGATCCGTCATCTATGATACACATTCACCTACGGCCATTGAACTGAAGACGCTGTACATTGAACTGGATCAGATGATCAAGGACGGCTATGGTGACACTGCATCACGTGACTTCCTGATCCTTCTGTGCAAAGACCGTGGCATAGAACCTGAACCGGCAACCAAGGCGGTGCTGAAGGCCACATTCACACCGGCCAGTGTTGGATCCGCTGCACTGATCGGTCAGCGTTTCAACCTGGACAGTCTGAACTACGTGGTGTTGTCTGCAATCAATGCCGCTGCCGGAACCTATCAGGTGCAGTGTGAAACGGCTGGAATCACCGGCAATCAGCATTTTGGCAACCTGATTCCAATGGAATACATTCAGGGACTGGAAACGGCCACACTGGATGAAGTGCTGATACCTGGTGAAGATGAAGAAGACACTGAAGTCCTACGGACACGGTATTTCAATTCTTTTGGTACCTTTGCCTTCGGCGGCAACCGTGCTGACTATATTGATAAGGTCAAAAGCATCAACGGTGTTGGTGCCGTGAAAGTTGAACGTGTCTGGAATGGTGACATCAAGCCTGCTGACCTGGTACCTTCTGAAGATGTGGATACCTGGTATGAATCGGTGATCAGCGGCCTGTCTGATGAAGTGGCTACATGGCTGACTGCTGTTTATACGGCAGCTGCATCCAGAAAGCTGACTGTTGGCGGCACAGTGCTGATCACTATCATTGACAGTGATGACTATGGTGAAGCCAGTCCTGCACTGATCAGTTCTGTGAAGAACACGTTGGATCCGGATGCCATGACTGGTGAAGGTTATGGCCTGTCACCAATCGGCCATGTTGTGAATGTCAGATCTGCTTCACCGGTGACCATCAGTGTCAAGCTGACAGGTCTTCAGTTTAATACCGGCTACAGCTGGTCAGCTTGCAAGGATGCTATTGAAGGCACTGTTGATGAATACCTTCAGTCTTTGCGTGAAGACTGGGAAGACAGTGACTATCTGGTTGTCCGTGTTTCCCAGATTGAATCCAGGGTGCTGGCCGTGGAAGGTGTGCTGGATATTGAAAGCGTCCTGCTGAACGGATCTGAAAACAACATCACCTTGACCAAGTATCAGATTCCTACGTTTGGGGGTGTGATCAATGGTTAGACAGGTTGATCTGGTTTCATACCTTCCCCCATATTTGCAGATATACAAAGAACAGGTTGCTGCCCTGGAAGCAGAAAATCCGGAATTCATCCTGATATGGGATGCCGTGGATCACTGCCTGTATAATCATTTCATCAGCACGGCAGATGAATATGGCATCAGCAGATATGAAAAGATCATGGGTATCATCCCAGATGAACATGACAACCTGGAATCCAGAAGATCCAGGGTGCAGGTGAACTGGGTGAATCTGCTGCCGTACACCATGAAGACATTTCTTCAGAAACTGAACGTGCTGTGTGGTGCCAATCACTACATTGTCAGCGGCAGTTTCACTGAAGAATATCTGCTGTCCATCACAACATACCTGGAAAACCTTGGCCAGGTGGATGAACTGAATGAACTGTTCAATGAAGTGCTGCCGTGCAACATCGTGGTGTATTCCATCAATCAGATCATGTGCACCATAATCAGCAACAATACCTTTGCTGCAAGGCTGACCACCCATGCACAGATCACCTTGACACAGGACTGGTGTGAAACCTTCCGGCCAAGTGGCGGTGTGTCTGCCGGTGTCATCAGCAGCACAGAAATGTATCAGATCACATCTGATAATCACTAAGGTTTCCGTGATCCGGATCCAGGTGGTTATGTCAGACCATACGGTGTCCCTGCTTGCAGGTGGTTATGGGAAGGCATACGGTGTCCCTGATGATGGTCATTGAAATAATACACTATCATAGTTTTCAAGAAAGGAAGAAATGTTATGGCTGAATTTAGCAAACTTTATTTGACCACAAGAGGTCAGGCACTTGTTGCCAAGATCATTGCTGGTCAGGCAAGCCTGGTCTTCACTAAGGTCTGCACGTCTTCCAAGACCTATGCAGAAAGTCAGCTGGAAAGTCTGACTGCACTGGAACAGATCAAGCAGACCAACAGCGTGACCAGGGTGACCATCACCAATCACACTTCTGTGAAGGTTGAAACGGCCTTCACCAATGAAGCACTGGCTGCCGGGTACTATCTCCGTTCCCTTGGCCTGTATGCCACGGATCCTGACATTGGTGAAATCCTGTATGCCGTGTGTGTGGAAACTTCCGGTTTCTGCTACATGCCTGCATACAAAGGTGTCACCGTGTCTTCTGCCTATATTCAGATCTACACCACGGTTGGCAATTCTGATGATGTGGACATCAGCGTCTATTCCGGTGCCTATGCAACGGTTGAAGACATTGATGCCCTGGAAGATGAAATTGCTGACCTGAAGGGTTTTGTCGGATATTCTGACAATGACATCTATGGTGTTGAAGTGGACTTTGCCAACAAGAAGTTCACCCGTCTGGCCGGTGCAGTCAACAAGTCCGGTGGTGCTGGTTTTGACAGCATCAATGCCTTCGGCGGCAGAAAGCGCTGCATCATGACGGCTGACGGTGTTGTCCTGGCATACCAGGGTGACACTGCATACACCACCGGTGGTGCACTGCTTCAGGCCGTGGAAAAAGGCGGTGTCACCTATCCTATCGGCACCATGGTTCAGGTCATGGTGGAACAGCCGAAGTTCTACTACAAGGTTGTGCCGCTGTCCATTGAAGAAGTCTTTGATGCCAACGGTGTCAGCCAGGGCTGGAAGACCAAGAAGATCAGATACTACGTGTCTGACGTGCCGAAGAAGGGCTTCAAGATCCATCCCCAGTTCACTATGAATGAGGGGAAAACCGTTGATGACTTCATCTACAAGTCTGCCTTTGAAGGCTGCCTGTATGACGTGTCTGCTTCTGCCTACATCTTGGATGATGATCAGGTTGCTGACTTCACGGTCAGCACGGGTGACAAGCTGGCTTCCATTGCCAATGCCAAGCCCATTTCCGGCCTGACACAGAATCTGACCAGGGCGAACACCAGAAAGCTGGCACACAACATGGGCAACGGCTGGGAACAGCAGAACGCTGTCATGCTGGCCGGTACCCAGCTGCTGATGCTGATTGAGTACGGCAGCTTCAACAGTCAGACCGTCATTGGCAAGGGCATTGTGGACAAGACCGATGACGGCAGCACCAACATGGCTGAACTGACCGGTGCCACGGTGAACCTTGGCAACGCTTCCGGTGAAGCAGAGAATGCCAACCATCAGAAGGCTGTGTCCTATCGTGGTGAGGAAAACCTGTTGGGCAACATCTGGAAGTGGGAAGACGGCTTCAACATCCAGAATCCTTCCGGTTTTGCGGCTGGCATGTTCGGCACTGTTTATGTGGCTGATCACGGCTTTACTGATGACACCGGTGCTACACCCTATGAAGACACCGGCATCCGTATTCCGTACACCAGCGGCAACTACATCAGCGCTTTTGGTTATAGTGAAGACTATGACTGGATCTTTGTTGGTGTGGAATTCTCCGGCACCAGTGCCCTGCCTGTTGGTGATTACACCTGGAATGGTAACGCCGGTTGGCTTGTGGCTATATCCGGTGGTATGTGGACTAATGCCTTGGCGGCCGGGATCTTCTATCGGAATCTGCATTATTCGTCTTCTTATCGTGGTCGGAATGTCTCCGGGCGGTCGGTGTTCATTCCCAGCAGGAAGGCGGAACTTGACGCTGCGTAAGGCAATAGCCTGAAACATAGAACTATAGGTGACGTGGTTATACAGTCGGATTATTTGCAAGATAGGTGGAAGACCACACATGGCTACTGGAAAAAAGCAAAAAAGTCTAAATGGTAACACCAGTTGGCATGTAGCTAAATCCAGTGGTAAATGGAATAATGCCTTGAAAGCCAGGATCTTCAATCGGAATCTGAATAATTCGTCTTCTAATCGTAATCGGAATATCTCCAGGCAGTCAGTACATGCACTAAAAAGCACCCATCCGGTCAACACCGGGTGGGTGTTTCAATAAATAAGTGATGCAGCGTGTTCTGCATCCAGTTTGAACTGCAACCGTGTCACCGTGCCGCTTGGCAAAACACTGACAAAATTCTAAACAGGCTGTACTGGTAGGATGCACCGGTTCCGGTGCGTGTCGAAGGTTCGGCTTAGTGCATACAAAGGAAACACTGTGAAGCGTTATGGTTATTTATTTGAAAAGATTGTTTCAATGGACAATCTGTACCGGGCATATAAGAATGCCAAGAAAGGAAAAGGCTGGTATCAAGAAGTAAGGGAAATTGAAAAGAATATCTGGTACTACTTAGGGCTGCTTCAGGAAATGATGATCAACCATGATTATCACACTTCCAGCTATGAAATGTTCCTTCGGAAAGAGGGAAACAAAGTCCGTGAAATCTACAAGCTGCCGTTCTTCCCTGACAGGATAGCACAATGGGCAATCATTCAGGTGATTGAACCACAGCTGTTGGCACACTTTACGGATGATACCTATTCAGCCATACCAAATAAAGGAATACATGCAGCCTTCAAGAAACTTCGGAACGCTGTGGACACCGTGCCTGATGAATTGCGGTTCTGCTGCAAGATTGACTGTCAGAAGTTCTATCCAAGCATTGACCATGACATCCTGAAGGCAAAGTACCGGAAGAAATACAAGGATCCTGAACTGCTTCAGGTCATTGATGAAATCATTGACAGTATCAGCACCTGTCCGGCCACGGATGAAAACATAGCGTTTTACAGGTCACTGGGAAAGACCGTTGCCATTGTTCAGCGAAAGGATGAACAGTTCATTGATGGTATTGGCATTCCCATAGGCAACTACTTTTCACAATATGACGGCAACTTCTACCTGTCGGACTTTGATCACTTCATGAAGGAAGTGCTTCACGTGAAGCACTACTACAGATACATGGATGACATCTGTGTGTTTGCCAGTACCAAGGAAGAACTTCACAGGATCCTGGCAGCTATGGGTGACTACCTGAAGTCTGAACTGAATTTGAGGATCAAAGGGAATTATCAGATCTTCCCCACGTATCAGCGTGGTGTGGATTTTGTTGGATACCGGATCTTCAAGGAATACACCCTTCTTAGAAAGTCCACTTGCAATCAGATGAAGGACAAGATGACCAGATTGCTGAAGAAGGTGGAATCCGGCAAGGAAATGAACTATTCAGAGTGGTGCAGCATTGCTTCCTATAAGGGCTGGCTGATCCACTGTGACAGTCACCGTCTGACTGAAAAGTATCTGGATCCGCTTCAGCCATACGCTGATGCATACTATTTCAAACACATCAAGAAAGGAAGTAAGGAAAATGATCAATCATGGACGTGTACAGGCAACCGTGCAGCCTGAACCCCTTGTGGTGGATGAATTCAGTGTTTGGATTGCCAGCAACGTGACGGCAATCAACACCGAAGGCACGGATGATGAACCTGGCTTCACCGGTTATGAATATGACCTGGTGCAGTATGACAAGGATGAATACATCAAGATGCAGTCTGACAAGCAGGCTGATCTTGAAAGTCAGATCCTGGACACCCAGGAAGGCCTGGTGGAAGTCTACGGACTTCTGACGGTGTAAGAAAGGAAGGTGTGAACCATGGTAAAAGTGTATGCCAACCTGATCATTCATGACCGGATGACCTTTGAACAGGTGCCTGCTGCCCTGAAGCCTGCTGTCAGACAGGCTGTCATTGATGCTGGCTATCCTGACAAGGTTCCTGATGAAGGATAAGGGAAAATATCAAGTACGCTGGAAAGTGCCGTATATGACCGTTATATAAGGTCTGACGGCACTTTCTGACGGAAGGGAAAGGTGAACAACATGACTATTGAAATTGCACTGCTGATTTCCGCTGTTTCCCTTGCCTTCAGCATCTACACAGGTATTGCCAATCTGAAAAGGAACAAGTCTTCTGATGACAAACGGGAAGCCAGTGACCTGACCACCGTCATTGTCAAGCTGGAAGGCATAGGCCGTGACACTGCTGAAATCAAGAATGATCTGAAAAGCCTGAAAGAAGACGTGAAGGGAAACACTGAAAAGATCATCCGTCTGGATGAATCCCTGAAATCTGCATGGAAACGGATCAACTTCTTGGAAGGGAAAGGAACAAGTGGCGCTGTGGATGAAGGATAAGCATTCAAAGAAGAAACAGACCAAGCTGTCATGGTTGTGGGAATTTTCAAAGAAGGTTGTGGCCACGTGCTTTGTGCTGTACGTCATAGCCTTCTTTTATTCTGCAATCGTGATGATGGTTTCCGGTGATTACAGCAATCTGGGGACGTTCATGGAACTGTCCACCAACGTGCTGATCACCTGTGTCTTTGGGTACTTCATCAAGGCAGGCGCTGAAAACGTGTTCAAAATCAGGAAGACGGGATCCGGTGATCAGCCGGATCCTGATCTTTCTGCATCTGAAGAAGAACCCAAGGGATAAGAAAGGAAGTGCGTCTATATGGACTATTCAACTATCATCAGTCAGGTTCTGATCATTGTCGGAATTCTGACCATTTTTGTCAACATCATCACTGAAGTGATGAAGAAATCCTTCAGCTGGCTTAGTACGTCCAAGGTGATCAACATCTTTGTGCTGTGCCTGTCCATTGTTCTGACGGTGGGTGTGTTCATTGCCTACTGGCAGATGAATGGCATGATGCTGACATGGTATCTGGTTGCTGCATTCGTCATTGTGGGCATCATGGTGGCCTATGCTGCAATGTTCGGCTTTGACAAGCTGATGGCTTATTTTGAAAAGAAGTGAGGTGAACACAATGGCTGTGAGAATCGGACATGCGTCCATTTCTGAAAACGGCAATGCCGGATGGGACGGACGTGCCAAGGCTGGTGACCAGACCGGCCTTGAAGTGAAGATTTCCTACTGGTACAACAAGGACTGGCTGGTTGTCATTAGACCGAAGGATCCGGCTGTGGCAGAAAAGTCTGCCGCTGCATGTGAAAAGCTGTGCAACAGCAACCTGGTAGGCTATGACCAGTCCCAGCGGAACACGCTGCATGATCAGCTGAAGGCAAACGGCTATGACGTGGACAAGTACATCAAGTCCAAGGTGGCCACGGAAGCGGATTGCAGTTCTTTCCAGACCGTGCTGGCTATCCTGGCCGGTGTCAAGGAACTGGAATATACCGGAAATGCCCTGGTGTGCAGCACCATGAAGAATGCCTATCAGAAGACCGGCAAGTATGAAATCCTGACGGATAAGAAGTACACCGGATCTTCTGACTACCTGAAGCGTGGTGACGTGCTTGTCAGTTCCGGTCATACCGTCATGGCACTTGATGATGGTGCCAAGGCTGGTGGATCCAGCAGCGGTTCCGGAACTGGTTCCGGCAGCGGATCCGGTTCAGGATCCGGAAGCACCAGCGGCAAGGTGAAGGAAGTCAGGGCAACCGGCTATGCCACGGGCTTTGACAAGAAGCTGGCCGGACAGTACGTCACCACTGCTGCCGTTTATATGCGGCACGGTGCCGGTACCGGAAACAAGGCCATGGTTGTCCTGCCTGTTGGTCTGAAGGTCATGAACTACGGCTACTACAGTGTGGACAAGTCCAATGGCCGAAAGTGGCTGTACATTCAGGTGACCTACAACGGCACCAAGTACACTGGTTTCACGTCCAGTCTGTACCTGAAGAAGGTCTGATCCGGATGTCGGAACCGTGTTTCTAATTTGTTACTAAATACCACCGTTTTATATCGTTTTCTGCCGTCTGAAATACTGAACAAATGGCGAAAATTCAGCATATTGCAGACTTTAAGAACGGGAAAAATTGTGGTATAATATTATCAAAGAATAACTGGTTAAAGGAGTGATTTGAAATGGCTATTTGGGTTAGTCGGTACAGCAACAAAGAATTGCAGAGTGGTAAGTATTATCCGGTAGGGATCAGTATAGGGAAACCAAAGTGGCCGCTTGGCTACGAGCTGAGAGAGCAGTGTTTCTCCCTGGCACCGAAGGGATATATGCTGAACATGAGCCTTGAAGATTTCAAGCCTGCATACTACGGAAAGTTAGAGGACATCGGCACAGAGAAGATCATAAACATGGTCGAGAGGCTCGATAAGAAAGCCCAGGACGAAGGAAAAGAGTTAGTCCTGCTCTGTTATGAGGATGTGAGAATCCCGGAAGATTGGTGTCACAGAACGGTATTCGCAGAATGGTGGGCTGAGAACACAGGCGAGTTGATTGAAGAGCTGCCCGATCCGTCGGAGCCGAAGGTAAAGAAACCTAAGCCTGCGGAGAAAAAGGCAGAGAGTAAGGTTGACAATAAGAAACCTGCACAGGAAGAGGCAAAGCAAATGAGCATCTTCGATTTGGTAGGGGCAGGGATTTAATATATCCGGAACTGGTGTAAAGTAGCACGTTCTGATTCCATCAGAGAGATTCCACTTCATTGTGGGGTTCCGGTCCAAAAACAACGGCATCGCATCCGGCAGGGTACGGTGCCTTTTTTGTGCAATGTGCTGAGGTGGGTATCAAAAATTACGGGGTTGATACTTTGGCTGACCTCAGCTTTTTGTATATTTTGAACAAAAAGAAAGGAGTGACAGAGGGCAATGGCATTTTTTATGAATCCGGGAGCAATGTTTCTTGGGTGCCTGGGAACATCCGAGCAGCGTTTTCTCGTGAAATTGATTGAGACAGCAGCGAAGTCGGGCTATACGAGGTTCGTTGAGCCTTGTGCCGGAACATTCGCAATGAGCAATCTTGCAGTGCAGAATGGATTTAAGCCGGAGCAGATCGAGACGAGTGATGTGTCTATGATGCCTACGGTGCTTGGGTATGCGATAACAGGGCAGTCATTGGAGCCTTTGGAAATTCATGCACAAGGCTTTAGTGATGAAGAGCTGCTTGATCCTGCAACGGCATTGTACGCACAGTTGTACCTCAGAACATCGAAGAGTGCGGGCAACGAGTATTTTCACAATATGCTTGTTGACCTCAGAGAGCGAAGAGCAGAACATATTGAGAGCATCAATCGGCAGATTGAGGTTGTGAGAAATCTCCTGCATGGCATGAGTTACAGACCGCTTGATATGTGGAAACACTTGGAAGAGGTACTGGATGATCCCCACGCTATCGTGATAGCGAATCCGCCGACATACTTCTCCGGATATGAGAAGTTCTACGACACCCAGGGGAAAATGACCTGGAAGGAACCGGAGTACCAGTTGTTTGATCCGGAGACAGGACATAAGCAGTTCTATGATATGTGCATGGACGCAAAGGCATTGGTGCTTTGCTACCAGGAAAAGAAAGTAGGCGAGGCAGTAGGCTATACGATATACGCCCGGTCCGGTACCAGGGCAGACCTCAATGCTTACATCACTACGAACCGGGAGGAAGAGGCAACGGCCCTTGCGAATGGAAAGAAGATCAAGCGTCCTGCAGAGAGTAAACTGGAACCGCTTGACTGCAGTATGCTACCCAGGGACCATGTGATAACCGAGGAAAGCAAGGTGCAGATCATACCGATTAAGGCGGCAACAGCCCAGTATTACAGAGTGCTATGGACGCATAACTTTGTCGGTTCCTCAGCTACTTGGAACAGGGCGTTGCTGATAGACGGATATGTGGCCGGAGTTTTCGGCATATCGAAGATGGCGGCTGATTCCGTATTTGTGTGGTATGTGATGAAGGTACCACACGAGAAATACCGCTTGGGGCGGTTATGCTATATGCTTGCACAGAACAGAGGCTTTGTTGATACGCTCCTTGACACCATAGACCGGGAAAAGGTCGTAAAAATGCGGACTGCTATGCTTACCAAGTACCCGGAAAACAAAGAGGTACGGGGCATCATGAAACTGGTAAATAGGGCAGAGGATAAGCAGAACGGCTATAAGCTGACATATGAGGCTGAACTGGTTGAGGGAAGAAACGAACATCAGACAATGATTGAATGGCTAAGGAGGGAAATCAAATGGCAGGAGAGCAGAGCAAAAACTACGAAGTGATTTATGATATGGGTTCCGGCTTAGTAATAGCGAAGGTACCCATTGACAAATTGAAAGAGCAGGACATCAACGCCCGCATTATGAAGAATGAGATGCAGGATCAGTTGACGGCCAACATAGCGAAGAGAGGACAGCTTGAAAGCCTGCCTCTCCTGGTGAATGTGGACGGAGTAATCGAGATCATATCCGGCCACCACCGAATAAAAAGCGCAAGGGCGGCGGGTTTGAAAGAGATTATCGCTCTTGTGGATGAAAGCGGGTTATCTCGAAGTCAAATTGCCGCAAAGCAGTTGGCACACAATGCGATCTCCGGATTCGATGATGATTCGACGCTCCGGGAAATCGTGAAGATGATAACCGATGTTGATGATATGATCGAGAGTTTCATAGGCAAGGACATATTGGAAGAGCCGCTATCTGAGTATGACAAAATGCTCAGCCCTGCGGTTTCTTTTGATTTTAAGAATGTGACCTTTTCGTTTCTGCCGCACCAGGTCAAAGATATGGATGCACTTGTGAAGAACCTGGAAATCACTTCTCCGGACATCATCGGAGTAGCGGCATACGATCAGTGCCAGGAGTTCGTAGAGGCACTTGCGAAGTATCAGAAATTTACGGACATCCGAAATGTCGGAGCAGCAGTTCACTCTATGGTGCAGTCGGTCAACGAGAAGATGGACGACGCAGGGTACAATGAGGAAGAGGATTGGACCTACTTGACAAAGCTCTTTGGCAGCAACGCAGTACCAGGCGAGGCGGCTAAGGTAATACAGCAGGCAATCAAGAAAGCGGAGAAAGAAGGCACCATAACAAGCAAAAACCGGTGGCAGCTTATTGAGTACCTTTGCGCTGACTATATAGCCGGGAGTTAATAGCGTATGGCGGCACAACCAAAGTACAATGCCGACTACCATGATGATTGGGCGTGGTCTTTGGCCGCTATGGGTGCCACCGAGGAAGAGATAGCCGAAGCAATGGGTGTATCGAAACGAACCATAGGCCGTTGGAAGAAAGATCATCCGACATTTGCGGAGGCATTGTCAAAGGGAAAAGGCGTATCAGATGCGAAGGTGATCCGCAGTCTCTATGAGAGAGCTACGGGTTATGATTACGTGGAAGAGAAGAAAATCGTGGAGTATGACAAAGACGGAAGTGTAAAACCTGTCAGAGTTGAGAACACGAAAAAGCACGTTCCTCCAGATGTCGGTGCTATGTGCTTTTGGCTTAAAAACAGACAGCGTGACCGTTGGCAAGACCGTCCTATGGAACTTCCGGACAGTGGCAGTGATGATACGGAAGTGCAGATTTATCTTCCGGATAATGGGAGGGATAACGATGGCGAAGAATAAGATTATCCTGGCACCACAGAAAGGACCACAGGAAAGGTTCCTGGCTACTCCTGCAGATATTTGTATTTATGGAGGAGCGGCAGGTGGAGGAAAGACCTACGGCTTACTCCTGGAACCAATGCGGCACATGAACAATTCAAACTTCAATGCGGTAATATTCCGAAAGGAGTACACTCAGATAACCGCCCCCGGTGGTTTATGGGATAGTGCAAGAAAAGTTTACAGCTACGTGCAAGGTGCCTATCCGCTAAAGACACCTAAACTACATTGGTGTTTCACAAAAGGCGCTACGGTCAATTTCGCACATCTGAATAATGACGATGATTGCGAATCATGGCAAGGTTCACAGATAGCAATGATCGGTTTCGACGAGCTGACGCACTTTACGGAGCATCAGTTTTTTTATATGCTGTCCCGAAATAGAACAGACTCCGGTGTTACTCCATATGTGAGAGCCACCTGCAACCCCGACGCAGACAGTTGGGTGGCAGAGTTTATCTCATGGTGGATAGATCAGAAAACAGGATACCCGATACCGGAAAGGTCCGGAAAAGTCAGGTGGATGGTAAGAGTAAACGAGGTTATCCATTGGACGGACAGCAGAAAAGAGGCTGTTGCGGTAGCAGTCGAAAACGGCATAGGACAGGAGCAGGCCGAAACAATGCCAAAGAGCGTGACATTCATAGCGAGTACGCTGCAGGATAATAAAATCCTCATGAAGAATGATCCGAGCTATTTGGCGAACCTGCAGGCTTTGCCATTGGTTGACAGAGAGCGTCTGCTTTATGGTAACTGGAAGATCAAGGCGGCGGCAGGTCTTATGTTCAAGCGTACACAGGTGAACATGGTCGAGGAAATCCCGAACGATGTGATCCTATGGTGCAGAGGTTGGGACCTTGCAGCCACATCCGAGGACGAAGAGGGAAACCCGGCATATACAGCAGGAGTGCTTATCGGAAAGCGAAGAAATGGTCGGTACATTGTGGCAGATGTAATCAATAGAAGGTTGGCAGCATCCGATGTGAGAAAACTAATTCTCATGACGGCGCAGTCAGACAGGGCGACATACGGCAGGGTATGTCAGAGACTTCCGCAAGATCCCGGCCAGGCAGGAAAGGAGCAGGCTCAAAGTTATATGAAACTCCTGTCCGGATTTATAGTAAAGATCATGCCGGAATCCGGCGACAAGGTAACGAGAGCAGAGCCGTTTTCGGCAATGTGGCAAGGTACCGAGACAATGGATGTCGGCTTTGTAGATGTTTTGGTAGCAGACTGGAACGGAATGTTCTTTAACCAGTATGAGAGCTTTCCTCAGTCTGATTTCAAGGATATGGTGGACGCAGGAGCAAATGCCTTTAATACGATTGAAAGCGGCATGACATACTCCGCACCGCCGACAGATAGTTTGAGCAAAGACAGTTATTGGAGAAGTTAGAATTTCAGAAGAAAGTGAGGTGAGAACGGATGGCAAACGGCAGCAAGGAAATCGGGCGAGTAGGCCAAAGGCGATACGGCGGCGTAATCTACGAAGAGTTCCTGCATGAGCTGAGAGGCAAGAAAGGGGTAGAGGTCTATCGTGAAATGTCTGAGAATGACGATGTGATAGGTGCTATCCTTTTTGCGATAGAGATGCTTGTGAGACAATGCGACTGGAATATCGAGCCGGGCGGCGACACAGCCAAAGACAGAGAGGCGGCTGAGTTCGTTGAAAGCTGTATGGACGATATGCAGGACACATGGATTGACACAATCTCGGAAATCCTGTCTTTCCTCACTTACGGTTGGAGCTATCACGAGATAGTGTATAAGCGCCGTATGGGAAATACGAAAGACAAGAGAACCAAGTCCAAGTATAACGACGGTTTGATCGGATGGCAGAAATTGCCTATCAGAGCGCAGGAAACGCTTTATCAGTGGGAATACGACGACGAGGACAATCTGTTGGGTATGACTCAGCAGCCGCCTCCGTACTTTGGGACGTACACGATCCCGATTGAAAAGGCTTTGCTATTCCGCACGAAGAGCAGAAAAAACAATCCGGAAGGAAGGAGCGTACTGAGAAATGCTTACCGCTCTTGGTACTTCAAGAGAAGAATCCAGGAGATTGAAGGCATCGGTATTGAGAGAGACCTTGCAGGACTCCCGGTAATTTACGGTCCGGAAGGATTGGATTTGTGGGACGATACCATTGATACGAATGTCAAGGCGAGAGCCGGACTGGAAAGAATGGTGCGGCAGATCAGACGAGACGAGAGAGAGGGTATTGTACTTCCTGCAGGATATAAGTTGGAGCTTTTGAGTTCCGGAGGATCGAGACAATTTGACACGAACGCCATCATAAACCGGTACGACACCCGAATTGCTATGACGGTGCTTGCCGATTTTATTTTCCTCGGACACTCTGAGACTGGTAGCTGGGCTTTGAGTTCTGACAAGACGGAGCTTTTTGCGGTTGCGATAGGCGCTTTCCTTGACATCATCTGCGAGACGTTCAACAGCCAGGGCATACCTGCTCTGATTGATATTAACGGAGATCATTTCAAAGGAATAACAGAATATCCGCAAATGACGCATGGAGACATCGAGGACGCAGACATCACGAAGGTAGCAACCTTCATAAAGGATATGACAGGCATCGGCGTACTGGTACCGGACGATGGATTAGAAGATTACATCAGACAGGTGGGACACCTGCCGGAGCGTACTTCTGACACCAGGACAATGGACGAACGCAGACAGCAACAGCAGGAGCAGAACCAACCGCCTGAGCCTGAGACAGCCGCAGGCACCGGCGAAATCGAGGAAGAGGACGAAATCCCCGAAGAGAAAAGGAAAGCTGCCAAAAGGCGATTAGGAAGGGAGGTTGAAACATGGGATTCCGGATAATACCGCCGAAGAGGTTGAAAAAAGCGAAGTCGTACAACAGCCAGGAAGTCCTCCGGAGATTAAAGGAGTATCTTGACGAGAATTGCGACGAGCCTATCCGGATTCTGTGTGGCTTTTGGGAGGATCAGCAGAACGCTATCACATACCAGGAGCTTAGACAGGCGGTAAGAGAAGGTGCAATCAGCGATGAAACGCTGAGATTATGGCAACAGGACTACTCCATACTTGTGAGAGACAGGTTATCGAGTCTTTGGACCGACGCTATATCCGCAGGACCGGCAGGACAGCCCATTATGGACGGTCTTGCTTTTGAGTTGAATATGCAGAGGCCGGGCATCATTGCCTGGATAAATGAGCGTGGTGCCGAGTTTGTAACTTCCTGCACCCAGGAGCAGAGGGACGCAATAGCCTCTTTGCTGACAAAGAAGATGCGAGACAGCCATACGGTTGATGAACTGGCGAGGCTGATCCGACCATGTATAGGCTTGACAGAAGGGCAGGCATCCGCAAATGCGAAGTATTATGACACTATCGTAGCCACCCTCACAAAAGACCATCCGAGAATGAGTAAAGAAAGCATCCGGAAGAAAGCGTTGGACGCATCGAGGAAATACGCAGAGAGACAGCACCGGGAAAGAGCATTGACAATAGCTCAGACCGAGAGTGCCTTTGCGTATAACCGGGGAGCAGATGAAGGAATAAGGCAGGCACAGGAAGAAAACCTGCTCGGAAAGTGCAAGAAACGGTGGAGTACATCCGGTGATGATGCTGTGTGTGAGATATGCGCATCATTGGAAGGCATGGAGATCGGAATGGATGAAAGTTTCGATTTCAAAGGGAGAGTGCTATTCAGCGGCCACAAGATGTTACCGCCTGCACACCCAAGATGTGCCTGTGCCATAGAGTACATCGAAGAAAGTCCGCCGGTATTCTCGGGGAAAGGAGGATAAAGTGAAGAGGTTTTCGGATTTGATACAGAAGTCCGCTGTTCCTCAGCAGAAAGAGGACTCTGTAATAAAAGGCAGATTCAAGATCACGAAATCCGACGACGACAAACGCCTTGCCTTTGGTTGGGCGAGTGTATCAATGAGAGTTGACGGAGAAGTAATCGAGGACTGGCAATCAGACATTGTTGAACCGGAAGAACTGGAAAACGCAGCCTACAATTTTGTGGAGCTTTACCGGGAAGGTGGAGAGATGCACGAAAGAGGCGGTGTTGCTATTCTGATCGAGTCGGTGGTGTTCACTGAGGAAAAGATGAAGGCAATCGGAATCCCCGAAGGCACATTGCCGATAGGGTGGTGGATTGGTTTCAAGGTCCTGGACGATGATGTGTGGGAAAAGGTCAAGGATGGCACATATCCGATGTTCTCCATAGAAGGAGAGGCTGAAAGGGTAGAAGTAGAAGATAAAAACACCTTGTAAAAGTGGGGTGTATTGCGATTTTCAGAGACTTTAACCCTATAATTCCACATACGAAGGTCAAAAAAGGGCGTAGGTAAGACATATTTTTACGGTAATTCAAGAGGCATCCGGAAACGGGTGCTTTTTGTGTTATAAATCCACAGAAAGGAGGATGCAAAGTGGCAACGAAACTCAAAAATCTCAAAGTCAAGAAGGTGGACTTTGTAGATGAGGGTGCTAATCCGGATGCTCACATCCGTCTGAAAAAGAATAAGGACGGTGAGCAGTCTGCAGGAGAGAACAGCGAGAAGGGTACTGGTTTTATCCGAAAGTTTTTTACGTTTTTCGGGAAAGCGGCAGGAATGAACCAGGACGAAATCGACAGTGCAATGGATGAAATCCGAAAAAGCGATTCCGTAAGTTTCAGCGAGAAGTACAACGAGGCAAAGAACCGGAAGATCGCTGACGAGATTTGGGATATATGCTATGCGCTGCAATCTTCCCTTTGTTCCATTCTGAATGACGAAGATTTGGATAGCATCAGCGCATCAGCAGCAATGCAACAGAGCCTTAATGAATTCCAGTCGGTAGTGACGGAGTGCATTACGCAGTGGTCCGATGGCAAGGTGGCAAGCATTGCGAAGAAAGAAATGGAGGTAACAGAGGCCGACATTGAGCTTATGAAGTCTGCAGTAGCAAGGCTGAATGAGTCCATCGAGAAGGCATCTGCTCCGGCAACATCAGAAGGACCGCAACCAAACAATAATGAGCAATCGAAAGGAGAAGAAACAGAAATGAAGATCGACAAGAGCAAACTCACAGACGCAGAGCGTGCTTTCCTGGAGTCCATTGAGAAAAAGTATGGTACTGAGGAAGAGGCACCGGCACAGGCAGAGGGTACTCCTGCAGCAACATCGGAGGCACCTGTTACCAAGTCCGCAACCCCTGCACAGGTCGAAACTCCTGCAACAGAGGAAGGAACGGACGACATCTACAAGGGTATGCACCCTGCAGTAAAGGCAGAGCTTGAATCCCTCAAAAAGTTCAGAGAAGAGGCAGAGCTTAGAGAGATGAAGGAAGTAGCCAAGAAGTATGAGATCATCGGCAAGAAAGCCGACGAGCTTGCACCTGTTTTGAAGTCTCTCAAAGCTGCAGGCGGCACCGCTTACAATGACATGATCGCAGTTCTCGATCAGACCTTAGAGACTGTTGAGAAGTCCGGTGCGTTCTCTGAAATCGGCAAGGCAGGTCATAGCGCGGGTGAAAATTCCGCTGAGGCAAAGATCGGTGCTATCGCTAAGGGCATGATGGAGAAGGATGCAACCCTGTCCTACAACCAGGCAATAGCGAAGGCATGGGAGGACCACCCGGAGCTTATGGCAGAGTATGACGAGCAGGAAGGATTCTAAGGAAGGAGGATAACGAATCATGGCAAAGAATTATAACGGCGTACAGATCAATCAGAGCGTCACTATCGCAGAGAAGGCAGGTGCGGCAATCACAGATTGCAGAAACAAGCTCTTAGCTTATGACAGTGACGGCAATGTGGTACTTGCGACAGATGGAACAAAGCCCATCGTAGGTATTGCAATCATCGAGGCAGGTATCAACGACATCTCCGGCGCAGAATCCGGAAAGGTTGCTGTAGGCGATGATGTGGACATTCAGATCAAGGACATCGGATATGCTATCGCAAGTGCAGCTATCGCAAAGGGCGCAGAGGTAACAGCTACTACCGGAGGTCTTGTAAAGACCGCAACCGCAGGCGAGTATGTTGTAGGTGTAGCCCTCAGTGCGGCAACTGCAGCGAATGACTATGTGAGAGTTCAGATCAGCAAGTATCAGAAGGCAGATGGAGACTCATCCGGAGTGAAACTCAGCGACCTTGCGGATGTTGACCTCAGCACCCCGGCAACCGATGGCCAGGTATTGAAGTATGATGGTACGGCTACCAAATGGAAAGCCGGCAACGACGCAATCGAGTAAAGATAAGGAGGATAATTAGAAATGGCAAAGAGAACAGCAGCAAGCATCCAGGCAGATATTGCGAAGGGTGCTTTCAGACCTCATACGGCGCTTTCCAATATGGCGCTTGCATATTATCAGAGTGACGCAAAGGCATTTGCAAAGACGATTTTCCCGATTTGTCCGGTGTCCCTGTCCTCTGACAATTATTATGTTTTTGACAAGGAAGATTTACTGCGTGACAACTGGCAGAGAAAGCCTGCATACGGCAAGGTTGATCCTGCAGTAATCTCCGAGCATACTGAGAGCTACGCTTGTACCGTAGATCAGATGATTATGGGTATTGACCGCATCAGACAGACCGACCTCAACCGCAGACAGGGACCTACTGCAGCGAGAGATCCTCGTGCGCAGAGAACCAGGACTATGGCAGGGCAGGCAAACATCCACCAGGACAGAATTTTCGCAGACCACTTTTTCAAGAGCGGTGTGTGGAGCAATTCCTTTACCGGCGTAGATACGACCACTCCTACGACTGGCCAGTTTATCAAGTTCAGCAACGGCAATTCCGATCCTGTGGCACTCATGAATGAGAAGGCTACCGAGATGGAGCAGAAAACAGGACGCAGACCTAACAGACTGGCGCTTGGCGTGAACGTATTCAATGCTCTGCAGAACCACGAGGGCATCCTGGAGAGGGTGAAGTACGGCGGTACCACTCTGAATCCTGCACAGATTACCGAGAATGTACTGGCTCAGCTCTTTGGTATGGAGAGACTTTCCGTACAGCGTTCGATCATGAATAAGGCAGAGTTCGGGCAGACTGCAAATATGCAGTTCATCGGTGATCCTAACGGTTTCCTGCTTGCGTATGCAACCGACAATCCTTCCATCGACGAGCCTTCTGCGGGTTACATCTTTACCTGGGATATGCTTGGCGACGGAAACATTATGCCGATCCTCAACTACGACGGCGAGAACGGTACCCATTCGGAGTATATCGAGGGCCTTATGGCAAGCGATATGAAGAAAACCGCTGACGATCTCGGTATGTGGTTTGGCGACGCAGTATAAGGAGGGGCAGGTATGAAATTGATTGCTAAGAAACCTTGCAGCTTTGGCGGGCAGAGATTCTACATCGGTGATGAAATCCCGGCAGAATTGGTAGCGGAACCGAAGGCACAGGAGAGATTAGGAGTCATTGCCATTGCCAACAATGAAGGTGCAGGGGTGTCGGGCGAACAGTCCGGCACTCTTTACACGCAGGAGCAGTTTGACGAGGCTGTTGCAGAAGTAAGAGCCAAACTCGAAGAGACTGTTGCGAAACTGGAAGAGACTGAACTGGGAACCTACGAGGGAACGGTACAGATCGCAATTAAGACAGGGAGCGATGGCAACAACGATCAGATTATGGCGATTCCCGCAACACCGGAACAGATTCAGCAGACTTTTGAGATTATGCAGTTGAACGCTGACAAGGCATCCGGAGCGATTGCCGATGTTACGGACGAGAATGTTTTGACAATGCTTTTGTTTGTTGACAGTAGAAGTACGGTCAAAAAGGCGGCTAAAAGCAGGTTAGACAACTTATCCTTAACCGAAGGCGAAAACAACGCTGCAGGCAACGGTAACGACACCACAGAAGGCAATAAGGAAGGTGAAACCTAATGGCGAAAGGTGCATACACATATGATCCTGCCAAGATACCTGAGAATGGCAAAGACCGTATGCGCTTTGAACTGGGCGACACGATGGTAGAGGGCGGAGCTGATACATCAGCATTGACCGATGAAGAGATTGAGGCGGCGATTACGACACATCCGAAGTGGAAAAGGGCAAAGCTCTTTTTACTGGAAAGTCTGTATCGCCGTTTTGCTTATGAAGTTGATACAAAGACCGGTCCTCTGACATTGGAACTGCAGGAAAGGGCAAAGCAGTGGAAGAAAGACTACGACGACTTGAAGAAAGAAGTTGCTGTCGAGTCCGTTTCTGTACCGCCCCTGTTCGATGATGAAAGCGGTCCTAAGCCTCCATACTTCTATACGGGTATGCAGGAGAACGAAAGGGCGAAATAGGATGATAAATGCGAGATTCATGTATCTTAGGCCGGGCAATCTTTTCAAGGACTTTATCGTTGAGAGCAACACACAGAAGGTCACAAGCACAGGAAGAGTGGCGACTACTCATAAGGGCGATGGCTCCGTCACATTGCGGGGCTGCCTTGCAGATTCCACAGACGAGGAAAAGAAGAGCCACAGCACGCAGGAGCATACTGTCACTCATACGATTGTGCAACAGGGACCGCCGAAAGCGAAGAGGACAGATAAATTGATACTCGGAGATCGGGTTTTCTACATCGTGGATATTGACGACACCGGAAGTCTTGGCGTTTCGACGCTTTACTATGCAGAGGAAAGAAGGGATGTCAAATGAAACTATGGGTAGATGGCCAACAGGGGAGCGCAGGTGCAGCAATCCGGGCAAAAGTGAAAGACCAGGTAGCGAATGTCAACAGACAGGTATTGTCAAGAGGTGTTCGGGCGGTCAACGCTATCCGGAACGCTGAGCTTGAAGTGCTGAAAGGGCAAAGGAGCGGCAGACAGTACAGAAAGCCGTTTAGCAAAGCGACATATACCGCATCAGCACCGGGCGAACCGCCGGCACGAAGGACAGGAAATCTCCGTATGCACTGGAACGGACAGGTAAGAACCGAAGGAGGCACCGGAAACGGTGTTCAAGTAATTGCGGAACTGGAAAGCCAGGAGCAATATGCCGGGTATCTCGAAAACGGAACCTCACACATGGCGGCAAGACCTTTTGTGGAAAGGATCAAGGAAAAGGCTGCTCCGGAAATCGAGAAGATTTATAAGGAACCATACACATAGGGAGGTAAGTGGATATGGCATTGGTAATCACAGAGCCGGTTGCTACCTTCGATTTGTCTCAGATCAAGCGAGGCGATTTGATATGGGCTAAGCACAGGACCTGGGACGAAGGCAAAGCGGGGTTCGTGACATCTGCAAAGAGCGATCAGCTCATAGCGCAGTACCACCCCGGCATCGGTAATGTAACGAATCATTTTATTATTCCTGTCTCGGAGGCAGTAGCCAAAGAGTGGGAAATCCGGTGGTCCGAAGATATGGCAGAGGTCCACGAATACAACATTGAGACGGAAGGAGAGGGCAACGATGAACCTTAGCGAGCTGATCTATAAGCGGTTTACCGCATCGGAAGGGCTGACTAAGCATCTGACAACCTTTGCCGGAAATCCCGCTGTGTTCAGTCCGGAACCGCCGGAGGATAATCAAGAAGAGTGGGGAGGCAATACGCATTACCCACGAGTAGTTTATAACTACGATATGCAGGCGAATGAAGAGAGAAACAGCGTCGGCACCCTGTCTGTGTCTCTGCTTTGTCAGAATACAGAGGAAATCATGCCGGAGGCTATTGAGCCGGAAGTGAGAAAATGCCTGCGAGATGTAATCTTGCTGCCGGAAGGCGGCACACCATACTGTTTTGCATGGGCGAGGACAGACAGCTTTACAGAAAACGACAAGACGGAAAATCCGTACATGACAATCGGGTGTGAAGTCCGGTTTGACATCATGGAATATCCGTCGCTCGAAACGACTGATCCGGACCCGGTGGTTGCTACCAACAGGTACATAAAGGAGTTGTTCCCGGAGTGCCTGGTTATGGGATATGACAGGATGGAGGAAATCACAGAAATAAGCGCCGAAAGGCCAGTAGCGTACTGCAGGCTGTTGTCGGTGGAGAAGTCCGAGGAAACGAATAATGTGGCATGGATGGATGGCAGAATTGCCGTCCATATTTTATGTCCGGATTCGACCACGAGGGTAAAGATTGCGGCAGCAATAGCAAATCAGATGTCCCTCGATGGAGAGATCATCATGTTGGACTATTCCCCGATGTTCATACGCCGTCTGCAGGCAAACTACAAGTCTGACTATCTGAAAAGCGGTCAGATTTTTGTAACAGGTCACTATGGACTGCTGAGATACAAGGCAAAGCCTCACACCATGCAGCAGGCTCATGTGGAATTTGGATAAGGAGGTCATAGAGATGGCGAAAGAGCAGAAAGACACCAATACCGCCGAGACTGCGACTAAGCAGGAGGTAAAGCCGGTGGTAAAGGCAGAACAACAGGAATCGGAGTACACAGCCGCAGAGTTCGCACAGAACGCAAGCACGCTGTTTAAGACGAGACCTGAGTGCGTAGTGGCAGCATTGAGAGCCGCTGAAAAGGAAACCTGCACACTCTCCGAGGCCAAGGAGATTGTGGATAAATTCTTGAAAAAGGAGGTTAAGTAACAATGGCAGGAACATTTATTTTAGGAGAAACTAAGGTGCGCCCTGGCTCCTACTTCAACATTCAGAAAAAGGGCGGAAATGCTGCCGCAAGCGTTATGAATGGCGTAACGGCGGTTATCTTCAAGTCTGATTTCGGTCCTCTGAATGAGGCAGTGGAGTTAAGTGCAGAGGACGGGTATGAGTCAACCTTTGGTGACGCTCTCACAACCGACGCTCTGAAAGAGGCGTTTGCGGGTGGAGCAAAGACGATCATCGCCTGCAGAGTAGGAAGTGGCGGTACCGCAGGAAATGTAACGCTGAAAGACACAGCGGAAACTCCTGCAACCGCAGTAACCATTACCTGCAAGTATCCGGGAGCAAAGAACTTTACGGTGACGATCCGCACCAAACTTTCAGACGCTACTTTGAAGGAGTGCATCATCTATTCCGGAACGACTGAATTTGAGAAGGTGGAGTTTGCGGCAGGTACCGGAGAGGCAACCGCCCTCAAAAATGCCCTGGCATCTTCCAAGAAGTTCTCGGCAGAGGTAGCAACCGGAAAGGAGAACGCAACCCTGGCAATCGTATCTCAGAGTGCATTTACCGCAGGAACCAATCCGACGGCAACGAACAGCGATTATTCCAACGCTTTTGCACAGGTAGAGCCTTATGAGTTCAACACGATCTGCGTTGATACGGAAGATACGACGATTCATCTGCTCCTGCAGTCCTTCGTGAACCGTATTTTTGATGCAGCATCTCTTGCGCAGGCTGTTGTTGCAGAGGCGCAGACTGTGGAGCTTGAAACGAGAATGGCACACGCTGCGGCTTTCAATGACGAGAAGATGCATTACGTGCTGAACGCAAAGATCAATGAGCAGGGTACCACGATTGACGGATATAAGACTGCGGCGAGAATTGCCGGTATGATCGGTGCTGTTTCCTCAGCATCTTCGCTTACCCATACGGTAGTAAACGGCTTTACCGAGATTTTGGAGAAGTTGACAAACACCGAGGTAATCAATGCAGAGAAGAAGGGCTGTATCGTGCTGACCTACAACAAGGAAAAGCAGGTATGGATCGACAATGCCATCAATACGCTTATTACTCCGGCAGACAACCAGGACGATGGATGGAAGAAAATCCGCAGGGTAAAGACTCGTTTCGAGCTGATCCGTCGTGTCAATACCACTACCGACAACCTTGTAGGCAAGGTGGATAACGACAAGAACGGACGCTTGACGGTTATCAGCCAAATCCAGGGCGTAGGTGATGCAATGATCGCTGAGAGCAAACTGGTAGCCTGCAACGTAACGGAGAGCAGCGTTTATACCGCAGACGGAGACAGCGCATGGTTCGATATTGACGTGATCGACAAGGATTCGATGGAGCATATCTATCTGACCTTCCTGTTCCGTTTTAGCACCAACGAAGAGTAAGAAGGAGGAAATAGGCAATGAGAAATGTGAGAGCAGCGGGCGACTCCCGACACGCAAGAACCGGTAAAGACGGAGCATTTTACAATGCAGACGGCGTACTGCTTGCAACGGTAGAGTCTTTCCAGTCCAATGTGAATTACAACAATGCGAAGTATAGCGTACTGGGCGACGCACAGGAGCATGAGACGGCCAACACTTTTGCGGTCAACCTTACGATGTCGCAGATTGTGGTCGAGGACGACGCTTTTATCCAGGAGCTTATGACTGCTTTGGAAACACAGGAAATGCCGAGATGGGATTTCCAGGGTTCCTTGCTTGGCAGAAATGGTTCCGAGGAAAGAGTTGTTTACAGAGATTGTATCCCTTCCGGCCAGGTTGACATTCAGAATATCGCTGTCGGTGATGTTATTAAGCGCCAGTGGAACTTCTTTGTCAACAGACCGCCTAAGCTGCAGTCTTTGCTTGGCATTGATTCATAAGAGACAGATCATCAGAGTTTGAGAGGGAGGCAGCGTGTCTCCCTCTTTTAGTTTATCAAGAAAAATTTTAGGAGGAAAACAATATGTCTAAGGATTTTGTAAAAGGTGTTGCAGTTGGTGAGGCTGAGGTAACGGAAGATGCAAAGGTAGAGGAAAAGGACTTTACCGAAGAGGAAACAAAGGAGCAGGTCCGCACGAATGAAGAGGATTTCATCCAGGGCTTAATCGATGCGGTAGAGTTTGCCAATGACGAAAAGCAGAGGATTGAGATTGTTCGTGAAGGCAAGCTGTTCTTTGCTTTCAATATCCGTCCTCTTGGAGCTGAAGAATACGAGAAGTGCCGTAAAAAGCATACGAAGTATGTTCGTAACCGCCAGCTCGGTATGAAGATGCCGGATGAAACGGATCGTGTGAAGTATCAGTCCGCAATCATCTATACGGCAACCACCGACGAGGATAGAGCAAAGCTGTGGGACAACAAGAAGGTATGGGAAACCCTCAGAAACAAGGAATACCAGGTAATGAACGGACTGGATGTAATCGAGTTTGCGTTAAAGGCAGGCGAGAAGGATAAGGTCATTGAGGCGATTGACCGTCTCAGCGGCTATGAGTCCAACATCGAGGAAGTAGCAAAAAACTGATCGAGGCCGGAGGTAAGCTCTGCCTGTTGCACCACATCTTTCAGACAACAGGAATTACCCCGGACGAATTTTACATGAAACCGCGCGGGGTGCAGGCATTTATGCTTGCATCCATGCGCATAACCCTGGAATCAAGGAAAGGAGGCGAAAAGGAAGATGGCTGAAACAGTTCGGATTGAGATACCCATAGAGACGATAGATAACACCGATCCGGAGCTTTCCAATGTCACGAGAAAATTCGAGAACATGGAAAGAGCGGCGAACAATGCGAACAGTTCCGCAAAGAAAGCGGGGCAGACGGTTAGTGCGTTTGACAGGCAGGCACAGAAAACCGAGAGCAGCTTGTCAAAATGGGCCAAAGAGAAGTATGAGATTATGCTTGAGGCCAAAGATAAGATTTCTCCTATCCTGCAGACTTTAGGCGGTGGCCTCCGGAGTTTTGCCGGAAAGACTTGGAGCGTCACAATGCGGGCTATTGACCTCATAACCTCCCCGGTCCGGGGAATCATAAATCTGTTGAAGAATCCTATCTTTCAAGTAGGGGCAGTCCTCGGAGTGAGTATCGGTCTAAAGGACACGATAGAGACGTACAAGAACTTTGAGGCTGCTATGTCACAGGTGCAGGCAATCAGCGGAGCAACCGGAAGTGAGTTGGATAAGCTGACAGCCAAGGCGAAAGAGATGGGTTCAACAACGAAGTTTACGGCGACGGAATCTGCAGAGGCGTTTAACTACATGGCAATGGCCGGTTGGAAAACAGACGATATGCTGAACGGCATCGAAGGAATCCTGAGCCTTGCAGCCGCATCCGGAGCGGACCTTGCGACGACTTCTGACATTGTGACAGACGCATTGACAGCGTTTAATATGCAGGCAAGTGATGCAGGGCATTTCTCCGATGTAATGGCGGCGGCAGCATCAAATGCGAATACAAATGTCTCAATGATGGGTGAGACTTTCAAATATGCCGGTGCCATGGCGGGCACCCTCGGATATTCCATCGAGGACGTTGCCCTCATGACCGGACTTATGGCAAATAGCGGTATCAAGGCAACCATGTCCGGTACCGCTTTGAATATGATTTTTACTCGGTTATCCACGAACACAGGCAATGCGAGAGATGCGTTATCTGATTTGGGTATCGAGTATTTTGATTCTGCAGGAAAAGCGAGAGACCTGTCGGATGTAATCGAGGAATTGAGAACAGCAACGGCAGGTATGAACGACGAGCAGAAATCCAGTCTTGCTAACACGATAGCAGGCACCCAGGCACAGAAGGGCTTGCTTGCAGTCTTAAATGCGTCTGAGGCAGATTATAAGAAATTGCAGGATGCTATCGAGAACGCTGACGGAGCAGCCGCATCTATGGCGGATACCATGATGGATAATCTGCAGGGTTCGATTACCTTGTTACAGAGTGCGGTTGACGGAGTGAAAATCTCCTTTGGCGAAAGACTATCTCCGTATGTGCGTAGCCTTGCTGACTGGCTGACGGATCAGATGCCGGCGGTTGAGATGGGACTTGACGAACTTATGGACTGGGTTGATGTAAAAGTTGATCGCATGAAGAGGAAATTCAGCGAGATAACCGATACGGACGAGTGGCAAAATGCTGATTTCTTCGGAAAAGCTCATATCCTTTGGGATGAATTTATCGTTGAGCCGTTTTCGGAGTGGTGGCAGACCACAGGAAAAGCAAAGTTTGCTCATTTCTCAGAGGACATCGGCCAGGCAATCGGTACCGGCTTAAAGGTCGGGATCATGACTTTACTCGGTATTGACATCAGCGAAACCGTAGACGAGGGAGCCAGTATCGGAGCATCCTTTGCAAGAGGATTTTCAGAGGGTTTTGACTTCGATGTAGTATCAGAAAAACTATGGCAGGGGCTTGGAAACCTGCTGAAAGATGCCGGAAAGTTACTTCCGGGAGGACAGGCGGCAGGATTGTCGTCTATTATGTCTGCTATCCTGCTCAGCAAGATTGCAAGTCCGTTTATCGGTCTTGGCAAAGGTGCTTTTGGCATGGGCAAGGCATTATTCGGAACCAATGCGGCAACCGGCACATCCTTAATGGGTGCGCTAATGGGTTCAGCGGCGGCAGGAACCGGACTTCTCGGTAATTCGGCAATGTTAGCAATCAACCTGGGGGCAGGAAACCTTGCGGGCGGTGCATCTCTCAGTGCAGGGGCATTAAGTGGTCTTGGTATGGGTGCAGCCGGTGGAGCTATTGCCGCAGGAGCAACAATCATTAGCGGTGCGCTTGATACCTACAAGGCGATCAAGTCCGACAGCAAAGAGGAATCTGCAGCATACGGAGAATCAGCCGCTTGGAAATTTGGCGGTGTAGCAGCCGGAGCAGCGGCAGGTGCCGCACTTGGTAGTGTTATTCCTGGTCTTGGTACGGCAGTCGGTGCTTTAATTGGTGCCGGTGTTGGAGGTATAGCCGGATGGATCAAGGGAAACAGCGTCAAGAAGGAGTACGAGGAAAATGTGCAGAAAATGCAGGAAGAGGCAGAAAAGGCACGAAAGGTATTCCAGGCAACCGGAATGGATATTGACAAGGTGAGGTTTTCAAACGAGGCTCTGACGCAAGCGATGAACGATTCGGAAGTTTCTGCGGAAGAGTTTGCGTCCATGTTCCAGGAGCAGTGCGCCAAGGTTATGGATAAAGCGTTTGGAGACATCCACCTGTCACTTACGGAAATAAAGAAACTGGCAAGCGAGATTACTTTCGGGAATATGGCTGACAGTCTGAATGAGTTTACCTCAGCAGTAGCGCAGGCTGATTCTTCTCTGAACACTCTGCAGCAGTCGGTAACAGCAATGAAAAAGCAGAACTGGAAGGTCGGTCTTGGTATGGAACTTTCGGAGAGTGAAAGAGACAGTTACCGGACGGCGATAGATAATTTCGTTAGCTCAGCACAGGCGTACATAGAGGATAATCACTACGAGGCTACGGTAGCCCTGCAACTTCTGACAAATGGAAGTGGCGACACTACCGGGCTTGATTCTATGTACGAAGGGTTTAAGACACAGACAACAGAATTAAGCCAGGGGCTTTCCGAGGCGATTGAGAACGCTTTGACAGATGGAATAATAGATGTTGATGAAATGGCGATCATAGAGGAATATCAGCAAAAGATCAGCAACATCACAAATAAGATTTCTGAGGCAAAGAGCGAGGCACAGTTGCAGGCTATCGGTATCAAATATTCCGGAGCGGAACTGGATGCGGAGTCATTCCAGGCTATGCAGGAAGAACTTACGGCATATTCCCAGGCAGCTCAAGACAGTTTCGACGAGGCTTTGACGCTGACATTGACAAATCTCAATCTTGAACTTGCTGAGGGTGCTATCACACAGGCAGAGTACGATAAAGCAGTCCAGGAGGCAACGGAGGGCTACCAGGCACAGCTTAATGATGTAAGTGTGAGGATAAACAATTTCAATCTCGATGCGATTGCTACGGCATACGAGACGGAGCTGAACGGAATATTGCCGTACTTTGAGGGTACGACGCAGGAGAAGTTACAGCAGGCAATCAATAATGCCATGATTTCACATCCGGACACAGCATCATGGACTACGGCAGATGTAATTGGTTGGCTTGGTCTTGATAAGCTGCCTACGGATGTAGCAACGCCGCTTGCGGCACAACTTATCCAGTCGGCACAGGCAAATACAGACGCTACCAAAGAGCAGTTGATCGAAAGTTACAAGGAGTGCATCCCGACGGCAGACGAAATTTATGCGGCGATTGATTGGAGTTCATTCACTTTTGGAGACCAAGACAAATTGATGTCGCTAATTGATCCAACATTTGGACAGGGACAAAGTATCGGAGTTACGGATAAGACACAAAGCATCGTGGACTACTATACGAATAGTGGCTATGACTGGCAAAGTGCAGCTAAGTCTATATCAGAGAACATCGAGAGGACCATGCAGGAGAATCTTGATCCGGAGGCACTGCAAAAGGTGATGGATGAATATTTTGCTCAGATTGTTACGGTAAATCAGCCGAACATGGACGAGTTCAACGAACTTGTAAAGCAATTTGCTCCTGGACCTATCAGCAACGAATATTACGACCAGTTGCTTGCGGAGTATCTGCAGACAGGAACACTCAGCGGTGCGAAGTTCAATGAGGGATTGTCAACGGAGCTGCTTAACGGCTCTTCGGTGTTCAGATCGTCGGCACAGTCGGCACTCAATGATGCCTTTGCAAATCCGTTTGCGGTCAATGCGAAGATAACGATAAATCCGACATATTCCGGGTTGACACTTCCGACGACGCTAACAACTAATCCGAGCGGTCATGCTGCGGGAGGTTATGTCAGCGGAGGTCCTCAGCTATCTTGGCTTGCAGAGGAAGGTTGGGGAGAGTTCATTATCCCTACGAATCCGAGCAGGCGTTCAGATGCCATCGAATTGTATCAGCAGGCAGGTAGAGCGTTGGGTGTATCACAGCACGCAGAAGGGGGTTATGTAAGCGGCTCATATTTGAGTGATTATGCACAAGGTAATAATTTCCTCACAGACGCAGTTAGAAACGACGCACGAGCCTATAACGAATCCACAGAGGGTAGTTATGAGGCTACCGCACCAGTATCTCCGAAAGTGACCGGAGGTAAATCTGAATCGGTTGGCCCGCCAGTCCAGGTAAGCGTCAGCATGACACCGGAGTTTAACATCACCGGAGAGAACGGACAGACCGAAGAGGACATTGTTCAGACAATAAGGCGGCACATGAAAGAGATTGCCGACGAGCTTGGAGGCGAGATTGCCGAAAAACTGGGCGAGGTATTCTCCAATATGCCGGTAAAGGAGGCGTAAATCGTGAATATCAAATTAGTTCCGGTTGGGAGCGGTTCAAGATTTACGTTTCCCGCATTACCGGAGAAATTAAAAGGCAGTTATGCCGCAAAGTATCAATCATTCGACATCATATCCAAAGGCACCGTAAAGGTGCCAAAGGGTACGAATGTCACAACCTTTTCATGGGAAGGTGTATTTTTTGGCAGGAGCAAACGGAACGAGCCGATTGTCAAGAAAAATTCCTGGCAGGAGCCGACGGAGTGCGTGAAAATCCTTACGGATTTCATGGAAAAGGAGACGGTGCTTAATCTGATTGTGACGGAAACATGGATAAATGCGGATGTCACGATTTCCTCATTCCAGGCATTTCCTTATGGAGCATACGGAAACATTCAGTATTCCATCGAGTTTACGGTCAAGCGGGATCTGAAAATCTACACCACGAATGAGCTGAAAATAGCGTCCTTTGTGAAAAAGACGAAACCGAGGAATGATTCGAGCGCAGCTCCGGCAAATAACAGCAAGGGATCATACACCGTCAAAAGTGGAGATACGCTGTGGGGCATAGCCTCAAAGCACTGCGGAGGCGGTTCTAACTGGACGAAACTTTATGATGCAAATTCCTCTACGATAGAGGCTGAGGCAAAGAAACACGGGAAGTCGAGTTCGGATCATGGTCACTGGATATGGCCGGGCGAAGTCCTAACTCTCGTATAAGGGGGTGCGGCTATGATAGATTTATCGAAGATCACTTACCGGGTAGTCGTAATGGCAGAGGACGGCAAGCAGTATAACATCAAGGAGTTTATAACTAATCTTGGGTGGGAGGAAAACGAGAAGGAAATCTCAGTCCGTTCGTCCTTCACATCGAAGAATGACAAGACATCGCAAGGGTACCTGTCGAGCATCATCAAACCGGGATGTTTGATAGGTATTTTTGCATCTGCAGGAGATAAAGACGAAGAGGTTGCCAGGGGCTATGTGGAAACATGGAATCCGGTGGAGAAGAACAGCGGCAACACGCTGAAATGCACCAACTACGACGAGCTTTACAAGCTACAGAAAAGCCAGGATAACAGGTATTACCCTTCCGGTACCGGAACCAAAGCGGCAATCAGCGGTGTACTGGACGATTGGGAGATACCGCAGGGCGAGTACAAAGGTCCGAACGCCTCACATGGAAAGCAGGTGTTCAACAATAAGTACCTGTCGGACATCATTCTTGAATTGCTTGACGATGCGAGAAAGAAGGGCGAAGAGAAATGTATCATCCGGGCATCAAAGGGTAAAACAAGCATTATTCCAAGAGGAAGCAACACAGAAATCTATGTGTTCCGGGCAGACAACAGCCAAATGATCGGGCAGTCGGTTAGTACGGCAGACCTTGTTACGAGGGTAAAGGTTGTCGGCAAGGCAGACGACGACGGACAGCGGAGCGTTGAGGCGACGCTGAATGGTCTCACGAAGTACGGAATCCGGCAGAGGATTTATACGAGAGGATCAGACGAGTCAATGGACGATGCGAAATCTGCAGCACAGGAGATACTTGACAATGAGGGAGCGATCCAAAGGGAAATGACGGTACAGAGTCCGGACGTTCCTTTTATCCGGAAAGGCGACCTGGTATATATCATCTGCGGAACGGCGAAAGATTACTACTATGTCAAGAGTATTCAGCACAATGCGGAGCAGTACAGCATGACAATGGATGTGGAGCTTGCGAAACCGGAAACCGTCAAAGCAGAGAATAAGACGGAGCAGAAAAAAGAGTACAAGGTGGGAGACATCGTGAATTTTCATGGTGGTACCCATTATGTCAGCAGTTATTCCGGAGCAAAAGGGTATAGCGCAAGGGCAGGAAAAGCCAAAATCACGCTTGATCCAAATTGCAAAGGCAACGGCAAAGCACATCCCTGGCACCTTATTCATACGGACAGCGGCAGCAATGTGTATGGTTGGGTTGACGAGGGAACATTTGATTAAGGAGGCGGCAGATGGAAGGATTTGAAGGACATCCTGGAACACAGAAACTTGCGTCAGTCCTCAGCGAAAGAATGAAGAAAGAAGGAGAGTCGCCTTTGGTGTTGGACTTCGGGGAGATACAGGCGAATTACAGTCTGTTGACAAATACCTTCCCGGTTCCGATACCGAAAGGCGAGTATTCCGTCTGCAGGCTTGTCGGAGGATTGACCTACACAACCGACAAGGGAGGACATCCGGGACACGAGAACCAAACAGAAACCCATAACACGGGCGGTCACACGCACACGCTGAAACCACCTCAGATAAAGCCAGGGGATCGTGTCCTTGTGGCATGGGTTCAGAATGAGGCTTGTGTGATAGATGTAATAGTGAGCTAAAGGAAGGAGTGAGGCATTATGGCAGAGGCTCTTTTTCCGGTGGTTGAAGTACCTGAGTTCATAGACGAGAGTACGGAGTACGACACCAAGTATAAGCGAAGTGCAAAATGGGATGCCGCAAAGGGCGATTTCGTAAGAGACGGAGCGAACAGGGTGGTAGAGTGCGACGGAAAAGAGGCTTATGCGATATGGTGTTTCAAGATAGCACAGACAGAGAGGTACCGCTGTCTTGCTTATCCGGATTCAATCGGTACCGAAATGGAAAGGGCTATGGCCGACGACGACGAAAGAACAGTTGAGTCCATGGTCCAAAGAACAGTAACAGACGCAATCATGGTAAATCCCAGGACAGAATATGTCCGGGATTTTGTTTTTTCATGGAACGGCGACAATATGCACTGTCAATTCAAGGTTAAAGGGATTGACTGGGACGAAGAAATAACAATCACATTTTAAGGAGGTGAGGTCATGGCACAACCGGATTTTATAGCACCGGATTTTATCAACAATAATTCTGCAGAGGAAATCCATGAGCGAATGATGAATAACCTCCCGGACGACATCGACGATATGCCAGGCGGCTTTCCGTATGATTTTACGATGCCTGCAGCTTTGGAAAAAGACGAGTTCATCAATTATCACTTGGTTAGGTCTTTGATGATAGCGTTTCCTCAGTATGCGTGGGACGACTGGTTAGACCTTCATGGAACGCAGGTACACTTGACGAGGCACGAGGCAGAGTATGCGACAGGAACAGTCACGATAACCGGAACGGCGGGGACACTGATTGAGAGTGGCACGATTTTCTGCACTCCTGCAACGGACAGCGGACCGGCTATCGAGTTTGCCACTATGGAAAATGCGGACATCGGAAATGATGGAACCGTCACTATCGGCATAAAGGCAGTAGAGGCAGGTCCAGGTTCCAATGTGGCGGCGAATACGATTGTGATTATGGCAAAGCCGAATAAGGCGGTGACATCGATCACAAATGAGGCCGCAACATCCGGAGGAACCGAGAGGGAATCCAACGATGATTTCTACGACAGGATTGCGGCAGAGTACGACAACAGCATGACATACCTGGGAAATGATACTGATTATGTCCGGTGGGCGAAAGAGGCAGGAGCAGGAGATTGTATCGTGGTATCTGCGGCCGATGGTCCGGGAACGGTCAAACTCGTACTTGTGGATGCGAACGGACAGCCCGCAAGCCAGGATTTGATAGATGCAGTGTATAACTTCATCGTATCGCCAAACGACAGGACGGCAAGATTACTTCCTACTGCTTGCGCTCAGCTTTCATGCGTAGCGGCAACAACGGTCAGCATCAACTTCACGATAACCGGGCTTGTGTATGATAACACGACGAGCATTGAGCAGATCAAGGCGGATTTTGCCGAGGCGGTCAAGGCGGTTTACTCGGTGGCAAAGGACGAAGGTGTACTCCGGTACAACGATGTACGTCCTATCATAAGCGACATAGCAGGTGTCGAGGATTTCTCCACATTCTTAATGGACGGAGCAATGACGAACATAACCCTGCAGCAAGAAGAGTACCCGGAGACAGGTACTCTTACTTTTAGTTAGGGGGTGTATCAATGAGTGAAAGGTTTGATATTGAGAACTTCCCAACAAGCGAGAGCGCCTTGAAAATGCTCAGTTATGTGTCGGACGGATTCTATGACAATTCCTATGTCGGAAAGTGGCTGTACCAGGTCATGGGCCTGGAGCATGACAGCGTTTTGGAAATACTCGAAACGCTCCCGGATCAGATGTTTCCGGAAACGGCAACATGGGGGCTTATGTATCACGAGATCAAGTGGGGATTGCCGATAAGGGAAAACCTGTCATACGAGGAACGCCGGAAACTGATTTATCAGAAAAGAGACTATCGTGCGCCTATGACACCGCACAGAATGGAAGTCCTGCTGAGCGATCTGTCGGGCTGTACGGTGTATATCAATGACATCCACAGCCTGGGCGACGATGGGTATGTCCCGGAGCATCCGAACGTATTCCGGGTAACGCTCGAAGTCGGGAGTGATCCGGTAAATATGGGCGAAGTGCTGCAGAAACTCAGAAAGGTAAAGCAGTCACATACCACATTCACATTCAGAGTCACGACGGCAGTAAAACTTCTGATAGGCGTTGATCCGAAGTCTTACCGAGTCATTCACAGACTATGCGGCACGTACCCGAAGATAAGCACCGGTTGGAGATTACTGACAAGCGGAATTGAATTAGACATTACTGCAGGCGGCACGAAATCGGAGCCGCCTTTGTCGGGCGTTTCCGGAGAAACAGGACAATACCCTAAGACGAGTACCGGGCTGAAAATCACGAATGACCTGGTGGAGCTGCAGACTTCCGGAAAAGGGCAGGGCGTGAAATATGCCTTATCCGGCGAAGGAGAGGCGGGGCAGTTTCCAAAGACCAGTACCGGATTTGTTAAGGCAAACGGAGGCATTGTTGCAGAGGCATCCGGTCAAGGCAGTAGGACAGAGTATGTTGCAGCCGGTACGGTTCCGGGAGTATCAACCGGAGCAGGAAGTGCGGCCAATTCGCTTGTGCCAGGAGTGACTACCGAGAGTTTCAAGGTGACATATCCGCTTTGTGGTAGTGCTTTTGAGATATAAGAAAGGAGGTTCTTATGAGCTTATTAACGAGTGCAGCAATCACAGGTTATCAGCAGTACACGAGACGAACGCTGTCATACGCAAGGTACAAAATCGGCAGTACCTACTACAAGGTCAACATCGATTCTGTAAATGTGACAAGCGGCGGCATCGTGGAAGTGAATTTCATGATCGAGCCGACAGTAACCGGCACGATTACGGAAGTGCAGTTGTATGACACGAACGGCGACCTGTGGCTAAGAAAAGCGGAATCATTAGATGTGAGTTCCGTCGTGGAAGGTTTCTTCTACACAGTGCAGTTGGAAATTTCAGAAAAGGAGGATAACAGCTAATGCGAGAGTTAGTAAATTGGCAGGACCATGTTGTTGAACATCCCGGACGCTTTACGGTTGAGGATTTAGGCAACGGCATGGAACAGCTCACGCCGGCACCTGGCACTATCAGACAGCAGGGTACTCCTCAGAACGCAAGCAATTTCAACACTATGGACCTTGCGGCTTATGAGGCAATGCTGATTGGAAATGAGAATACCAGGATGCTTATGCAGACGATCAGAGACTTGGAGGGCGTAAAGGGATTGACGGTTGATGTCACTCTGACAAACTCCCAGGTCTATCCGTTCAACAACTCGAAGGCTACCGTCACGCTCCCGGCATTAAGGAACACGAAAGACTATTACGTGATTCCGGAAACATTGGAGACGAATGGCGAGGTTGGAGAGTATGAGGTATCGGAAAAACTGCTCAATGGTTTCAAACTGGAATTTTCCGGTTCGGCAACATCCGTAAAGGTTAGATGTCATGTGATAGGAGGTATGTACTGATGGCAAATGTAATCATCAAAAGCGAGGAATCGCAGCGTACCGCAGAGAAGATCATGGAGCAGTACGGAGTGAACAAAAACGATCCTTCCATGCGTGAGGCGGCGTACACTACGGCCCGCCTGCAGGAAGAGGCAATTAAACAGGCAGAGACAAGGAGGATTTATCGATGAAGGTAATCAAAAAGCCGGAGGACGGCAAGAACTTTGTGGAGTATTCCACGAGAGGCACGAAGATTTCTTTCAATGACGGCGAGATTTCCGCTGATCTTCAGAAGAAAGAGCGTGATGATGATGTCAAGATCGATGTCTGCATGGACTACTTGGGCGGTCTGACATTCGGCACGAGCGGAGCAAAGTTGTACGTGGCGCAGATTTTTATTCCTGCAAGGCAGTACATCGATACGGAGATCGACAACCCGGACTATGATCCGGAGGACGAGACTTCGCAGGAGAAGATCACTCAGCACGAGGCGGTACCGTTCAGCATGGATAATGTTGAGCTTACACTTTTTGAACAGGAGGTATAAGGAGCAATGGCAAAGAATTTTGACGAGATCAAATTTGCGGTAGAGGCCCTGTCGGGTGGCAAGAATACGGTCCTTTTTGACGACCAGGAAATGCCGTCGATCATGGTGCCTTTTAACAGTTTCAAGTATTCGGATGTAATCACAGGAGGCAGCGCCAACAAACATCATGCCTTTTCGGTAGGCGGTGTTGAGAAGGATGTCCTCTACGTGTCTAAGTTTCAGAATATCGTAATCAACAACAGGGCATATTCCCTGGCAGGAAAAGAGCCGAGGGTAAATGTGAACTTCGACCAGGCACTTACTTTCAGCAGAAACAAGGGCAGAGGTTGGTGCCTTACCCCTTATGCACTTTGGAGCGCAATCGCTTTATGGTGCAGAAAGAACGGCACTATGCCGAGAGGCAACAATAACTACGGGCAGGATCACACCTACACTTTGGAGAAGGGTACACCTGCAGCAAGAGATGGTAGCAATATTGTAACGAGAGTGCTTACCGGTTCCGGACCTAATACTTGGAGCCATAACTGGATGCCGGACGGTATTTTCGATCTGAACGGCAATGTATGTGAGTGGTGCGCAGGCATGAGAATTGTCAACGGCGAGATTCAGATTATCCCTTACAGCAATATCTTTGATCCGGAAGTGAGCAACGGAGCAGATTCTACCGCTTGGAAGGCGATTATGCCGGACGGCAGCCTTGTTGAACCTGGTACCACAGGAACCTTGAAGTATGATTCGACTTTCAAGTTGGTTACTTCTCTTACTAAAGCAACCGGTTCTCCGAGTGGAAGTTATGCGGCTATGGGCTTACAGTCCGGTCTCAGCGTTCCGGAAATTGCGAAGGGACTGCTTATTTATCCGGATGAACCTAACGGCGATTACGGCGGCGATTACCATTGGTGGAATGTAGAAGGCGAGCGTTTGCCGCGTTGCGGGGGCTCCTGGCGCGCTGCCGCCGATGCGGGCGTGTTCGGCGTGTCCCTCAGCACTGCCCGGTCGTCCTCGGCCGACGACCTCGGTTTCCGCTCCGCTTTTTGCGAACTGTAAACTGGTTTCTGTTTCCTGTTAGGCGAACGTTAGTGAGCCATATCTTTTTGCCCTGGGTAGCTGCATAAGCGGTTATCCGGGGTAAGTTTGTGGGAGGTACATCATGAGTGAAGAGAGAACCGGCGGAGAAGATACCGGACGGGTACTGCAGAAATTAAAAGACCTTATGGACTATGCGGAACCGCAGCTCGACAAATTTCCGAGACCGGAAAAGGGCTACGCAGGACTTGCTACGAAGATCAGAATGTGTTTTAACACGATGGCCGAGAGAGCAATGGATACGCAGAAATGTTTCTATGCGAAATCGACACTAAAGGAGCTGAACGAACTCGACAAGCAAATCCAGTATGCGAAGTTTTATGTGGAGCGTGCCAAGAAGAAAGGAATCCTCGACTTTAAGAAGTTTGAGATCATGAGTGATTACCTCGATCAGATAGGCAAAATGACTGGGAGCTGGATAGGAAAGGTTATGGAATCAGAGAAAAATAACGGCAAGAAATAAACGCAGTGATTTTTCAATGGGAATGGGCTATTGCGTTTGCCGATTTGCGGGGGCAACTGGAACAATGCCGCCAATGCGGGCGTGTTCAACGTGAACCTCAACAATGCCCGGTCGAACTCGAACGACAACATCGGTTTCCGCTCCGCTCTACCCTCCGTTAGTCAGATTTGTTGGCAGATCAAGGTCTGCTTTCCAGTACAAGAGGGGATAAAGGAGTCCATTTCCACTCCGGGCAGTATTGCAGGAGAAAAACAACCGTCTATAAGAGAGCAATGAGTGAAATAGGACAGTGGGCGGTTCAGCCACAAGGGAGACTCATGGCCCGAAATGGCAACTTTGGCAGCCGCAAGTAGCCGAAAGGCGAAAGCCGCTATACAAGAAAATGTAAGGTTGGTTGGTGTATGAAGATAAAACAGGTTTATGATCTCATATTCTCAATGGAAAACCTCTACATGGCTTATGAGGATGCGGCCAGTGGGCGGCGGTACAACAAGGATGTGCTGTTGTATTCGCAAGATACCTGGTCGCAACTTCGTGAGTTAAGGGAAAAGATACTGGCAGGCGAGTACGAGATAGAACGGTACTATATCTTCTATGTGTACGAGCCAAAGAAAAGGATGATAATGTCAATCGGCTTTGAGCATCGTATCGTCCAGTGGGCTATATACAGAGTCCTCAATCCGATTTTGGTAAAAGGGTACATTGACGATTCCTACGGCTGCATACCGGGGCGTGGTGCGTTGGGTGCCATGCAATGTCTGCAGGGGTGGGTTGAGTATGTGTCAAGGAAGGAAAACGAGTGGTTTTATCTGAAACTTGACATCAGCAAGTATTTTTACCGGATTTCACACAGGGTTTTGAAGAAAATCCTGCGGAAGAAAATCAAGGACGAGAGATTGTTGGAGGTCCTTTTCGGCGTTATAGACTGCAAGCATACGCCTTTTGGATTGCCACCGGGCAAAGGTCCGGGAGAGGTACCGCTTGAAGAGAGGCTGTATGATGTGGGTATGCCGATAGGGAACCTGCTCAGTCAGATGTTTGCGAATATATACCTGGATGCGTTGGATCAGTTCTGCAAGAGGACACTCGGCATCAAGTTCTATGTGAGGTATATGGACGACATAATCATTCTCAGCGACAGCAAAATCCAGTTAAGGGAATGGAAGGACCGGATCGCTGTATTCCTGGAAACAGAGTTAGAGCTGATGCTGAACAATAAAACCTGCATCCGGCCAATATCCCAGGGGATTGAGTTTGTAGGGTATCGGATATGGAGCAACAGGGTAGTGCTGCGAAAGTCTACGACTTTGAAAATAAAAAGAAATCTGAAAGGAATAAGGGAGGCATATCATGATTACCTTATCACTTTAGAGAAGGCATCGCAGACATTTCAGAGCTATGTGGGTATGTTGAAACATACGGATTCAGACGCATTATTAGAGAAACTGTATGACGAAATGATACTGACACATGGAGAAGGGATTGATACAGATGGCGAAAACATCTATGAATGGGGGAATGACTGGTTATGGACGGAATAGTGGAAATCATTGAAAGGCAAAACGAAGTGATCCGGAAGGAGTCACAGATCATCGACGAGCTTTTCCGCATGCTGCTGCAGCATATCGAGGTCGAGGAATTATGCAGCCTGCAGTCATACGCTGACATAAAGGATGTAGCTGCAGAAATCAAAAAGCTCGATTAGGGCAGAAAGGAGGAAAAAGCGAAGATGGAAGATGTAATAACCAGGGCAGAGCATGAAGAGTTCCGGAAGAGAATCGACCAGGAAAACGACAGACAAAACCACAGGATCAGCGACCTGGAAGATACGGTGCGACAGATCGGAAGTCTGACAACGTCGGTGGAGAAACTTGCTACAAGCATGGAAAGTATGCTCAAAGAGCAGGAAAAACAGGGTAAGCGTCTCGAAACACTGGAAGGGAGAGACGGCGAGATGTGGCGCAAAGTCGTTGGCTATGTGATTACGGCGGTGGTTGGAATTGCTATTGGCTTTATTTTTACTCAAATCGGAATGTAGGAGGTTAAAGAGCTATGCGGAAAAGCATCAAAGAGCGCCACCCTCTGAGAGCAATCAAAAACTGGTTCGGAAAGATAGGCACCCTCAACATCGTATTGATTGTTGTCGGTGCCTTTTTCGTGTGGTTTAACTGGCAGATGCTTTGTATCTTCCGGGAGCAGGGAACAATCCCGGAAACATACGCCTGCGCCGTTATTGCGGCCACGATAGGCGAGTGCGGCATCTGCGGATGGATCAGAACCACGAAAGACCGGCGAAGAGAGCGACAGTGGGAGGTAGAGGACAGAAAAGAATTATCCGGAAAAACGGAAGAAGCGGAGGCAGACAATGAATGAGATTTTATTTGAGGTACTGAAAGCGGTAATCATCATCTCGATCATGGTGGCAATGAGGTATGTGATTCCCTGGATAAAGGAGAATACGGACCTTGCCAAGAATCAGATCCTCATGGATATTGTGACCGCTGCGGTACAGTATGCGGAGCAGACTATCGGCAAGGGTAGCGGGGCAGAGAAGAAAGCCATCGTTACGGAGTTTCTGAAAAAGCAGTTGGAGGCAAAGAACCTCTCCATTTCCGACGATCAGCTAAACGCCTTGATCGAGTCTGCGGTTTATGCAATGAATTTGGCGAAAAAGCAGTAAGGAGGCGAGTTCTATGTCACTTAAAGGTAACACGAATGAGGAAAAGATTTGGAATTACCTTTTAGGTAAGGGCTTAACCAAAGCAGGAGCAGCCGGTCTTATGGGAAATCTCTATGCGGAAAGCGGTCTCAGACCGAACAATCTGCAGAACAGCTACGAGAAGTCCTTGGGATATACTGACGAGAGCTATACGGCGGCGGTTGACAACGGCACCTATGGTAATTTTGTGAAGGATAGTGCAGGGTATGGCCTGGCACAGTGGACTTATTGGAGCAGAAAGCAGAATATGCTCAATTTCCACAAGGCAGCAAAGAAGAGCATCGGGGATTTGGAAACGCAGCTTGATTTCTTAATGAAGGAGCTTTCCGGTTACAAATCTTTGTTTACTTTGTTGAAAAGCACAAGTAGCCTGCAAGCTGCAAGCGACGCCGTTTTGACGCAGTTTGAGCGTTCTGCAGATATGAGTACGGCGGTAAAGACGAAGAGGGCCGGCTACGGTCAGACCTATTATGACAAGTACGCCGGAGGAACCGGCACACAGGAGGGATCAGTTATGGGATATTCAAGACAGAAGGTAGTGGACCTTATCAACAGTTGGATCGGCAAGAAAGAATCTGATGGCAGCTATAAGTCCATTATCGACATTTACAACACGCAGAAAAGTTTTCCGAGAGGTACCAAGATGCAGTACGGTTGGGCGTGGTGCGCCTGCACTTGGTCGGCACTTGCGGTCAAGCTCGGATATACGGCAATCATGCCGGTGGAGATCAGTTGCTACTACCTGGTTGAGCAGGCGAAGAAAATGGGCGTTTGGGTGGAGAATGACGGATATGTTCCGAAACCTGGCGACGCAGTTCTCTATGACTGGCAGGACAGCGGTTCGGGCGACAATACCGGCTCCCCGGATCATGTGGGTACCGTTACGGAGGTTTACCAGTCTGCAGGTTACTTTGTGGTTGTCGAGGGCAATTACAGCAATTCAGTGAAAAAGCGTACCATTGCCATCAATGGAAAGTTTATCAGAGGCTTTATCGCTCCGAAGTACACCGATAATGCGGTTACTGCACCTGCTCAGCAGACGGCCAAGAAGGATGTTGAGACATTGGCACGTGAGGTTATCGCAGGCGCATGGGGTACCGGCGACACAAGAAAGAAGAGACTCACTGAGGCGGGCTATGATTACAATGCTGTCCAGGCAAAGGTAAACGAGATTCTGAACGGATCAGCGGCTAAGCCTAAGACCGACACCCAGGATCAGAGTCAGCCGACAGAGAAAAAGGTAACGGCTACGGAGTACGCTCAGAAGTTGGATTCCAAACTGGCCGGAACCTACAAGACGACTGCAGACCTATACATCCGGAACGGAGCAGGCACCAGTAAGAAGGCGTTGGCACTGATCCCGAAGGGGACAAGCGTAAATTGCTACGGCTATTATAGCGTTCTGAACGGAGCAAAGTGGCTGTATATCCAGGTGGCAATCGACGGCGTTCTCTATACCGGATTCAGCCACAGCGGGTATCTGAAAAAATAAGGGGAGAGACAATGAAGAACTACATCGGCGTTAAAATTGTGAAGGCTGAGCCGGAAGAGAAAAACGGCAAGCCTGGGTACCGGGTAAAATATCCGGACGGCTATACCTCCTGGAGTCCGAAGGAAACCTTTGAGAAGGCGTACCGGGAATTGGACTGTAAGGAATTTATCAACTCGGAAGAGTGATGCTCCCGACATTTATTTCGGGAACAAAAGACTTTGCCCTCGGCCAAAATGGCCGGGGGCTTTATTTTTTTGCCCGAAAATGCGGAGCAAGTCAGAGGTAAAAATCAATATACAAAATAACCAAAATTTGACCGGGTAAATTGACGAAATGTGCTTGAGCAACGATAGACGATTTTGGTACCTATCCTATGCCTAAGAAGAAAAGCTCGGTATTGAGGCGTGTACGAAGTTTTAGACCTATATGATATTTTGGGAAAGATAAGGAGCTGAATTGTTCACAATATCCACATTTTTGTGTGGATAAACTCGCTATTGAGAGTGAAAAAAACAAAGGCGGTCATTTGTCTAAATGACCATATATGTATATATCTCTATACTCTATCTCTATCTCTAATTATGGTGGAGAAAAGTCTGTCAAATGTCCGACAAGTGTCCGGACAAATGTCCTAAGCAAAATCTGCGAAATCCTTTAACTACAACGGTTTGTAGAAAATCAGCAGGGAAAAATTGAGCCAAAATTGAGCCTGTGATGCACCTGGTACTGCACCAACATTGAGCCAACTTTAACCCGATTTTTGATCCTATTTCCTTATAAATTCGATGTTGAGAGCCGAGAAGTAAAAATATTTGCATTTTGAGAAGTAAAACTATTGACAAACTCGCAGTTGCGAAGTATAATATATACATAATCAAACAAAACAAATGCTTGATTAAATCCGAAGAAAGGAGGCCCACCATATGGGAAAGAAGAAACGGAAAGACAGCAAGGGTAAGACAGAAAAAGAACTGCTCGAACAGCGTAAAATCCGATTTGAAATCTATGAGAGCCTGACAACTATCATAGCCACCATAGTAACGGTTGTATTAGCAATCATTACGGCGGTGCTTAACTGGATCGGCAACTAACTGAACGGCAGTTCCTTAACGGTGGGGGCGGAAAGCCCGCCCTCATTCGTTAAGTTTAACACAGAAGGAGGTCAAAGGCAATGAAAAAGATTAGAAGAATCTTGACAGCGCTGCTCTTCATCAATTTTTTTGGGGGCATGGCAAACGGAATGAAAGCCGGAAACCTGCTTGCGATTGTAATAAATGGAGTGGTGGTGCTGGCAATTATCAATGCAGAAAGGATGGATCAGTGAGATGGCAAAGTTAAAAGCAGAGTGGATCCCATTTATGAAGGCATACAGACTGTACGATCCGGAGCATCCTCAGCAGGCAGTAGCCTATGAGGATGACGAGGACGAGGCTGAGGCACACGCAATAGAAAACGGATATGACGGGATTGTTATATGCGATGCGGACACGATGCACGTTGAATGTTACTGATAGGAGGTAGAGCTTATGGCAGTAGGAACAATGGTAAAGATACCGGACATAGGACCACTGGCAACGGTTATTCAGACCGGCAGACACATGGTAAAGATAGACCTGCAGGGTGAGCAGATGTGGATTGAAAAGGAATTGTTAGAGATTCCGGGGTTTGGTGATGATGAATGATTAAGAAGTCGGACATCGTAAGAGAGGCAGTCCAAAAGCAGGACTGGAAGAAAGCGTTGCAGATAGCGAAGGATTTTCATATCGGAGTGACGCAGGAAGAAAGAGACAAGATGGCACGAGCCTATGAGTGTATCGTACATCCGGATTTCTACCGGCAGATCGGAACGGACATTCCGGAGGCGATAGAACAAGGCAAAACAATAGTAAAAGAATATGCGGAAAGCAGGAGGAAAAACAGTATGAAGTGGGATGTTAAGCACGACAAGGCGAAGAGAATTATCGGCGGAGCGTTAGACCAGGCTCAGATGTGGTTTACGGACAGAGAGAAGATCGCAGGACTGACAGAGGAAGAGGTAGGCGAGGTAAATAAGGAGCTTACGATTATGATTGAGTCCATCCGTAAGCGCTACAAGCTGCAGGAGAGATTGCAGGAGCAGGCGACAGAGACCAAGCCGGAGGCAGAGGTACAGATGGAGGCTCCTACGGAGGAAGTAAAGGAAGAGGTAGTAGAAGAGACACCTGCTGATCCGGAAAAGGAAGAAAAGCCGAAGAGAGGCCGCAAGCCTGCAGGAGAGAAGAAAGCAACGGCAAGAAAGCCGAGAGCAAAGAAAGCCGAGAAGGAGGCAGAGGAAGTATGAAGGTAATTGTTGCGGAGAATATGCAGCAAGCCTTTGAGCAGATTCGGACCGAGTACCTGCAGAACGGCGTGGTACTCGGAGAGCTGCTTGCAATGGTGGAAATCAGAGGCTTATCCGTTGAGGATGTCGTCGAGGTTTACAAGATGCTGCGTAGGGAAATTGATGGTTGGGAAGTGAAGGAGGTCCAGGATTGAAGAAATACGAGGTATGGATTTACGACGAGGAATCCGGATGTAATCAGCCTATGAAGTGTGAGGCGAATAGTATCAGCGAGGCACGAAGGATTGGCAAGAGATACATCGAGCAATGGCACCTGGTAGGTGCATCAATCACAGGAATCAAGGAGGTAGCGGTATGAACGAGATCAGCATGAACGCAGAGAAGGCAAGAGGATTTTTCAAGGAGGCTATCCCGGAAGTCAAAAGGCTCCGGGAATTGGCCGAGAAGTACGACATCAAGCAGGGCGTAAGAATTTATGTGGGCGACGATGATTATTTCAGCATCGAGGGCAACGGACTTGACGGATGGAGCGCAAGCAACTATGGCGGCGAGACCACAATCGAGCATGAGTACAGAGAAGTTTTGAAGATGGAGGGCGAGGACAATGCAGACAACCAGTAGGATGCCGGTTAAGAGGATCGAGAAACTGGCAATGGAGCTAAGAAAGTTCCTGCTCCATTATGGTATGTGGCAGGATGTGGACATCTACTACGACCACAAGAGGATTAGTCCCTGGGATAAAGAGACAGGAGAGTTTCACTACAACGAAGAGGACTATCTGAAAATTGAGGAAGGAGTAGAGCCGGAGGTTTACTTTGAGTATGTGAATCCGGACCACATCCTGAGCATGAGTTTTGAGGGACCGGCCTGCGGGATGATTTACTACGGGACGGCACCGGATGTAAAGAGAAGATTTGATGCGATTTTCGAGAAGTACGGGCTGTACTACGAAATGGGGCATCATTGGAATTTGAGCTGTTATTTCATAGGAGATTGAGCATGGAAAGATTGGATTATAACAAGGAACATTGGCAGAGAGTTGAGGTCAAGGGTAAGGAGTGCCTGTTTAATGATATGAGAATAGACAGAAACACGACCCCGGAGGGTAAGTATATGTACGAAGTGGCCGACGGCGACAGCGACGGAATCCCCTGCAGGATGCGTCCGGGGATAATGGTAAACTTTTTCGGCACCATTGTATGCGACGAGCCGTTTGAGCCGGACGAGGGAGATACAATTTGGCTCGATTATGAAGATTGGGGGTTCTTGGAATGAGCGAAGAAAGGAAATATCCGGAAGATGTCGGTTCCTGCGAGATCAGAGAAGGCGAAGAGCCGAAGATCGAGAGAAAGTTTTGGGGGCAGGGAAACATCTTCAAGAGTTGGGATGCGTACCACAACAGGCCAAAGGCTCCCTGCTACGTGCCGGAGTTATCCGATTCGGTCTATACGGCAGAGGACTTCCTGCATATCTGCAACGATCAGAAAGAATTTGCAGACGAGTTATTTGACGGAGTGGACTGGCAGCATCCGGAGAGCCTTTTGGAAGATTGGCAGAGAAACAATGAGTGGGTAAACTGCCCGAAGTGTGGGAAACTGGTTGACTTCGGGGACGGAACCAATGACAAGAAATGCCCTTCATGCGGGGTGGAAGTAGGAGGCGAATAGTATGGGTTACAAGTGGCGTGGAATGAGAAAGCTGACCTTTGAAGAGGTCAAGGAAAGATTAGAGAAGGGAGAGCTGGGCGGCTGTTATAAGCTGTACGATGACAACACCGAGGCGGCAATGGGACCATTCATAGACCTGGAGGATATTAAGCAGCACAGAGACAACGGCGGTGAGTTTGGAGAAGAGCTTGACAGCGTGGAGCTATCCCTGCCGGACGGAAAATTGATTACAGTACCGGAGGTTGTGGATATATCAGAGCTTGGCAGTCTTGACGAACTGGAATACTCCTTGTGGGGAGTGATAGAAGAATACCTGGCTCTGTTCGGAATCCGGACGCAGGACGATGATCCGGACTGGGCGACGGTCAAGACGGTGCAGGACAGCCTCTTAACGGTCCTTATGGACGCAGGCGTGAATTTCAAACTGCTCTCCGATGAAAAACAGGGCGAGATTGAAAAAGCCTTAAAAGAGGCTGAGAATAAGCAGGCGTTGAAGGTGTCTCTCGATGTGAATGTCACAGACGAGGACATAGACGACATTGTTTGTACGGCACTTGAAGGCGGCATCAATTACTGGTGCAACGAGGCAGAGGTTGAAGGCGAATACCTGGGAGAATACGCAAGCGAACAGATCAGCAGAGGCGGTAGGCTTATCCTGCACGATTGCGAAGAGGACGAGAAGTATATTCTCGACAGGGAAAAGCTGATAAATGGCATCAAGAGATATGTTGAAGATCCGGACAAACCGTATGACATCCTCTGCAGACAGGATAATACGATAGGTTGTCACAAGGGATATGCACTTGACTGTTGTATGGTGGATGCGGTAGTGGCGGATATGATCGTACAGTACGGTTTGTTTGGTGAGATTGTTTTCGGATAAGGAGGGCTTGTTATGGCGGTGACAGTAGCGGTTTTGATATTCCTGGTGGCAATGGGAAAGAGAAAGTGAGGCGGCGATGAACACAAAGGTAGAGTATTTGTATAGAGATGCGTCCAACTACAAGGTACACAATGAGGCGGTCATTAAGGGAACGCTTACGACAGAGCAGATAGAAGAGATCATATCCTGCTGTGACTGCGTAGAGTATTTCGTTCCTCAGCAGGTAGGATTGCCGGAAACGAGGTTCGGGAAGATTACCGAGGACGATCATTGTTGGTTTGAAATCTGCAGAGAAGGATTTTCAGAGACAGACCAGGCAAGCACAGTTGATTTGACAGCGGAAGAGTTGTACCGGAATTTCCTGGTGGCATCCGGAAAGTGGGATGAATGGGCGTGGCTGAAAGGAGTTGAGACTGAGTGAAGAGCATAGTAACGGAATACACCGGTATTTGCTTTTTTTGCGGCAGACAGGCAGAGGGCGAGCATCATCTGATATTTGGTACCGCAGGAAGAGAGCTTTCGGAGAAAGATGGTTTGAAGGTTCCCATCTGCAATGACTGTCACAATATGGGTGATAAGCTGAAACGGATTCACGATAACCCGATGGCCGAGAAGTTGTCAAAGATGTTAGGGCAAGCGATATATGAGGCGAAGATAGGAACCAGGGAAGAGTTCAGAAAGAGATACGGAAAATCATATTTGTAGGAGGCGGCAATGATAGAGAAAGAAAGATATACGGAATGGAGCGGAGGTCATGGAGCAGGCAAGCCAGGGAAAGATTGTTACACTCAGCTTGCGAAATACGAGGATTCAAATTTGAGTCCGGAGGAAGTGATACAGCTTATGAATGGAGAGAGAAAAGTCTTTATCCTGCATGGGTATTGGGACACGCCGGACTATGACGGAGTTACAATCGTCTTGGTTACGACATCCGAGAGAAAGGCGAAAGAGGCACTGGAAAAGGTAGCAGATAACAAGGCTAAGGACTACCTGCTTATGGGCGGTTATCTGCAGGAAGAAAGAGGCGAAAGACATTACGAGGTAACGAACGGCGAGAAGTACGCCAAGTTTTATATTACGGAGGAGGTTGTGGACTATGAGGAATGATTTGATTCGGGCAATACTTGACTGTGGGATTGATGATCTGAGTATGCTTGACGACGCAGAGGCGGATATGTTCGAGATAGTGGATAAGATGAAGTCCAAAGGTATGGAGTTGTCTCTGAATAATATCATGACCGAGGTAATCAAAGAGGGAATACACAGACTGGGGCAGGCGGTAAAGGAACTTAGAGCAGACTTGAAAAAAGAAAAGAAGGCAGGACAAATGTCGGACGAAAGTGCGGATCAGTGGGAAAAGCTCAACCGGTACCGTCTGAATCCGGAAGAGGATTTCAGATACTATGTGAACTGCCTGGATACGAACCTGTACTTTTACACCGACAACAAGGCAGAGAAACAGGAAATTTACAAGGAACTGTTTGCGGAAGAGTTGAAAGCCCTGGTTGATTACACCGGCTTTGACATCCAGTGGTAGGAGGCAATATGGAATTATTAAGAAAAGAACATATAACGGAAAAGTATGTGATTGTTGCTCCAAAGGATGGAAGGTTGAAATATTTAAGTAGAGGATATTTCAGAAAGCACGACTTCGATTATACGATCAAGCTAAACGGAGCGATGCAGTACGACACAAAAGAGCTTGCAGAAAAGGCTTTGGAAAGAATTGGCATAGATGGCATGGTCGCAAAGATTAGAAAGACAATAGAATTAGTGGAGGTAGAGAACAAGTGAAAGTATTGGCAATTTTAGAAGGAGAGAGCGTCGCAATCCAGGAAGATACCGAGTACGCAGCGTTTGGCTTTGATGTTGACAAGCAGGAGTATGTGAGGATTGGTAGACCAGTAGGCACAGAGCTTTTGTGCAGGAACCGTCTGAACGAGGCGGCAGAAAAAGGATGGATTTCGGAAAGTGTGGATTGCACGAGAGTAATCATCCGGAAGAGAAAGGTGCTTACCTGCATCGGAGAATGGGAGGCGGTACAATGAAGAACACATTGGTTGACCTCAATAATCATCTGTTCGCAGAGCTTGAAAGGCTTTCGGACGAGGATTTGAAGGGCGAGGAATTGGAGGAAGAGATCAAGAGGGCAGATGCAGTCTGCGGGGTATCAATGCAGATTATTCAGAATGGAGCGCTGGCACTGAAAGCGGAGCAGTTTAAGGAAAACTCCATATCAGCAACGCCGGCACTTCCGGAGTTCTTGCGGGGGGGGGGGCGATGAATAATGGCAGCTCCTCACAAGTGGACGGAAGGCGAGAAAGATTTCCTGCGAGAATATGTCTTATCTCATACATGGCCGGAGGCGGCAGAAGAGTTCAATAGGCGGTATGGGTGTGATTTATCTGAAACAGCGGTAAGAGCTGCAGGAAAGAGGTTCAAGATCAGAACCGGAAGGACCGGCCAGTATGAAAAAGGTCATGTTCCTGCAAACAAGGGAACGCATCCACCGACAGTAGGGCGTATGGCTGAAACCCAGTTCAAGAAAGGGCAAGTATCTCAAAATCATCTCCCAGTAGGGAGTGTGAGGGTGCGAAGGTCCTACAAGGGCAAAAAGCCTTATGTGTGGGAAAAGGTGGCTGAGCCTAACAAGTGGAGAATGAAACACGTTCTCGAATGGGAAAGGCACAACGGACCGGTACCAAAGGGCAAGATAGTGGTATTTGCAGACGGCGACACTTTGAACACCGACATATCGAATCTGCTCCTGGTAAGCAGGTCACAGCACGCAGTAATGAACAGGTGGGGCATCAAAGGATGCGACAAGGATCACGCCGAGGTTGCGGCGAACATAGCGAGTTTGAAAATTCAGATTTCAAAAGCGAAGAGAGCAAAGAAAGGAGAAAAATAATATGCCAAATTGGGTAAGAAATGTAGTAAAAGCAAAGGGGATTCACAATCTCCCGGTATTCACAAAAGACGAGGAAACCGGAAAAGATAACTTCGATTTCGGGACAATCGTACCGAGACCGGAGGGACTGGATGTACAAGCAGGATCGTGTGAAGAGACAAGCATCATGTACTATCTGACGGAAAGGTGTACGGTTCCGCTTGATTGTCTATCAGACGAGAAGAAAGAGATCATATCCAAACTTATAAAGAATAGTCTTGTAGTAGGAAAGGACTGGAAACAGGAAATCTTTCAAAGGGCAATGACGCAGACATTTAAGAAGAGCGAGGAAGAAAAAAACGGAATCTACCAGTTAGGCAGAACCTATGTAGAGAATTATCGGATGTGCGGATATACCACATGGTACGAATGGAACATAGCAAACTGGGGAACAAAGTGGAACGCATACGAGACCGAAAAGAAGGACGAAGATACAATTTCATTTGATACAGCTTGGAGTATGCCGGAACCAGTTATGTTGAAATTATCTGAAATGTTCCCGGAGATTGAGTTTGAACACTGGTACGCAGACGAGGATGCAGGTAGTAATACCGGCTACGTCACATACAAGGCAGGGGAGATTACCGGTGGATGCGCCTATGATAGCTGCTCCAACGAGGCATACGAGACATATATCTATTGTTGGGGAGAGTCTGAATGTTTCGAGAAGGATAAGGACGGCAACTGGCATCCTAAGCGTTGCGAGGATTGCAATGGTTGTTAAGGAGGACGAGATGGATAAGGAAAAGATGATAAAGCAATTAGAGGACCTGGCAGAGCATTGCGAGACCATGATCGACAAGGATGATCCGGATTGCATTTGGAAGGGCGACACAGAGGCTTTAATGGTGGCGGTGGAGAAATTCACGACTGAGTGCGAAGGAAACGATGCACAGGGCATTATCAGAGCGATACTGGCAAAGGAAGGGCTGAATCAGCAGCAACTCGCAGATAAGGTAGGAACGATCCGACAGAACATCAGTCAGATGCTTACCAGGGGCGAGGGCATGAGATTTTCCAGTTTTCAGAAGATGGTGCAGGCTCTCGGTTACGAGGTAATTTGCAGAAAAAAATCTTGAAAAATTCTGCTTTTGAGAAGTAAAACTATTGACAAACTCGCAGTTGCGAAGTATAATATATACATAATCAAACAAAGCAAATGTGAAGGAGGAAATGGTTATGAAGAAATATTACGATCCGGAGTACGGCAGAGTGGTAACAGAGGAAGTTCCGAAGAAACAGTATGAGTGGTTTAAGCAGCAGAGTTGGTTTCATAAGAGCTACGAAGAGTTCTTGGCAGATAATTTTCTGAACGCAGATGGGAGCGAGATTAAGTAGGGTATATTTTTTTACCCTCAATACTCGCAAATGAGAGATTTTAAGTGGCAAACGACACGCAGAACCGAGAAAGGATGTGGCAGTATGAAGGAGTTGTTAAAGCAGATCGAATTGGTAGAGCAGGATATGAACAAAGCCCAGGAGCAGGCTGATTACTGGTTGACCGTAGAGCCTTTTAATGAGGACAAGGTAGAAGAGTATGAGCAGAAGGGCGACGTGCTGTATGAAAAGCTCTTCGACCTCATAGAGAAAGCTGCAGATCAGATTGTCAGAATCACTTCCGGCGGCGTGGATAAGCAGACGGCAAGAGTGATGATCCGCACCAAGCGGAAGGAACTGGAAAGATTATTCGGATAGGAGGCGACGAGATGGCTTATCAGAGAAAGACAAGGGACCGTTGGGACATCGAAACCAACTACGGCTACGGCTGGGAGGTTGAGAACAGCGAGTACACAAGGGCAGATGCAAAGAGGTCTCTCCGGGAGTACAGAGAGAACCTGCAGGCATACGGGAAATGCGATGTACGCATGACAAAGCACAGAGAAAGATTGGAGGAAACGGCATGACATTGAGGACGACATTTGGGGTTTATGCAGGTGTTTACCTGCAGGTAGGCAAGTACCGGGCAGACGATAGCGTAGCGATCCAGGCGTGGAACAGACAGGACGGATGTATTGCGACGCTTACGGTTTGCCTGTGTGACAGAAGTTTGGGCGAGGGCGAGGCATACATCGACACGAACAACTGTCCCTGGGCGGTAGATTTCATCGAGCAGGAAGGTCTCGGCAAGAGAACCGGGAGAACCGGAAAGAGCGGCTACTGCACCTATCCGGTTGTGAAGTTTGATATGGAGAAAGTCAAAGAGAAGGAGGTAGCGGCGTAATGGAAAGAGTGTATTACAGCATCGACGAAGAAAGAGCGAGATCAGCTCACGAAATGATGTCATTCAGTGACTACAAGCAGGGCAGCAAGACAGCGGAGTACCAGTCTTATGTGAATAAGGCATACGACCTTGCGGACGCAATAGCAGAGGAAAGGCCGGAGGACGCAGAGAGAGCCTATGGATTGGCAGAGAGGTATGCGAAGAGACTGGCAGACAACATGAACGCAGAGAGCAGGATCGGTTGTATGTGTCCGTCGGTTATGATTTCCGGACCTGCCAACTTCCCGGTACGCAAGAAGGAAAAGCAAAACGCCGCCTGGGACCGCAATCATAAGGAGTGGAACGAGATACAAGAGATTCTGCAGAAGATCGAGAATATCCGCTACGGAAAAGAGATCATCAAATCCGGCGACGAGGATGCGGTTGAGAAGTTGGAGAGGAAACTGGACGAGCTGAAAGCTACCCAGGAGAAGATGAAGGCGGCGAACAGGGCAATCCGCATGAAGGATTCAGAGAAAGGCAACGCAAAGCTGAAAGAGCTTGGATTTTCTGACGAGCAGATCAAGGAGTTGCGGACACCGGACTTTTGCGGAAGGCTTGGTTTTCCGGACTACGCCCTGCAGAACAATAATGCAAATATCCACAGGACGGAGGACCGGCTGAAATCTCTGAAAGCCACCAAAGAGAAGGGAACGCAGGAAACGGAGTGCAAGTTTTTCAAGGTGGTAAAGAATACGGAGATTATGCGCCTGCAGCTTATCTTCGACGGAAAGCCTGATCCGGAAGTGAGAGACATATTGAAAGGCAACGGTTTCAAATGGGCGCCGTCTCAGAGTGCATGGCAGAGACAGCTCACCGGAAATGCGGAGTATGCGTTACAGCAAGTAATCAAGGAGTTGGAGAAACTGGAAGGAGAGACACCATGAAGATAGAACCGAGGAAAGAAACGGACAGAGGCGGGTACCTCTGCTTGCCATTATGTGAGAACGTACCAAACGGCAAGCCTGGTTGCAAGAAAATCCATTGTCCGGTATGCGGCGAGATGTGTTGGTGGAGTCCGGAGAATATCGGTGTGATGTACCACAGCAAACTTGACGGAGCAGCCTGCACCAAATGTGCATTAAAGATAGGATCGGAGGCGAGAGCATGACATTAAGGAAAGCGGCAAAGGGAGTGTTTCCTAAGCAGAGTAGCGGGATGGCATCCTACAACATTGGTTTCAATGACGGCGACGAGACGCAGTTTGATGTACGAAACCTGTCGGAGTTAGAAGAGTGTTGGAAGGGTTTCTGCAAAGACGAGGGATGTGATCCCAACTCAGTAGATTATGTAGAGAGGGCGTGAAGAGATGGAGGCACTGACAAAGAGCATTGCAAGAGAATACAGACAGAGAGCCGAAAAGCTACCGCCGAACGGTTTGCAGGACATAGGCGAAAGAAGAAAGCTGAGGATCGAGCTGCAGAGCAAATGTGCTTTGTCGGAGGTCGAGGCTATCAATATTCTCAATGGCTTTAATGTGGATATTTACATTGTAGCGTCACAGAGAAGAATCAGAAGAATGGAGGAAGAGAATGAGCGAAGTGCGAGTTGAGAAGGGTGGATTTACCTTGTACCTGGGCGGTACATGGATGGAGATTTCCAACAAATACGGCGTGTTGGAGCATGGAGATGTGGCGGTACTTAATCCGGGAACCATTCCGGAGGGTTGGGCTGAGAAGAGACTGGATAAGTTCATCGAGAAACACAAGGTTGCGGACTTTCCGAGACCGGACATCATCAAGAAGGTGGCATTTGATCCGGAAACACAGAGATATATCCAGTTGCAGGCGGTGTATTCGGAAAGCGGCAAAGTTTGGACGGTTCAGAAGTACGACGATGAATTTGTTTACATGGGCGAGATATGGTCCGGATGCGAATATCCGGACGAGGTTAAGAACTGGATGCACGACAATTATCAGATTGAGAGTGGTCTGACAGCCTATGTGCTAAGAGATGGTCTTGGGGATTGCACGAACGGCGGTATTTCTTCAGCAAGAAAAGAGCTATACATCATGACCGAAGGAAAATATCCATTTGAGCCGGACGATCTGAGGCAGTGCATCGGCATCGAGTTTAGGGATTGCTGCGGAGAGACTTATGTGGACGCAAAGCCGCTGTACTTTCCGAGAAGGTGGTATATGGCCGGCGGCAATTTCCTCTATACATCGGATTCGAGATACAAGGAGATTACCGGGATCAGCTACCCGGTATCGATACATGACAGGTACGAAGGGAGGTAAGACAGTATGCGGATTATCGGCTATTACATTCATGGGAATAAGCAGTACGTAGCGTTTACGGACGACACGAGCAGGAACGGCAGTTTTAAGATTACCGACGGTTTCCATGACAGGGCGGTGACAGAGAGAAATAAAGAGAAATTTGTCGGGTACCGACCTGCAGACAGATCAGAGATAGATGTCAAGAAAATTGCCAGTCGGATGCGTGGGGCGAGGCCTTGGCATCCGTTGCTGAAAATCTTAGCGAAGGAGGCGGCAGCATGAAGGAGTTGAAACTGAACTTAGGGACGGAGGACACGCAGAGAGTAGTTGCCTGCATCAAAGGGATTGCCGGAAGTGTTTCTGCAGACGACATTGTGGAAATTATCATCAAGGCGGCAGAGGCAGAGGAAGGATCAGCACAGAAACAACCTGCAGTCACTATGAGCAGCAAGGAAGTAGCGGAGATATTTGCAAAGCAGCATACGGTGGTGTTCAAGCAGATTTCCGGTTTCCTATGCAGCAAGGCAACGGAGCAGGATAAGAAGGAGTTTCGACTGACCTCATTCAAGATTCCGCAGGGGCAGACATACCCGATGTATGAGCTGACAGAGAAAGCCTGCAACCTCTATTATGACCTGCTGAAAAGCCGGACAAACTATAAGACGGTAGCGGCGGGGTTGGAGAGGTACAAGCAGGCAATCCAGGAGCGGTTTCATCCGGCAAAGAAACTGTCCTCATTCCCGATAGGGTTGATCGGCAGCGGATTTCTGCTTGAAGGAAAGCCAAGGAAGGAATACGAGCCATACTGTGATGTGTTTAACCAGTTTATAACAGGTCCGGCTTGCGAGGGCAGGGAGATAACGGAGCTGACGGAGAAGTACCAGGCGTTTTACAAGGTAATGCAGGACTTCCAACTGACGGCGAAGGACAGTAATCGGATGGAAACAGCTATGTATGATGTGGCGATAGAGGCAGAGATGCAGGGCTTCATCTATGGATTTAAGTTATTCGATGCGATCCTCAACATGAAACCGCAGGTGGCGTAGGAGGTGGCTTATGAATGAGAAGTACATAGAAATCTGCGAGGAATTAGGATGGAGCGTCAATGAGTGCGAGGATGGAACGGTAGAGCTTGAAACTACCACGAAGTACGAGGGAGATTTTGTTTTCACAGTAAACAAGGAGAATTTTGTGCAGGAAATCTGGGACTACTACAACGACTTCGATGTTGACGAGTACGTGGAAATGTACTTAGAGGCAAGGAAGAACGGATTGGCAGGAGTACCGAGCGCACGAGGACTTGTTGAGGATGCGGAAGATACAGAAAAGAGATTAGAGGAACTGGCAATCAGATTATCAGCAGTAAAGGAGGAAGATTAAGCAATGGCAGTAGTAGAAATCAAGTTGGAGCAGTTGAAGATTCACCCCAAGAATGTCCGGAAGGAGTATGAGGGAATCGAAGAGTTGGCACAGAGCATCAAGGAAAACGGCATCATGCAGAATCTAACCGTTGTTCCCGATCCGGAAGATCCAGGGAAGTATTTTGTGGTTATCGGAAACCGCAGACTTACGGCGGCAAGGCAGGCGGGCATTGAGACCGCTCCCTGCGTTATCATCGAGGATATGAGCGACAGGGACCAGGTTACGACAATGCTGACCGAGAACATGAACCGCAAGGACTTGAAGATTTACGAAGAGGCGGCGGCAATTCAGATGTGCTTTGCGGACTTTGGATTCGGAATGGAAGAGATGGAGCAGAAAACCGGACTTTCCAAGACGACGATCAATCACAGACTGAATGTAGCAAAGCTGAATGAGAAGGTGCTGCGTGAGAAGGCAGAGAGCGAAGAGTTTCAGTTATCGCTTACGGACCTTTACTCACTGGAGAAGGTCGAGAATGTCAAGACGAGGAATAAGATTCTGAAAGAGGCCAGGGATTCGAGAGACCTGGCAAACAAGGCAAGATCAGCAGCAAGAGAGGAACTGCAGGCAAAGAATGAGAAGGAACTTATCGCACTCTGCAAGAAGAGAGACATCAAGGCGGCTCCCAAAGAGGCAGATAATGAGTTTTATTCCGGAAAATGGGATAAAGTCGCAGACTACAGCCTTACCGATAAAGTACCTAAGCAGTTGAAGGTAGGGAAGGGTGGCGAGCTGTTCTATCTGACGAGATACGGCACATTCTACATCATCAAGAAAGCGGAGACAAAGAAGAAAGAGCCTACCAAGCAGGACTTGGAGGAAAGAGAGAAGAAGAAAAATAAGAGAGAGTTGACAGCAAAATATAAGGCTATGTTTGAGGATATGGGCGATTTCGTTCGGAATATCCTGGACGGTAAGGTTGAGCCGGTAAAGGAAACCGAGAAACTGGATATGTTGATTTGGAACCTGTTCATGTGTGATTCTACGTGGATCGGAAAGAACGACATTACGCAGGCCATTCTCGGAAAAGAACTATACGCAAAGGACATAACAGAGGAAGAGAGAAAGACCGCAGAAGAAAAGGCGGCCAAACTTCCTATCCTGCAGCAGAAGATTGCGGTAGCTTACTGGAAGTTGAAGGACTTGAATCTGATGGAGTGGAACAATACATACAGCAAGAGTGCCGGCGAGAAGTTAGATCGACTGTATGACATCCTGGCAATGTTTGGCTTCTCCTACTCAGACGATGAAAGCTACAAGATTGCAAGCGGTGAGCATGAGCTATACACCAAGAAAGAGAAAGTAGGCGAATAAAGGTGGCATATTTACTTGAAGAAACGCTCAAATTTCCAAAGGATAACTTTAAGAGTATGAAATATCAGCCCTACGAAATGAAACCGAAATTTTCTATGTATCGGGTGTATCAATGGCATACATATTGGTACGGAGATGTCTATGTTTCATTCAGCGGAGGTGTGGATAGCACAGTATTGGCATATATTGTCTGCATGGCATACAGAGAATTTGATTTGAAAGGAGATGTAAGGCTTGTATTCTGCGATACCGGAATGGAGTTTCCGGAGATCAGGGATTTTGTCAAGCAATATCCGATTTGGCTCCGGGATCAATTCCCGGAGTTAGATATACAACTCGATATTATATACCCGAAACATGGGTTTAAGTGGGTATGCGAACATCATGGGTTCCCGATCATTAGTAAGGAAACAGCTATGAAAATAAGAAAGCTCCGGAAAGGAAAATTGAGCTACAGATACAGAAATTACCTGCTAAATGGAGATGAAAGAGGGAAGTTTGGAATCCTTGCAAAGAAGTGGCAGTTTTTGACGGACAAGCAGCAGATAAGAGAGGATATATCCGAAAAATGCTGTGATGTGTTAAAAAAGGAACCATTCAAAAGGTACGGCAAGCAGACTGGCAGAAAGCCTTTTATCGGAATAACGCAGGACGAGAGCTTTGTAAGAGAAAATATATACAATCATACCGGGTGCAATGTCTATGACGGAAGAACAATAAAAAGCCAACCTTTAGGATTTTGGCCAAAACAAGAAATAATACAATTCGTGGTAGATAAAGAGATCCCGGTATGCTCGGTGTACGGAAAGCCCATCAAGGATGAAAATGGAGATTGGAAGTTTACAGGAGAGCAAAGAACTGGTTGCATTTTGTGCGGCTTTGGGTGTCACTTAGAGCAGGAACCAAATAGGTTGCAGCGGATGAAATACTCAGACTGCATGGTGCATAGGCAACTTTATGATTGGGGAATGGGGATTGAAAATAACGAAGTGACATACAAAGAGGCACTTGAACATTGCGGCATCCATACGGAGTAGGAGGCGAGAATGGCAGAACTACATACAATATATCTTTTCGGGCGGCAGGCAGTATGTCCTGCCTGCTCCGGACTGATAACAAAGGACGGGGAAACAGAGTTCAGATGCGTGGACTGCAACGAGAGGTATGAGGCAATCGAACCGGGAACATCTGACAACGAAATGGTGTTCAGGCATATTCAGAGAGAAGGTGTATGAAATGTGGGAGTACGGACCTCATGGAATTTTCTTTCCGGGAGGATTTTTCGCACCATTCCCTCCGGCAAGGGAGAGGATCAAAAAGATAAAGGAGGAAGGAATCGAAATGACTACACAGGCAAGGTTAAGAATATTTGCGGAGGCATATAAGGAGCAACCAACAGGGAAAGAGGTCGAAGGAACCGTAGAATTATTAGAAGAGGCTGCAGAGTGTATCGACAGATTATCAGATAGCGAAGGAAGAGACGCAGTTTATCGCCGGTGCATTTGTGAATATGGCACTCAGCCTCAAATTGATATGGCATTAGAGGAAATGAGTGAGCTAACGAAGGCTTTGCTGAAATGGAGAAGAGCAGAGGGAGCCGAGCTGACAGCAGCAAGAGACAATATTGTTGACGAACTCGCAGATGTGAGGATTATGTGCCGGCAGATGGAGATTCTTTTCCAGGCAGAAGATGAAGTTGAGAAAAGAATTGATTTCAAGGTAAATAGGCAACGGAAACGCCTTGATGAAAGAAAGGAGCAGCGAAATGAGTAGCTATGGAACAGGGAAATTCGATAAGAATGGAATCGAAATAGCAGTAGGCGACATTGTTCATTTCAGAGCAAATGGTTATTCGTTTGTCGGAAAAGGAGTGGTCTATTTAACGGAAGAGGCAGACGGACTTGGAGATGATCCGTTTAGAATCAGAGATACACGCCCAGGAAAAAATGAAGGGCGAGTTTATCCGTATTATCCGGATGCGACATACAGAATTGATGAACGCAAGGAGGGATGATATGGCAAAGCAGGTGTTGAACAGAAAAGAGTACAAGGACATCAAGAAGATGGACCACAACCAAATGAGCGACTTCATGGAGAGGATTTATATGCGTGGCTTTGAGGCCGGAAAGAAATCTGCATCCGGGCTGTCGGAAGAAGAAACCAAAGAGGCCATCCTGCAGATCAAGGGCATAGGCGAAAAGAAGGCGACAGATATTGTCGAGGCACTAAGGGCAGCTCACGAGGCAAAAGAAACGGGGTGATAGGATGGAAAGGGAAGAAAAGAGAGTCTATCTCGTGATCCCGGAGTTCAGTGGGGCGAATATCCCGGTAGCGGTAGCGGCCAGGATCATGAAAAAGGATAAGCAGTTTGTGAGACAGGGCATCATTCAAGGACTGCTTGACTTTGGAGTAGCCTTCAAGAAGGAAGGGAGCGATCAGTACGATTATTACATATCGCCGCTGAAATTTTGGGAGGCGACAGGCTTTGTATATAGCGGAGAGACAGAGTGACGAGGCGGTTTTCTCCCAGGACAAAAAACCGGAATGTAAGAAAGGGAGTAAGATACAGAAGGTTTCCGTCGTTTTAGCGCATCTCCTTTTGGGAAGGTATATCACGGAAATAAAACAGGGCGGACGGCGCAACCGCCCGGAAAGGAGCAGAGTTGTTGAGTTGCTGTGA